TGCTTCGTTCGGTTACATCGATTTGGGTGTTTAACCGTTTTTTCGCATTTATCGTGAAACGCTTTCGCGTTTTTCGTGCGCCGCTTCAATAAGGACTATGACAAGATTAAGGCACAACAACTACATGTATTTTCTGGTTGCTGGAATATCAGAACAAAGCGTGGTGGTTCTACAGCATCAGTTCATTCATGGGCATTGGCAGTAGATATTGCTGCTCCATGGAATATGTTAGGTAAGAAACCAGGTTACAATAAGTATTCATTTACTAATGATTCTCTTATTGTTAAAGCATTCAAAGAAGAAGGTTGGATTTGGGGTGGTGATTGGTCCAGACCAGATGGTATGCACTTCCGTGCTGCTCGTGTTGGATAATAAATATTTGACATATTTTTAAGCATAGTATATAATGAAGATGCGGTAATATACAGAAGGAAAGTATTATGGATTGGAGAAAGGTTACTCCTTGGGTGTTGTTTTCAATCACAGGAATTTTCCTGTATTCTCTCTGGGATAATACAAATCACAGGACTGTTTCAAGAAAGTTAGTTTCAGTGAATTGATTACCCAGATTGACGAAAATCGTGTTCATGACCTAACAATTTCTGGTAATGAAGTTTCTGGTCATTTTTCTGACAAACAGGACTTTTCAGACGTATGTTTCCATCGATTGGAAGTTTCATGGAACAGATTAAGAATAAGAAAAGTTCTAAATTAATGCTAGACCACCAGAAGAAACAGGTATCTTTACTAGTATCTTCATTAATCTATTGCCAGTATTAGTTTTCTTTGGTCTTTGGATTTGGCTATCCTGTAGAACTACTGGTGGTATGGGTGGTCGTGGTCCACTTTGAGCATGGGTAAGTCAAAGGGCAAAACTTCTTTCTTGAGGAAGAGATTGATGTTAAAGCTTGATGACGTTGCCGGTGTTGATGAGGCCAAGGAAGATCTACAGGAAGTTGTAGAATTTCTATCAGCACCACATAAGTTTCAGGCAGTTGGTGGTAAGATTCCCAAGGGAGTTCTGCTTGTTGGTCCTCCGAGGAACTGGTAAGACTATGTTAGCCAAAGCAGTTGCTGGTGAAGCAGGAGTTCCGTTCTTTCATCTATCAGGTTCAGATTTCGTTGAAATGTTTGTTGGCGTGGGCGCATCACGTGTTCGTGATATGTTTGAACAGGCAGAGAAGAATGCTCCTTGCATTATCTTCATTGATGAAATTGATGCTGTTGGTCGTAATCGTAATGCTGGAATTAGTGGCGGTAACGATGAACGTGAACAGACTCTAATGCTCTACTTGTAGAAATGGATGGCTTTAATGACAATGAAGGTATCATCATTATCGCTGCGACAAATCGTGTGGATGTGCTTGATCCTGCCTTGCTTCGTCCTGGCCGTTTTGATCGACAGGTTACTGTTAGCAATCCAGACATTATGGGACGTGAGAAAATTCTAAAGGTTCATAGTAGAGCAGTTCCACTAGGTGCGGATGTTGATCTTAGAACAGTTGCAAAAGGCACTCCGGGTTTCTCTGGTGCTGATCTAGCAAACCTTGTTAATGAAGCTGCATTGCTTGCTGCTCGTCGTTCTATGAGAATTGTCACAGCAAAAGAGTTTGATGATGCTCGTGATAAGATTCTTATGGGTGCAGAACGTAGATCTCTTCTAATGTCAGAAGAAGAAAGAAGATAACTGCTTATCATGAAGGTGGCCATGCTCTTGTCTCTCTGAATATGGAAGGATCTGTTCCGATTCACAAGGCAACTATTATTCCTCGTGGACGTGCATTAGGTATGGTTCAGTCTCTACCAGAGCGTGATCAAATTTCTCAGTCTTATAAGGAAATGATTGCTTATCTGGCTATGGCAATGGGTGGACGTGCTGCCGAAGAACTAGTGTTTGGATCAGATAATGTTACATCTGGTGCTGCTGCTGATATTCAACAGGCATCAAAGATTGCTCGTGCTATGGTTACTCAGTATGGGTTCTCTCCACTAGGTAACGTTGCATATACTGACCCTAATGCTGACGTATTTCATGGTCCAAAGGTTGCTGAAGAAACTCAGAGACTTATTGATCTTGAAATTAAGAAGATCCTTGATAATGCTTATCATACGGCAAAGGATATTCTAACTAAAAAGAGAAATCAGTTAGATACTCTTGCTAATGGTCTATTGACATATGAAACATTATCAGGCGAAGAGATTAAGGATCTATTAGAGGGTAAAATCCCAATTCGTGAATAGTATCACTTGACATAACCATAACCATATAGTATTATTACCCCTTGTTCCGAATTGGAGGATATATGAAATTCTATACAAACTTTTCTCAAGGGGTAATAATATCTATGTCCGTGGTTATGACATGGGACTTCGTTTTGAAGAAAAAATTAAATATGAGCCTTATCTCTTTCTAGAAAAAAGAGGTGGGGCTTATAAAACTATTGATGGTAAGTCAGTAGATAAAATTTACTTTGAAACCATGGGTAAAGCACGGGAGTTTCTCACAGAAAACGAAACTGTCGTTAATAGAGAAGTTTATGGTCTGACCAACTTTTCATATGTTTATATTTATGAGAATTATGGTGGTGATATTGATTATGATCCCAAATTAATTAAGATTGGTTCACTGGATATTGAGTGTGCTGCTGATGAAGGGTTTCCAGATATTCAGAAAGCAGATAAACCAATCACCGCCATTACTATTCGTTGCCGCAATCGTAACTATGTATTTGGTTGTGATGAATTTAATACGGATGATGATAAGACATTTTACATTCAGTGTGATAATGAAGTTCAGTTGCTAAAAAGTTTCTGGCTTGCTGGAAAGCATTAGACACTGGATATTGTTACCGGATGGAATATTGAATTCTTCGACATTCCTTATATCTGTAATCGTATCAAGTCAGTTCTTGATGAAGATCAGATTAAAAAATTATCACCATGGAGATTTGTCAGAGAAAGACAATTGAATTCCGTGGTAAAGAAAACCAAAGTTATTCTATTGAAGGAATTTCAGTTCTAGACTATTATCAATTGTATCGCAAGTTTACATTTGGTAATCAGGAATCATATAAACTTGATTTCATTGCCAATATTGAACTTGGTGAGAATAAGATTGATTATTCTGAATGTGGAAATCTACTACAACTTTATAAGAATAACTTTCAGAAGTTCATTGAGTATAACATCCACGATGCTGTTTCTGGTTGACAAACTAGATGACAAATTGAAGTTTCTTGAACAAGTCATGGCTCTTGGCCTATGACGCCAAGATTCAATTTCAATGACACAATGACAACTGTTCGTCCATGGGATATTATTATTCATAACTATCTTATGGATAAGAATATCGCTGCTTCTCCCCGCCGAAAAATCATGTAATGGATAAAGAACTTATGGGAGGTCATGCCAGCGATCCAATTCCTGATATGTATAGATGGGTTGTGTCATTTGACTTGAACAGCCTATATCCACATCTAATCATGCAGTATAATATCAGTCCAGAGACTTTCTTTCATAGATATGAAGGTATGCCATCAATTGATGATTTATTGAATGAAAAAGAATATCAGTGTTTTACTGAATTATCATATGCTGCTAATGGTTGTACTTTTCGTAAGGACGAACAAGGGTTTCTACCGCGCTAATGGAAAAGATGTATAATGATCGTACCAAGTATAAGAAGTTGATGCTTGAAGCCAAGCAACGTTATGAGAATACCAAGTCACTTGAAGATGCAAAACTCATTGCACGTTATCATAATATGCAAATGGCCAAGAAAATTCAGCTAAACTCTGCATATGGCGCTTTAGGCAATCAGTATTTTCTACGTTGGTTCGACTTCAATCTTGCAGAAGCAATTACATCTTCGTCAATGGTGTCTATTCGATGGATTGAAAAGAAAATGAATGAGTTTATGAACAAGGCAATGAAGACAGAGAATAAAGGTGTATGTTATTGCCTCTGACACTGACTCAATCTATATTGAAATGAAAGAACTGGTTTCTAATGCTTTTCTTGGAGAAGAGTATGATGAATTGAAAATCGTTAGTGCTATTGATCAGTTTTGTGAACAAAAGATACAGCCATATATTGATAATTGCTATCAAGGACTTGCTGTTTATATGAATGCATATCAACAAAAGATGCAGATGAAGCGTGAGACTATCGCCAATAAGGGCATTTGGCGAAAGAAGAAGATGTATATTCTTAATGCATGGAATGTTGAAGGCGTTCAATACGAACATCCTAAACTAAAGATCCATGGAATTGAGGCTGTGCGTTCTGACAAACCTCATATTGTCAGAGAATATCTCAAGAAGTCTTTTGATATAATTATGAATAAGGATGAAAATGAACTAATAAAGCTAGTAAATGACTTTCATGATAAATTTATTACACTACCATTTGATGAAGTTGCATTCCCCCGTGGTGTGAATGGATTATCAGAATATTTTATGAGCAACAAATCAGTTCTTGATGGTTCTATTGAGGATGGGTATAAAGACAGAACACCAATTCATGTAAAGGGAGCTTTGACGTTCAATAAGATGTTAAAAAATCTTAATATCAAAACTATCCCTCCTATATCTGAGGGTGATAAGATTAAATTTGCATATCTCAAGTTACCAAATCCAACTCATGAAACAGTAATTGCTGTTCCTGATATTTTGCCTGATGAATTAAATTATATAGATAAGTATGTTGATCGTGAAATGCAATTTAAAAGACATTTCTTGAACCACTACAGTCTATAACAAATATTATCAACTGGAAAACAGAAAAAAAAACTTTCGCTGGAGGACTTCTAATGAGCACAGAAGACGATTTCGGATTTACGTCCGAAGATTTTAATTTTGATATGATTAGTAGTGATGAACTACAAGCTGGTGAAATGGAGCTTCAAGACCAACTTGGAGCTACACAGGTGAAGCTACAGGGATTAAGAAAAATGATTATGCCACTATTACTTAATCTTAAGAAAAACCCTGACAAGGATATTATTAAATGGAGTGGCACAGAAAGAGTAAAACAAATAGATACATTCATCAAAAAGATGGATGCATATATTAATAATTAAAATAATAAATTTCCGATAAAAATAATAATAAAGGAGGAAATATTATGGCAGACAATGAATTCCAATTTTCGTTGATATCAGAAAATGATATCAAAGCAAACGAAGAAATACTTAAAAAAAGAATAGAAGACACATTAAGACATGTTGATGAATTAACTCTTCTTATAGATGATGTTAAAAATAAAGAAACGGTTTTAAATAATAAAATATCTAAAATACGTGAACATGTTATGCCACTACTACAAAATCTTTCGGAAGAACCTGATAAAGATTATATTCATTGGGAAAACAGAGTTCCACAAGTAAATTATTTCATTAAAAAACTTAATGAAATAATAGAAGAATGATTAATTACATAGCATTATTAACTGCCTGATACTCTCTGGGTTTCGGGGTTTTACTCAGTTTATGGATTAACAGCACTATTTGCTGGTGCGTTTTATCCTGTTATTTTTATGGGAGGCGCTTTAGAAGTAGGTAAATTAGTAACTGCATCATGGTTATATAATAACTGGAACATATGTCCAAAAGTATTAAGATATTATTTAACTGTTATTGTAATTATATTAATGTTTATCTCATCTATGGGAACATTTGGTTTTCTGTCAAAAGCACACATTGATCAAACTGTTAATATGTCTTCTGGTAATACAGAACAGTTACAAATATTAAATCAAAAAATTGATTTTGAAAAACAAAATATAAATGATATTGATAAACAACTAGGACAAATTGATAATGCAGTCAATAAAATAACAGAAAAAGGTCGTGGAGAATCTTCACTAAGAGCGGCGGATGGTCAGAAAAAGAATAGAGATCAACTTCGTAAGAAGAAGAAGAAGAGGTTAAAAAGATTTCTGAACTGACAATAGAAAAAGTTAAGATAGAAACTGCTGTTCGTAAGATTGAAGCCGAAGTTGGTCCAGTAAAATATATAGCTGATATAATATATGGTCAAGCTGATAACAATCAATTAGAAAAAGCGGTTAGATTTGTTATCATATTGATTGTTTTGGTTTTTGATCCTTTGGCTGTCTCATTGTTGATGGCGGCGAATATAGGAATAAAAAAGTAGAAAATCTACCTTGACAGAAGATAGGAACTATAATATACTAGAACTTGATGAGAATGTTTTTAGAAAGAAGGATTAATAATGTCATTAAAAGATCGTCTAATTAAAAATTCTACAATTGATCTTACATCAACATTAACAGATAGTAAGGTTTACACAAAGAAAGATATGATCCCTACACCAGTGCCAATGATTAATGTGGCTCTATCTGGTGCTGTTGATGGTGGTATCACTCGGGTCTAACAATGCTTGCTGGACCATCAAAGCACTTCAAGACAGGGTTTGCTTTGCTTCTAGCATCATCATTCCTAAAGAAGTATCCTGATGGTGTCATTCTATTTTATGACTCAGAGTTTGGAACACCACAATCATACTTTAACAAGTTTAACATTCCATTGGACTCTGTTGTTCATACGCCAATTACTGATGTTGAAGAACTAAAGTTTGATATTATGAAACAGCTAAAGGATTTACAGAGGGACGATCAGGTTCTAATTATTATTGATTCTATTGGTAATCTAGCTTCTAAGAAGGAAGTTGAAGATGCTATGAATGAGAAGTCAGTTGCTGACATGTCTCGTGCCAAGCAATTGAAATCACTATTCCGAATGATCACTCCCCATCTGACATTGAAGATATTCCGCTTGTGGCAGTTAATCATACTTACAAAGAAATTGGTATGTTTCCTAAAGATGTCGTTGGTGGTGGCACTGGCGCATATTATGGTGCTGACAATATTTGGATTCTAGGAAGACAGCGAGGAGAAAGATGGAACAGAAATCGCTGGTTATCACTTTGTTATCAACGTGGAAAAGTCTCGTTATGTCCGTGAAAAATCTAAAATCCCAATCACTGTTAATTATGAGGGCGGGATTAATCGTTGGAGTGGTCTTCTTGACGTGGCCATTGATGGAGGCTATATCGTTAAGCCTAAAGTGGGATGGTATGCCGTTGTGGATCGCACGACTGGTGAAGTCTCTGGAAAGAACCATAGAGCGAATGAAATCGTGGACAATAGAGACTTTTGGATGACTATCTTTAAGGAAACAGACTTCGCTTCATATATCAAGCGTAAATATTCACTTGATACAGAGGGCAGTTTAGTTTATAATGATGAGGATGAGAATGAAACTATGTAAAGATTGTAAGTGGTCAACATACAAATCACCAAAGAAGTGGTGGCAGATTTGGAGGTCTGGCTTTTGTTCAGATTCCTTTTTCCGCACTGTTTGCACGTCAAAGCAATATTTGATGATAAGGAACTATTTTCACCAGTAACGAGGCGAAAAGGCTACTGCTGATAACTTCTATTTCTGTGAAACATTCAGAAAGGACAGTAGAGAACATTTCTGCGGTACAAAGGCAAAATACTTTGAATCAAGGGAGACGGAATGAGCATTGAAAGAGTAATCCTATCTAATCTATTACATAATGATGAGTATGAATGATGGCATACTCTAGATCCAGACATCACGGATGGTTATTTTCTAACAGCAGTAAATGACAGGATTCGATCTGATATCAAGAGGAAGATCACTGAAAAAGTGATGGAGTCTGTTCGTGATGATATTGTCGGTATCGTTGAAGAAGCAATGAAGGATATTGAGACTAGGGTAATGGCAGAACGATCTTTTGCTGATTTTACTGATCGTTTTGTCATTAGAGTTGATGATATCAGAAGAGTAAAGGAGCCTGAATGAGCATTGAAAGAGTAATCCTATCTAATCTATTACATAATGATGAGTATGCTAGAAAGGTTATCCCTTTTCTAAAGACAGAGTATTTTCAGGGATTATTCAGAGCGTGTTGTATTTGATCTAGTTGATGATTATGTTAAGAAGTATAACTCTTTTCCTAGTATTGAAGCACTAGCAATTGATCTGTCCAATAAAGATGGATTGAATGAAGAAACATTCAAGAACGGAAAAGAGATTATCACTTCTCTTGAGGCAACCAATTCTAAGCTGGATGGTTGCTAGATCGAGACTGAAAAGTTTTGTCAAGATAAAGCATTGTATCTTGGCATTATGAGAGTCTATTAAAATTATGGATGAAAAGAATGGTTCGATATCTAAAGGTTCTATTCCACAAATTCTCACAGATGCGCTGGCAGTTTCTTTCGACACTCCCATTGGCCATGACTTTATTGACGATGCCAGTGAACGCTATGAGTTCTACCATAGAAAAGAAAAGAGAGTGCCATTTGATCTCGACTACCTTAATGTCATCACAAACGGCGGTCTTCCCAACAAGACCCTCAACATTGCCCTCGCCGGAACCGGAGTTGGCAAAAGTCTATTCATGTGTCACTGTGCAGCCGCCAATCTCTCAAGGGGCAATAACGTCACCCATACATCACATTGGAAATGGCGGAGGAACGTATTGCCGAAAAGGATTGATGCCAGCTTACTAGATGTTGCTGTTGATGAACTAGCATTGCTACCCAGAGCAGTCTTATGATGCTAAAATTAGAGAAGTTGAAGACTAAGGTTACAGGTAAACTTATCATCAAGGAATATCCCACTGCCTGTGGCTTTGGTTCAGCAAACTTCCGTCATCTTCTGAATGAATTTGAAGATTAAGAAAGAGACTTTATACCTAGTACATTATTTACATTGACTATCTAAGCTGTTTGTTTATCATCGAGGATTAAACATGGAGCAAACGTCAATTCCTACACGCTCGTCAAAGCAATCGCCGAAGAACTTAGAAGGTCTTGCAGTCGAGATACGGCGTTCCTATCGTGTCAGCAACACAGACAACTCGTTCGGGATATTCGAATAGCGACGTGGGACTTGAAGACACATCAGAATCTTTCGGTCTACCAGCCACTGCTGGCTTCATGTTCGCCCTCATCTCGTCAGAAGAACTCGAATCGCTCAGCCAAATTATGGTTAAACAGCTTAAAAATCGTTACTCCGACCCTAGTTCTAATCGGAGGTTTATCGTTGGGATTGATCGTAGTAAAATGCGTCTCTATGATGTAGACCAATCAGCGCAGGAAGGATTAGTAGATGATCGCCCAGTGATTGGATAAGGGCAAGTTCATGGAGGAAGAAAATGAGCGAAGACAAACCAAAACCTAAATTTGATAGAAAAAAGTTTGATGGATTTCAAATGATAGGAAATTTAGATTAGCAATGGCAGATGATATCTGGATAAAGGTAAAAGGATTTCCTATTCCTGACTGTTATTCCGAGGAAGACCGATTGGGTATTTTTGACCGTTATTACCATCGAGCAGTAGCAATGTCACGGGGAGAATAAGATGATTGTATGTTCCTGTAACTATATTGATACTGTTGACATCAAGGCGGTTCTAAATTATGGCACAGGGCCAACAGAACAACAGGTTCTCAATATGCTTGCTTGGACGCCAGAGTGTTCCTATTGTAAAGATCTGATTACCAATGAAATTCGTAAATGTATACAGGAGATGAATCATGGCGGTTGATTATAAGATTACAAAGGTTGGGGAGACTTATTGTGTCGAAGAAAAGGCTACAGGGTATATCATTAAATGTTTTGAAACTCAGAATGATGCTAAAAAAATGATGAAATTTTGAATTTAGGTGGTGGTCTTTCAGGTTTTACACCAAACATTTATTATTAGTAAGTCACCATCTTTACTAAATAGTCTTAGCGAAAATATGTAGGACGCATAGCGTCAGCGGCACGAGCCTAAACAAGAGAAGGGCCACGGAATAGTTGGGATAAAAGGTGGGGTCTCCTCCCAACACATATTGTCGTTAGAAGAAATTGGGGGTAGGCGAAAGCCTACCCTCTTTTTTTATCTAAATAAGATAAAAACAGGAGCGAATTATGCTTTCATTCAAAGAATTTATCAAAGAAGAAACACAATCAGCCGGTGATGGCGTTCGTGGATTTGGCGACGTTTCAGGAAATCCAGCAGTTGATGTTGATCCATTACAACAATATATAACAACAAATGAATTAGCAAAAGACAAAGAAAATGGCGCTTTGATGAAAATGATGAAGAATAGCCAGTTAAAATATAATCCTGTAGGATTTAAATCCTTTGATCCTAGAACTAAAGGCAAGAAATAATGGCGCAATTTCGTAAAGATACACATCAGTATTTACCAGATGGTAAAACTATATTTGAAGTGGTTATGCTTTCTGATCAGTTTGGTAATCTAGTTGGTCCAGCTAATCCTTCAGGTATGGCAGTTGATGGATTTGGTCGTGCCAGAACTTCTAGTCCTTTCACTCTATTTGATTCTTATCATAGATATAGAGATAATGGTAAAGTAAATGCTGCTAATAGTGCTGGTGGAACTTATCTATTTAATTCTAATACTTCATCAATTTCGATTGTACAGTAACGACAGCCTCTGGCGCTTATGTATACCGTGAAACTAAAAAGTTTTTTCTTATCAGCCAGGTAAATCATTACAAGTCATGACAACTTTTGTCATGAATCCTGCCAAGACAAACCTTCGTCAACGAATTGGATATTTTGGAACAGATAATGGTTTCTTTTTAGAGCGTTCTGCTGCAACAACCAGTGGAGTAAGTTTTGTTAAAAGAACAAAGGTAAGCGGTGTTGTTCAAGATATTCGTGTTGATCAAGCCTGATTGGAACATAGATAAATTAGATGGAACTGGCGCATCATTATTAACTTTAAATTTAGATAACCCACAGATTTTATTCATAGATGTTGAATGGCTTGGTGTTGGTTCTGTTCGTATGGGATTTGTTATTAATGGTGAACTAATTCATTGTCATTCTTTCCATCATGCTAATTCAAACACTTCTCCCAAGGTGCATATATGCAAACGGCATGTTTGCCTCTTCGTATGGAAATTGAAAACACGGGAACAACAGCTTCAAATAGCACATATAAACAATTGTTCGACTGTTATATCAGAAGGCGGTTACACATTAACAGGCGTTCCAAGGTCAATATCAAGTAATGTTGTTTCAGGTGTTCAATTAAATCCTCCAGGAACATATTATCCTGTTATTTCTATAAGATTAAATCCTGATACTCCTGATTCTGTGGTTATTCCTAAACAAATTGATCTATTACCAATAAATGCGGCTGAGTATCAATATAAGGTCATCAAGGGAGCAACTATAACAGGAGCCGTATGGGCAAATGTTGCGACAGAATCTACCGTTCAATATAATACTAATACTACCGCCACTATGTCAGGTGGTGAAGAATTAAATACCGGGTATATAACTTCAACAGTTCAGGGTGGTGGTTCTCTCAGTCTTTCTGATACTGAAATATTCAAATATCAATTAGAAAGAAATACTTTCGCAAATACTACAACAACATTTACTCTTGCGGTAACTTGTAGAACATCTACCAGTAATGTCGCTGGAGCTATGATGTTTGAAGAAATCACATAAAAACTAAATAGAAATGTCAGTGTGATAAGGCTACGGCAGACTCACATAAAATAGGAAAACCCATGGGAAACTCCGTATGAAAAGTTTTAATGATTATAACAGGCTAGATACATCTGCCGTAGACTTATCTGACAAAGCAAAGCTATCTCTTTACAAAAAATCATCAAATTCAGGCATTTCTGTGGATATACTGGAAGAAGTATACCGCAGAGGATTTGTCACATGGACAGAAGCATTTGGCGGATCACCCGAATCATTTGCTTTTGATAGAGTAAATTCATTTATTTCTGGTGGATTTGCGGCACAATTAGACGAAGATTTAAGAAATTGGTTCAATCCTAAACATCCCGAAGGTGGATGGAAACGTATTGATTCTAAAGGAAATGTCGCTGGTCCTTGTGCTAGAGAACCCGGCGAACCTAAACCAAAATGTATGTCCAACGAAAAAAGAGCAAAATTATCTAAAAGAAAGAGCAGCCGCTGTTGCTGCTAAAAGGAGACATGATCCCGTGGCAGATAGATCAGAAAAGGCGGAAAGCCAATAAACGTTTCTAATTTTGGTAAAGGCAAAATTTCAGAAGAATATCTTGAAGAAAAGAATGCTCCTACTAATCCATCCCTTTGGGCAAAGGCAAAGTCATTAGCTCGCAGTAAGTTTTGATGTATATCCATCTGCATATGCTAATGGTTGGGCTGCTAAATGGTACAAGTCAAAAGGCGGCGGATGGAAATCCGTCTCAGAAGAATCAGAATTAGATGAAAAATGCTGGTCTGGTTACAAACAAGTTGGTATGAAGAAGAAAGGAACAAAAGAAGTTCCTGATTGTGTACCAGTAAAAGAACAATTGAATGTTCCTACACCTTCTTTAGATGCAATCGCTAAAAAACATAATACTCCTTATCTGACATCAAAATGGCTTTAAAGAAAGGCATTAAAGTTGAAAAAGAACATACAAGTAATACTAGAGACGCTGCAGAAATTGCACGAGATCACTTGTCTGAACGTCCAGACTATTACAAGAAATTGGCAAAAGTCGAAAAAGGTCCAGTTAAAGAAGAAACAACAAGAGACCTCCATAAACATTTAAAATCAAATGGTTGGTCTGAAGATAGAACAAAGGGCGGTCATACTATTTTCAAACATCCAAAGTCTGATAGAAATATATCTGTTCCTAATCACAGAGGCGATTTATCTCCCGGTGTAGTCAGACAAATCAAGAAAAAAGCAGTTATTTCAGAAAATGCAGAGAAGCATTCAAAAGATTTTAGAAAACCATCATCAAGATTTATAGGAGCGATGAATTGGTAGACGTTTATGCAAAACAGACCCCCGGTCAAATAATCAAAAGAGTTGTTCATGAATATATTGAAGAGGCAAAGTCTCCTGCATGGCAGAGAAAAGAAGGCAAGCGTGAAACTGGCGGATTAAACCAAAAAGGTGTTGAGTCATATCGTAGAGAACATCCCGGTTCAAAGCTAAAAACAGCAGTAACAACAAAGCCTTCCAAAACTAAAACCCGGTAGTAAAGCAGCAAAACGCCGCAAATCATTCTGTTCAAGAATGAAAGGCATGAAAGCTAAATTAACTTCTGCTAAAACTGCTCGTGATCCAAATTCAGGAATTAATAAATCACTACGTGCATGGAATTGCTAAGAGGAATTACAAATGAAACCAGAAAATATAGAAATTATCAAAAGAGTTATTAAAGAAGTAGCTGCTTATGCTCCTCCTCCACAGATAGAAGCTCCTGCAGTTTATGGTGAAAGAGTTCCCGGTGTAAAAAGGGCTGCTCCTAGACCAACATCTATGTCCACTAGAGCATCAGGTAGATTGGCTGCTCAAGGTGGTCCTATGACTGGTAAAGTTCAAACTACAAGAGCAGCACCACCAAGAGCACCAACTTCATCAATGCCAGCAGGACAAGCAGGTTCAATGAGAGGAACACCAACAAGAATTTCTACATCATTCTCTCAGGGCGGTGTCAATGTCGGTGGAAAGATGGCAGCCGCCAAACAGACAAGTCCAGTTGTAAAAGGAATGGCACAGGCTGGTAGACAGGCTATGACCAAGGTAGCTCCAGCAGTTGCCACAGGTGCAAGAGCATTAACTGGCGTAGCTGGAACAGTTGCTGGTGTTGTTGCACCATATGCTGCTAAAGAAGTAGCCAAGTCATATGAAAGAGGCCATAGTCAGGGTCTAAAACCACACGACGTTGGTGGTGAAAAGTATTCTGATGTTGCAAGCAGAATGAAAGAGAAATCACAAGGTCGTTCTATTTCAAGTTATGAAGCTGACGTTCTTACACCAAAGACATATGATAAACCAAAGACCGAAGCACCAAAGGTTGATGCTCCAACTCCACCATCCAGACCAGAATTCTTCTCTCGTGGTCAGGCATTTAGTGCTGCACGTTCACAGGCTAAAGGCCCCGGTAGTGAATTCTCATATGGTGAAAAAGAAGTTTCAGACTAATATCAGAGGTGAGCCATATGTTAAGTCACCCAAACCAACTAATGTTAAAGGCTAAAAAATGATAGGTAAAATTGAACCAGTTGATGCTTTAAAGGTTGCACTAGCAGATACTTATGTACTTGCAGTTAAGGTGCAGAATTTTCATTGGAATGTTACTGGTCCTCATTTCTCTGAATACCACAAGTTTCTTGGGTCTTTATATGAGGAATTAAATCCAGCAATTGATTTGATAGCCGAATCAATTAGAACATTTGATGCTTTTACACCTGGTTCAATGAAAAGATTTTTACAACTAACAACTATTGAAGAAGCAACAGTTATTCCAGATGGTTTAGTTATGATGAGCAAATTAGCTGCTGATAATGAAAGAGTGATTGCTTCTTTAACTAGTGCATATGAACTATGTGAAAAACATAAACATTATGCAGTATCAAATATAATTCAAGACCGTCTAACAGCCCATCAAAAGCATGGATGGATGCTACGTTCATTTATAAAGGCATAAAAATGAAATCTCTAGAACAAACTATTAGATTAGTACATGAAGGCAAATGCTGCTGTGAAAAGAAAAAATCTTTAGAACATACTATTAGAAAAGTTCGTGAAGGTAAAAAGAGAAGACATAGATGCTCCTATGGGAAAAGTTGCTGACTTTGATAAGATGTCAACTGAAGGTATGGAATACATGGGTAGTGGAACTACCGGTGTTGAGTAAGTTACATGCTGAAGATGGTAAAAAGAAAAAAGATTTAAAAGAAATTGGTGTAGTTGGAACAAGTAAGTTTCAAGGTCCACAGTTTACTTCAAGACAAACTGTTACTCCTGTAATTAAACCCGGACATAATGAACAATCAGAAAGAGCTTCTAATGCCAGAAACATTGCAAAGGTAACTAAATCACCTCTATTCATGGCAGAGTTGCTGAGAGTAGAGTTGATGTATTAAAAGGTCTTGAAAGAATAGCTGGATTAGAATTGAAAGAACCAACTTCACTTGGACAATTAGTTGTTGTTGGTAAAGAACAACTACCTGCATTAGTTAAAAAGCTGAGAAAAAAGTAAAAACTAATCTCCCTGTTCCATCTAAAACAGAAACTCTTCCTGCTGAAGTAAAACCAGAAACTAAAGTTGTTACAAAACCAGAAACATCAACAACCACAGCAACTGCAACAAAAGCAGAAGTTCCAACCACAACGGCAACTGCTACAAAAACTGCAACTGAAATTCCTACAGCAACTCCTGTTACTACAACAGAACCAAAACAAAGTATAGTTACTAAAGTAGCAACTGCACTTGGTGTTCCTGTTGGATTAGTTGCAACAAAACTGCAACACCCACAGCCACTAAAGCTGTTCCTGCTGTTGCACCTAAAACACCAGTTCCAACCTGCTCCTTCCCCTCCTGCTGGTGGGTCCAAAACCTAAAATTGCAGTTGTTCCTATTCCCGGTATTTCTATGCCCAAACCAAGTCTTTCAAAAGATGATTATATGGATGTAGAACATAGACATAGACCACCAACATTAACTCATAGAGCAAAAAGAGATTAGTTCATGAGGATGCTGGTCAGCTACGTAAGAAAATTGAAAATATGCCTAGACCAGATGCTGGTGATCGTAAAGAAATTGAATATGTTGGCAGAAGAGATGCTGACCCATTAACAATTAGATCAAAGACAGCAAGAAATTCTGAAATAAAGCATAAAATTATTGATGAAGCCAGAAAAATGTCTTCTTTGATTAAAAAGTTCATAAAGATGCTAAAAAGAAGCAAAAGAATATCGTGAAGATGGAAAAACAAAAGTTTATCCTAATGTTATTATTAATCCAGATTTAAATAGAGTAGATCTCAATACATACGTAGATAGCGGGAAAGTTCCAAATGACTACAAATAAAGATTTTAAAGAATTTCAAAAATTTTTAGCTGAAAAAATCAAGAACAGATTGATGAAGGTGCTATTGGTTCTGCTTTGAAAAACAGGAATTAAGATGGCAACAGGAACTGCCGCAGTCACTGGTGGGTTATCAGCTGCTGATACTGCTATGAAAGGAGGTTCTAAAGAAGATATTAAAAAAGCAGGAATAGAAGGTGCTAAATCTATTGTAACAGAACCAATTAGAAAAGCAAAAGAAAAAGACTATTGGGGCGCTGCCACGGACGTTATTACTACAGTAAATCCTACAGCGGCAGGTTTAGAATTTGCAAAAATGGGCGCTGAAACAGACATTGGAAGAAAAATAGGCAAAGCTATAGGAGATTATGTTCCTGGAGCAAAAGCTGCTGCAGAAACAGCTAAAAAATTTAGAAGTGCTATTGGAATGAAATCTTCTTTTGAACCGGAACAACCAAAAGAGCCAGAGACTCCAAAAGAGCCAGAGATAGCAAATGCACCTGAAACACCAAAAGCATCTGAAACACCAAAACCAATAAATACAGATATTAGTAAATCTTTAACACCTGATTATTCAAGTTATGCCAAGGGCAAACAATTTAAAACTTCTGATGAAGAGAGCGGAGGAAAGAAAAAATGTCTGATAAGAAAAAGAGTATTTCTGAAGCTCTTGCTGAAGTTCAAAGAAATATTGATGAAATGAGTTTAAAACTTCCTAAATTTAGAAAAATGCCACATGGTGGTTATGAAAGAATACCAGAATTAAAACCAGACACGTCAGTAGGAAAAGTAAAATTAACACCACCCGAACCGCCAAAATCAAGCGGTGGAGGAAGTGGAACAACACCACCACCTGAACCACCAAAAGGAACAGAAAAACCATCTGAACCACCAAAAGGAGAAAAAGCTCCTGCACCAGAAAAACCAAAAACTTCTCTTGGTACAAAAATAGCAAGAGGCGCTGTTGTAGGATTAGGATTGGCTGCTGGTAACGAAGCATTAAAAGGTCTTGGTGTAATAGGCGCTAAAAGTGGCGAAGAGTCAAAGGCAGAGGCTCCATCAGGAGATGCTGCTACATCAGCGGAAACACCAAAGACTGAAACACCCAAAGTTTCACCAGAAACAAAACAGTCTTTCAAACAAGCATTCGCTGCTGCCAGAAAAGCTGCTGCTGAAAAAGGCGCAAAAGCTACAGGTCAATTCGAATATTCTGGTAAGAAATATCAAACAAATCTTGCACCAGCAAAGGGTGCAGAAAATATGTTTCTATGGGTAAGCAGACTAAAGTTGGTGTTCCTGCACCCAAAGCAGAGACGCCAAAACCAGAAACACCAAAAGCTAATACTGCTGCAACACCAGCACCAAAGACTACATCTCTACCAGCAATGGCATCACCAGAAACTGCACAGCCAATGAGAATGCCAAAGAGTATTGGTGGTGAAACAGAAAAAGCACCCGGATTTCAAATTAAAATGCCATGGGACACAGAAAGTGGCGGAAAGACAAAAGGAAAGAAAAAAATGTCAGAAGAATATATTGACGAAATGACACCATTTGAAAAAACATTTGCACAAAAAATGAAGCAGCTTGGACCAGGAAAGACTTATCGTGATCCAGGCACAGGCAAAGACATTCTTCTTAAGTATGGTCAAAATAAACCAAAAGCACCGGGTCAATCTGTACCAAAAGCAGCTGGACCAAAAGGACCACAGGATAATCCAGGTCTAAGAAGTGCAAACCCACAGTTTTTAAGACCAAGACCAGATAAATCACTTTCAAGTATTAGCCCCGGAAGAGATCCAGCTAAGATTGATTATTCAAAAAACAATCAAGGTAAGCCAGAAACATTACCAAGTACAACACGTGATTCTGCTGAAGATCCAGCACGTGGCGTTCAAAGACTTCCTGGTGGTGGCGAAAAGGGTGTAGGCACTCCCGGTGGAACTCTTCTCTTGAAAGACCAGCACAGACTCCAAAGGTATCTTCACCATCAGATTCAGGATTGGTTTCAAATAGACCAAGACCCGGACAAGAAGCTCCCGGTGCTGCAGCCAGTGATTTCGTAAGAAGAGAACTTGGTCAGTCACCAATGAAGTCCGATTCTTCACCACCTCCAGCTTCAACACCATCAAGTTCTGTTCCTCCAAGCATGAGAGTTCCAACATCAATGTCTGGCTCTGGTTCTGCAAAGGATGTTGTTGGAAGCCCAACTTCAAGATTTGGATTTGGTAGTGTTTCATCTGTTGGTAGAACAGAATCTGGTGGAAAGAAGAAGATGAAAGAATCAACTGGTAATCCATTTATTGATTCATTCCTTGAACTACAAAATACAAAAGCCGGTAACGTCTTTGAGGCTGCTAAGAAGTTATCTGATAAACAAAAGAAAATTGCTTCTTTAGCTGGACATCCAGATAAGATTGATGCAGAAGATTTCAAAGCACTTCGTGCCGGTAAGAAAATGGAAGAGGCAGATAATTCAGATTCAGCTGATTATCTTGGTGCTGGCGCTGTTACATCAACACCAGCAAAATCTTCTAAGACAACTGCTCCCAGAAAGACTAGCAGTGATTATCAAGGATCAGGTGAAGTTACTAAAGATAACAAACCAACTAGAGTTAAAGAAGAAGTAACATTTTCTGATGAAGAAATTGCACATCTAAATTCTGTATTTGAAGCCTTTGCTCCAGAAGCACCCGAAGAGAATATGTCTGATGGTGTTTCAAAAAATGGATAGAAAGACTTTAACTGATTCTAAAAAGGTTAAGTAATGCCTATTATTGTGAAAGGGCAAATGACAGTAAAAACTGTGGAGCAAAACACTCCACAGGCTGGCACTTACAGATGGGACCCTATTGAAAAAAGAATAGTTAAGGTTGAAGAACCAAAACCAGAAGTAAAACAAGAAGTAAAACAACCTGTTGTTGAACCAAAGAAAATACAAGTAATTCACCGACAAGTTGTACAAAAAGAAACAGTAGAACCACCATCACATTATGTCAATCAAGTACATGGTGATTTAGAAAAAGATTAACACAAAATCTGACTATTTAAAAGATATGTTAGATTTTGAAAATAATAAATAGATAAAAGGTAACTTATGGCCCATAAACATCATATAATACCTAAACATATGGGATGGATCTAATGATCCTTCAAATATAATTGAATTATCTATTGAAGAACATGCGGAAGCACATCGTATTTTATTTGAAAAACATGGTTGGTGTAGAAGATTATATTGCATGGAAAGGTTTGACTGGTTGTATAGACAAAGAAGAAATTATCCGAGAAATTTCTAGGATTAATGGTAAAAAAGAAAAGGTTGTAAAAGACCAGATGTATCTTTAAGAAACATTAAAACTAATTTAGAAAACAACCCTGCAAAAAGGCCAGAAATAAGAAAAAATTAAGCATTCTTAATACTGGTAAAAATAATCATCTTTATGGTGTTAAAGGCGAGTCTCATCCAAAATATGGAAAACAGGAGCCTCTGCTGGAAAGAAATGCGTATTACGATTCTATAAATAATAAAGAAATATATTGTTTTGAAAATCAGCAACCCCAAGGATATTCCCTGGAAGACTAAAAAGAATTAAGAAAGGATAACTATCATGGCCCAGTGGGGAAGAAACGACTCAGTCAGTAACAGCTAATAGCACTACTACAAAAGAAACATCTAATGGTGCTCCAATCGGCACATATACACTTGTCAAGGGTGATCAGGTAAATAGAGTGAATGGTGCTAATGCACACTTTGGCAACACTTCTGCCGGTTCACGTGCTGGCGTAGATGTTAACATGTTTAATAACACTACTGTTGGTGCCTTCATGGCAAACATTGCAGTTGGTGTTTTTGGTGTTAGTGCAGCAGAAGCCGGTGTTACCGGTGGTAATCTAGCTCTTACTTATGTAACATCACAAGGTTCTGGATGTGGCGCTAATGCAGCGGTAACATTAACTTGGGCCAATGGTTCAACTAATGCAACTGCAGTTAATGCTTTTGCCAATTCAACTACCCTTGCTGGTAAGATTACTACATTAAAGATTAATCAGGCTGGTGCTAATATTGTTAGCAATCCATCTGTTGCAATTGCTGCTCCATCAGCAATTAATATTACAGCTAATTCCAACTGGATTTAGCAACACTAATGATACCTACTAGTATCAACTGCAAATTCAATATGGCAAGCTGGTGATAGACTATTCTATGGTGTTCCAACAGGTAATACTCCTATTGCACCGATTAACAGGGCAATACATATTATTATGTTTCATTTGCTAACACAACTGTTCTTAAACTATCAGCAACATCTGGTGGTGCTAATATTGATATCACAGATGCAAGAACAACTAATCCCGGTGAAACACACACTATCAAGGGTGATACAGCCACTGGCTATGTTGTTGCTGGTGGTGGTAAAAACAAGTGGTGTTGCACATGCCGGTTGGGTAGTTCGTAGAGAAGGAACTGGTGGTCGTGCTGGTCGTGTTCATTACGAGACACTAGTAGCTATGGGTTCACTTGGTGCTCAGACAGCAGCTTATGGAACTCCAGCAACAACTGCTGATTCTAATAGCACTGAAGATACTATTCTACCTGACTCAAACTAATAGGTAATTTATGACAGATAACAGTATAAAAGTCTCGCAATTAGCGACAGCTGCTAATGTAGCTGCAACTGATAGGGTCTTAGTCCTCCGAGACCCTTCTGGTAATGCTTCAGTTAGAACTGTTAATTTCAGTACTTTTGCTGCAAATCTTGTCATTTCAAACGACTGTTCCGGCAAATTCATCTTCTAATGGTGTTGCCGGAACAATAGCCAGAGATACTGATTATCTTTATGTTTGTGTCAGTAATAATACATGGAAACGTGCAACATTGAATACTTGGTAATATGAATGAAAAACTGACAGAAGAAAACTTTTTATTATATTGTGCATCTCATTATGACAATATGAAATACACATCAACTGAAGATTTTATTGAAGATCTAAATAGAATCAAATATATTAAAAAACTTATCACAAGATACACTGATAATGGGGAATTAAAAGAACGTTTAATTCTCAATCACATAATCATATTGTATAATTGTTTTGGTTCACCTGCGACATGTAAAATACTTTATTTAAAACTAAAACCACAAATGAAATTTATTAAACCATTTCTTATTTTATTAAATATATTACCTGATAAATTATTTGATGTAGGCGATGATAAAATTGTAAATACTGATGAAATAGAGATGGATCAAAAAATAGTTGATATCTTAAGGAAGATCTAATGGCCAGAGAAATTTTAGAATTAAAAAATTTATAAAATTTGCGGCCAGAGAATTAGGTCTCACTACATTACCAAAAATTCATTTCGTTGGCAAGTCTGAAAATGCTAAAAATGCATTTGGGCATTCAATAAATCACGACATTTTTATTAGAATAACTGATAGACATCCTGATGATACTATGAGAACAATTGCTCATGAGTTATTTCATTATAAACAAAATATAATGAAAGTCAGAAAGTCAGAGGGGCAAAAAGAAGACGAAGCTAATGCTATTGCCGGAAGAATTATGAGAAAGTATAATACAACTTTTACAAATGTGTTTAAATTAAAAGCTAATTCCATCAAATATAGTTGAAACCGAATCTGCTATTGCTACTAATAATATTGGTGATGGCGGGATAGAAACCTATAGTCCTCTTTTAAATTTTAAAATGTTTAAGAGAAAGCCTTTATCAGACATTATTGGTCCTCGTAAAACACGAAGAGAGAAGAATAATGGCAGATGAAAAAGCATATACAAATTTAGAATATAGACAAGAAAAAATTGAAGATGCTATAACAAAATTAACAGAAATTTCTGCTGATCTTAATAAAATGATAGCAGTACATGAACTAAGACTTTCACATCAAGAAAAAACTATGGATAGTCTTGTCGATGTTCTTGAGAGAAGAAGAGATGAAGTTGATGGTAAACTTAATATTGTTTACAATACTATGCGATCAGAAGACAAAAGTATATTATCAGAAATCGAAAAGATGAGTGAGGAAAATAATCAGCAGTATGAGAAAATTTCCAAAAAAATATCTGACATGGAAAAGGTAATGTATACATACATGGGCGGCATTGCCATTGCAGGATTTTTGATTGCTTATGGTCACAAATTATTAGAAATAATCCTAAAAGTTTAGCTTGACAAATATTTCTCTCATGGTATAATAATACTGTGATCGTGAAATATAAAGGATTATTTAATGGATTGGTTGGCTCATAAGTATATTGGTATTATCTCTCCTAGATTAGAGAAGTTCAAGAGAAAAGGTCCAACCCTTTACAACTTCAGGTGTCCCATTTGTGGCGACTCTGAAACCAATAAAACTAAAGCACGAGGATATATTTACCAAAAGAAGGTAAATTAATGTTCCATTGTCACAATTGTAATGCTACAATGGGCATTCCTAAATTTATTAAACTGATTGATGAGAATATCTACAATGAATACCAGCTTGAAAAACTAAAAGATGCAAAATCAGAACAGCAATTAGACCTAGAAAGGTTTGTTGAAAAACTAAAGAAACCTGTATACATGCGATCAGGTATTCTTAAAGGTTTGAAGAAGGTTAGTCAGTTAAATCCTGATAATCCAATTAAAAAGTTTGTTGTAGCCAGAAAGATACCTAATGAATATCATGCCAAGTTATTTGCTTGTCCTAATTTTATGCATTTCGTCAATGATCACATTCCCGACAAGTTTTCAACTGAAGCTTTGGTTAAGGATGAGACAAGACTTCTTATTCCTTTTCTGGATGTTAATAAGTCCGTTCATGCCTTCCAAGGAAGATCTCTTCGGGGATCTTCGAAAGTTAAATACATTACAATTATACTTAGGTCTGATGTACCTAAATTGTATGGTCTGGACACTCTGGATGGTTCAAAGCGCATATATGTCGTGGAAGGTCCGCTCGATTCTATGTTTATTCCAAATTCTGTTGCTACTGCTGGCGGCGACCTGGTATCTGCAATCAGCACTCTCAGCAAGTCAGAACGTGGTAATTGTATATGATAATGAACCAAGAAGTAAAGAGACTTATAAGAAGTTAGATAAGGCGATTATGCAGGGATATAGTGTTTGTATCTGGCCAGAAAATCTACATCATAAAGATATTAATGATATGGTTCTGGCGGGCTTGACATCTGACTTCATAAAGTATATAATTGATCAGAATACACATAAAGACCTTGCAGCGAAACTAGCATTACAGAAATGGAGTAAAGTATGAGAGCACGTAAGAAACCAGTTGAAGTTGAAGTTATGCAGCTACTAGATAGTAATGCTCCAATCGTCGCTGATTGGTGTAAGGGATTGTTGCTTCCGAAGAGATGACAATGCAGAACCTTCTATTCAGATTATGACTCTAGAAGGTGTAATGACTGCACGACTACGAGATTATATTATTCGAGGCGTTCATGGAGAGTTTTATCCATGTCATCCTGGTATCTTTGAACAGACTTATGAGGTCATTGAAGTATGAACACAGCGAAGATTATTGGAATTACAGTTCCTGTTGGAGAAGAATTTAAAATCACAACAGGAAGAGGTAAGTATGGTAGGGCAGATGAAACTAGACGCATGTCTCCAGAAGAGTTTATCGCATATACAGCAAGAGTATCAAACCCATCTAATCAGCACAACACACTAACCGCACCAAAACTCCTAAAGTATCTAATCGCACATAAGCACTGGTCTCCTTTTGAGATGGTGTCTATTACTATGGACATTGAAACAACCCGTGACATTGCTCATCAGATTGTTCGTCATCGTTCATTCTCATTTCAGGAGTTTAGTCAGCGTTATGCCGACCCAACAAAGGGACATGGGTTTCGTAACAAGAGAAGCACGACTACAGGATCAGAAGAATAGACAGAATAGCATTGAAGTTCAGGATTTTCCATTACAAAACGAATGGGAAATTAAACAACACAATGTTGAAGTTCATGCTAAATCAACATATGAATGGGCAATCAGAAATGGTATTGCAAAGGAACAAGCAAGAGCAGTTTTACCAGAAGGTCTAACCAAGACCCGTCTATATATGTCAGGGACGCTTCGTTCTTGGATTCATTACATTGATGTTCGTGCAGAAGAAGGCACACAGAAGGAACATCGTGAGATTGCTATTGCTGCCCGTGAAGAAATCTTAAAGCAGTTCCCATCATTGAATGATTACTGGTTTGAACAGGAAATCAAAGAAGAACTAGAAAAGTCATCAAGAGATTGGTGGTGGAAGTGGTGGTCATGAGTTATAATATTGCTGGTGGTATATCAAATATGCATAAGCATGTGACATTTTATTTTCATATGCCAGTTAATTTCAAAAAGTCACAGTCATGGCTACTTGATCTACAAGCAGGATGGTATATCTATCCAATGTATGATAAGGAATATTTGCTTATTGAGGTGAAAGATGCCTAAAATAGTATTGGTTGAAACCGTTTCTATGTTTCGTCATGTTTATGCAGTCGAACTAAATGACGATGAACCGAATGAGTATGCGCTTGATGATGTTAATTACGATATGTATAATTCTGAAAAACTAGAAGAGTTTGCACAACAGCACATCAGCGAAGATATATTTTCACATAGAGTCATTACAGAAGAAGAATATATAAAGGTGTTCGATGAGATGAATGACCACACAGTATCATGGACGCCGGAACAGAAGAAAAAGTATATTTACAAGAGGGATAAAGAATGAAAATAATTGAAAGACCAGAAACAACCACAGTTGTTGCTGAATTTTACTTTCATGTAGTTAAAGATGAAAAAGAAGTAAAGAATATTATGGAAGGTCATACTGAAAACGACCTATTCGTAGTTGCGATAAAGTTTGATGAAATTACATTTGAACCAACATTGTATTTTGCTATCAGAGAAAATAAACCATTTATTACATGGAAGAAATATGTAGCATCAATAGAATTGCTTCATAATTCAAACATCAAGGTAAAAGTATGACAGATGAAGGCGATTATTAGTGAAAGTAATCATAGCAGGAAGTAGAGATATTACTGACTTCAAAATTGTTAATGACGTAGTTCAGCCTTTTATTAAAAATATATCAGAGATAGTATGCGGATGCGCCAAAGGTGTAGACCAATTAGGTTGGGAAATAGGCGAGATATCCGATACTCCAGTAAAAATGTTTCCTGCTGATTGGAAGAAACACGGTAAAGCAGCAGGACCAATCAGAAATAGGCAGATGGCAGAATATGCTGATGCTGCAATAGTAATACATAATGGTTCGAGAGGATCATTAAATATGATCGAACAGATGAAGAAATTAAAGCAAACCAGTTTATGAGGTAAAAGTATGACAGATATGAACGTATACCAGCAGTACATCCACAAGTCAAGATATGCACGTTTTCTACCAGAGAAGAATCGTAGAGAACATTGGCATGAAACAGTCCAACGCTATGTTGACTATATGTTTGATAAGGTTAAGATTGATGATGAAAAGCTAAAGAAAGAAGTATTTAATGCTATTCTTAATCTAGAAGTTATGCCTTCTATGCGAGCATTGATGACCGCTGGTAAGGCACTAGATCGTGATAATGTTGCTGGTTATAATTGTTCTATTTACCTATTGATGATCCCAAGGCATTTGATGAAGCCATGTGTATTCTTATGAATGGCACAGGTGTTGGTTTCTCTGTTGAACGTCAGTATGTAAACAAGCTACCAGAGATTCCAGAACAACTTATGATTGCGATACTGTGATTACAGTTCGTGATTCCAAGGAAGGTTGGTCCAAAGCACTTCGATATGCTTATTTCATTGCTCTATGCTGGAGAAGTTCCAAAGTGGATCTATCTCAACTTCGTCCAGCTGGCGCTGTTCTTAAGACCTTTGGTGGCCGTTCATCTGGTCCAGAACCATTGAATGATCTATTCAAGTTTGTTATTAAGATTTTTAAGAATGCTAGAGGTCGTCGTTTGACTTCTCTTGAGTGCCATGATATTATGTGTAAGATTGGTGAGGTTGTAGTTGTTGGTGGCGTTCGTCGTTCAGCAATGATTTCATTATCAAACCTTTCAGATGATCGTATGCGTCATGCAAAAGCAGGAGCATGGTGGGAAGCAAATGTCCAAAGAGCATTATCCAACAATTCGGCAGTCTACACAGAAAAGCCAGAAGTCGGGCAGTTCATGCAAGAATGGCTCTCTATCTATGAATCAAAGTCAGGAGAGCGAGGAATCTTTAGTAGAGATGCATCTCAACGAGTGGCTAAGAAGTCTGGAAGAAGAGACCCTAACCATGAATTTGGAACTAATCCCTGCTCGGAGATTATCCTTCGCCCTTATCAATTCTGTAATCTCACAGAAGTTGTTATTAGATCTGATGACACTGAAAAGAGCCTTGCAACAAAGATTAGAATTGCAACAATCCTTGGAACGTTCCAGTCAACCCTAACAAACTTCCCATATCTTCGTAAGATTTGGCAGAAGAATACAGAGGAAGAAAGACTTCTTGGTGTTTCATTAACTGGTATCTATGATAGTCCATTAATGAATGATTATAATGATCCAGAACTTCCTGCTCGTCTAGAAAGATTGAAGCAAGTTTCTATTGATACCAATAAAGAATGGAGCGAAAAACTTGGAATCAGTCAGTCAGTTGCTATTACCTGTGTCAAGCCATCCGGCACTGTATCTCAGCTTGTGTTATCTCCCTAGCGGTATCCATCCCGGTCACGATCGCTTTTACATTAGGCGGGTTAGATCGGATAACAAAGATCCTCTTACTGGGCATCTTATCGCTTCCGGTGTTCCTCATGAGCCAGACGTTACAAAACCCCACTCTACTACTGTCTTTTTCTTTCCCAATGAAGTTACCAGAAACTTCAATTACTAGAGAGTCAGTAACTGCTATTGATCATCTTGAACTTTGGTTGAAGTATCAGCGTCATTGGTGTGAACATAAGCCATCTGTTACAATTAATGTAACTGAAGCAGAATGGCCACGTGTTGGTGCATGGGTTTATGATCATTTTGATGAAATGTCAGGTGTTTCATTCCTACCATATGATGGTGGTTCATATAAACAAGCACCATATGAGACCATTACAGAAGAGGAATATAATAAAGCTATTATAAATATTCCTACTAATGTTGATTGGGATAATCTTATCGAAATGGTTGATAACGTAGAAGGTGCTCAAACATTGGCTTGTTCAGCAGGGAACTGTGAAATATGAGTGATGAATGGAAAGATGGATACCAACAAGGTTTCAAAGATGGATATGAATTAGGAAAAAGGTGGCAACAACCACCTGTTCCTAATCCATTCACAACTATTCCACAAGAAGGATGGAAACCAAAACAAGATTGGTTAAGAACTAAAAACGCAGGAACTAGATGTCCTATTTGTGATATGTTTTTTGAATATGGTAAATCTTATGGATACGTATGTCCACATGATAATTGCCCATCTAGAATAACATGTTCAACAGATCATATTGTTGATAACGTAGGACATATTAAAACTTTTAGTAATGTTACTACTGGTCAATTTTCTATATCAGATCCAGGACCAGTGACAGATGGTTTATCTTATGAGGAGATTTACGGTTCAGTAATTTATCAACAAAATAATAAGAAGGAAAAATAAATGGCATGGTCAACAGGTTCACAAATATTTGAAGAAATTGCCACAGTAATTAGAGCAAACGTTGCTGATTATGAAGCAAGATGTGACATATACAGAGAATTGATTCCAATTTTTGAAGATAATGGCGCAGAACTTTATGATGTTTATAAATCTGTTGATGAAGCGTTTGATGAAGTTTGGTCAGAAATGAATCCGGATGACGATTACGAGGATTGATCCTCCATTGCCATTGCTTACTCCGAAAGGAAAAGCAATGGCACACTTCCTTGTTGATTACGGATTTGAACACGATTTACATTGGGTATGTTTTCAGGATGAAACTGGTGAATGTTGGACTTGGAACAATAAAGATATAAGAGCACAAAAAAATATCACCGCTGGTAGGATAAATATCCCGAAGGAGACTTTGGGATGTGGGAATACAAAGGTGAATATTTAAAAGAAATACCAGAAGGCTATGTTGGAATGGTCTATATGATCACCAATATAGCTACCAATAAAAAATATATTGGTAAAAAGATTTTTTCATTTTACAAGAACTAAACAAGTTAAAGGTAAAAAGAAAAATCTAAAGTAGAAAGCGATTGGCAAACCTACTATGGTTCTAATAAAGAACTTAATGAACACGTGGAATTGTTTGGAATCAATAACTTCAAAAGAGAAATTCTCTATCTCTGTACTAATAAATCTCAAATGTCTTATCTGGAACTACGGGAACAAATAGATCGTAGAGTTTTAGAGACAGAAGAATACTATAACCAGTGGATATCAGCAAAAATACATAAGACAAAATACTTGACAAATATATGAAGGAGTGGTATTATGAAAAAAGGTAAGAAGATGCGAAAGTTACTTATCAAGCTACAGAATCAACTTGGTAAGAATGAAGGAAGAGATGTATGGCGTCAAATGGTGAAAGGAAAAAGGAATAAAACCTGTCCTTAATGGGAAAGGCTCTAGATGGTACACTAATGGTAATGAAGATAAAATGTGTTATCCTGATAATATTCCAGAAGGATTTTATTTAGGCAGATCAAAAAACAGAAAGGATAAAAACATTGAGTTGGGCAAGAAAAAATAGACCACGTAAGGGTCGCCGTAAAGTCGGCAGTCAGAAGCGTAAGGCTCGTCGTTTGAAGGGTCGTAAGCGTAGAGGATAATATGGAAAATCTTGACGAGAAAAATAAAAGTTTTCTTGAAAAGTATGATGTTCGTTGCGAGATTTGTGGTAAGAGATCAATAACATTTGATTCTTGGTTTAATTATCAACCTTGCGAAGATCATCAACATTTAACTCCTAATGAATATAATGAAATGAAAAGGAATAAAAAATGAATAAGTTTTTTCTAACTACTGCTATTGTGTTTGGTCTAACTGGATCAGCTTTTGCTCTCCATACTCATGATGAGACCCACAATGGTAAGACTGTTGCAGTTCCAAGTCCAACAAAGAGCAAGGGTGTTCTGGCTCCAGCAGTTCAGGTTACGCCACATGGTATGGTTGTAACTGCTCCTCCGGGCGCTGACGTTGATGTTGATGTTGATAATGATGGTGGTGATCTGCAGATTGATATCGCCCCACGTAATCGTGGTGTTCTAGGTCTAGGAGTTCTAGGACTATGAAAAAGATTTTAATTCTAGCTGCACTGATGTTTAGCACGTCTGCTATGGCACAGGCACCATATGGTACCTATTATAATCCGGTTCAGGACCCACCATTTACAGGCGACTGGTCTGTTCCTGTTCATCGTGGAATGTATTGTGTTCGTGGAACTTGGCACAGTGGTTGGCTACGTCCATGGGAAGGCACCGTAGTTATTAAGCCATCTTGTGGTACAGCAGTTTATCAGATTAGGTGATAAATGAATCTGGATCTGGACGAAGTTAGAAACTTTATTATGAATACATCTGATACAACCAAAATCTATATTGGTTCAGATTCAGCCAGATTTTTAAAAAGAAATACGTGGTTTGCCGAATATGCAACTGTAGTTGTTATACATTATGATGGGTGTAGAGGGTGTAAAATTTTTGGTCAAGTAGTTTCAGAAATAGATTATGACCAGAAAAAAGACAAACCACGTATGCGTCTTATGAATGAAGTTATTAAGACAGCACAAATGTATCTTGATTTAGAAGAAGCAATTGGTAATAAACATTGTGAAATACATCTTGACATCAATCCAAATATCAAGTATAGTTCACATTGTGTAATCTCAGAGGCGGTTGGATATATTAAAGGTATGTGTAACGTTATTCCTTTTGTTAAACCAAACGCCTTTGCTGCTTCTATTGCTGCTGACCGTTTGTTGGCATAATAATACACTCCGGTCGCCAAGTGGTCAAGGCCAGCCGCTCATAACGGCCCTACCGTAGGTTCGAATCCTACCCGGAGTACCATGCCCTTGTAGCCCAACAGGCAGAGGCAGTTGACTCAAAATCAACCAAGTGTCGGTTCGAATCCGACCAAGGGCACCATTATCGTCGTATAGCTCAATAGGTCAGAGCAGACGCCTTATAAGCGTCCGATCCGGGTTCGATTCCCGGTACGACAACCAACATAAGGAAATGTTATGAAATATTTTATGGTATTAATTATCACATTATTTTGTGGTACAGCACAAGCATCTTTTTTAGATGATTTGACAAACATTTTTAAACCAGTTAACTATGCTAAAAACAAGCATATAAATAATTATTCCGCTGGAGCAGGACATAATGCTTCGTGGTATAATGACCGAAGTGGACGGACAGCTTCGGGTATGCGTCATCACTATGGGGTGGCGCATAGAACTTTACCATTCGGTACAAGGGTTTGTATTCATAACCCTTCGAATGGTAGATCAGTAGTAGCCGTTGTAACTGATAGAGGGCCATTCGTCAGAGGTAGAACTATTGACGTAAACCAAAATGTAAGAAGTGCCCTTGGATTTAATGGAACAGCACATTTAAATTATCATCCGTGCTAATGTGTCAGTTACACATAACAGAAAGGTAATAAAATGAAGAGGATTATTTTTGCTGCGATGACAGCATCAGCTATTTTTGCATTCAGCAATGTAGCAGAAGCAAGTCGTAGTCAGAATACTCAGTATTCAAAACACGAAGAAGTCACCTTTGATCCTATTGGTGATCTTCTAGGTGGAAGTAATTGGACTGTAACACCACAGTTTCGAGTACATTCACCAAAACATGCTGCCCATCATAGCAGCCGTTATCATACTTACACTCACAACTATTCTGGACCTATGTCAAAATCTATTGTATCATATGGACATATGCTTCAGAATATGGGACTAAGAGTGTCCGAACATCCAGCATTCGGTGGTGTTCACCATGTTCATCATGGTTGGGCGCATTATGCTGGTCGTGCGATTGACATTAATGTTGGTCGTGGCGTGAATGAAGCACATTCTGCTTATGGAGGTAAGTTTGACCGCATTGCGGCATCTGCCCGACGAGCAGGTTATACAGTCCTCTGGCGTGTTGCTGGTCACTTTAACCACATGCACATTCAGAGATAACTAAGTAAAGGGTGGCAGGTCCGTGCCACCCTTTTTATCATGGAGGCATAATTGATTAATGTAAAAGAAGAAGATAAACCAGTTCCAAGCCTAGATGAACATCATTATTATATTTTCTCACAAGATTTTAATAATAGTTCCTGTTCAGATGCTATGACATTCATCCTTGCAAGAAATCTAATGACTAGCAAGGATAAACCAAAACAAATCAAAATGATTATTAATTCACCTGGTGGTTCAGTTCCAGCAGCATTTGCTCTCATTGATACTATCAAAGGCTCTAAGATTCCGGTGTATACCTATGGTTTGGGTGAAATTGCTTCTTGTGGTTTACTTACGTTTATGGCAGGACAAAAAGGAAAGAGGTTCATTACTCGTAATACCGCCATTCTTTCTCACCAATTCTCTTGGGGTTCAATTGGTAAAGAACATGAACTTATGGCATCAGTAAAAGAGTTCAATAATACGAGTCGTAGAATTATTGACCATTATAAGCGTTGTACTGGTCAATCAGAAGCAACTATTAAAAAATATCTACTACCTGCAGAAGATATTTGGCTCACATCCAGAGAGGCAATAAAATATGGAATCGCAGACCAAGTGGTGGACTTTTATTGAGTGGGCTGCAACAATAACATTGATGTTAGGCGTTGCTCTAACATCATGGAATCTATATCCAGCTAACATATATATGAGTGTTATAGGAAATTTCTTATGGTTTCTCATGGCATTACATTGGAAAAAACTATCGTTGACAATTATACAATCTGTGGTATTATTGATATATCTGGTTGGTATGATTAAAATTTTATACGGAGGTTGAAATGGCTATTATTAGGTTTAGTGATGAAGAAGTTTTTGCTGTTGATTCACAGGAATATGAAATTCTTGTAAATGCAGTAGCTCATGTTGGACATACACCAGGCGCTATTGTGGAAATTGGTACTCGTCGTGGTGGTTCTGCTAAGATGATTATTGATACATTGGTCAATACACATAACAACAATCGTGCGATGTTCTGTATTGATCCATATGGTAATATTGATCTTGATATTACAAACATTAATGCCTCTATTCATTATCCGGGTAAGTATGAAGTAGAGGGCGATCCTATGTCAAAAGACGTAAAGTTCCCTACAAAATTTGATTATACAAATGATATGAGAAATCGTATTATTCCTTCTCTATATTATTATGCATATAATGCAGGATTAAATTTTACATTCTTCTGTTTGGAAGACACTGAATTCTTTAATCGTTATTCAACTGGTGTTCCAGTATATGATGAAGAAAAGAAGCTTGTAAATGAATATGCTTTTGTTTTCTATGATGGTCCTCATACAAATGAAGCAGTTATTACAGAAATTTCTTTCTTTTCCTTAAAGTCTCCAATTGGTGCTGTATGGGTATTTGATGATATCTGGATGTATGATCATGATATGATTGAAAAGGATTATCTATTCGCTAATGGATTTGAAGTTCTTGAAAAGAAGAATATCAAAGCCAGTTATGTAAAAACTAAATAAGAGACTTATTGATGTTCAGCGACCTTGAAATGTTAGTAATGGCGGATATGTATGATAAAGGATACGATCCGTCCTCAAAAAAGATATTGAATTGTATTGGGAGGAACTTTTAAATGGCAATTGAGGTTTATTCAAAAACAAATTGCACTTTTTGTGATCAAGCAAAACAGCTACTTCGTGTTCATGGTAAAGATTTTATTGAATACAAATTAGATGAAGATTTCACACGTGATATTCTTCTTAGCAAATTTCCAGAAGCAAAAACTTTTCCTGTAATAGTAATTGATGGTTTCCATATTGGAGGATATCATCAATTGCAGCAACAGATTAATGAAGAGACAGGCGACAAGAGAAAGATACTATTGGAATCTGAAAAATTATTTTGGAGCTTAATTATGATTTATGAACGTGATACTCTTCTAAAGGATCTTCGTGAAAATGCTATGGCATTATATTTCACAGATACTGCTGGTAATAAACACGAAATTCGTTGCACACTTATGCCCGATCATCTCCCAAAAACTTATATAAATGAAATGGAAGATGAACGTAAGTATCATAATGATAACCCAAATATGATTGCCGCTTGGAATATTTCAAAAGGTATGTGGGTTAATTTTGATGTTTCACATGTTAATTATGTACAAATTATTGATTCATACCAATATTAACTCTTAACGGACAGAGGTAGAAATGAAAGAAAACACCTATTGGGGGTATCACCTAATAATTAATGCAGGAAATTGCAACAGAAATGCAGTAACAAATGCAGAAATTATCCGAAAGTTTGCCAAGGACTTGGTTGAACAGATTGACATGGTAGCATATGGCGAGCCACAGGTCATTCATTTTGGAGAAGATAATAAAGCTGGATATACATTAGTTCAGCTTATTGAGACTAGTAATATTTGTGCTCATTTCTGTGATGACACAGGGGATGCCTATATAGATGTGTTTTCTTGTAAACCATATGATAAGAATGTTGTATTAACATTAATTGATGAATATTTTCTCCCATCAAGAATGAATCATGAATTTTTGGAAAGGCAAGCATGATAATAGATGTAGATAAAATTAAATCTTCTGAAAATAAAAGTTTAGAAGATTTTATATCATATATTAATACAGATGGATTGATATTAGAATTTGGTAGTGGTGGGAGTACTCAAATATTATCATCTGTTTTAAAAGAAAATATTTTATATTCTTTTGATTCTTTTGAAGGATTACCAGAAGATTGGGAAGGATATACGCATAAAAAAGGAGAATTTAAGTCTGCAAAACCAATTGATATACCAGAAAATGTAGTATATATTGACGGGTGGTATGGAACAATCTTTGCCTGAATTTTTAAAAAAACACAAGGAAAAAGTTGCCTTTGTTCATATAGATTGCGATTTATATTCTTCAACCAAAACAATTTTTGATTGTTTGAAACCAAGAATGCAAAAGGGAACAATTTTGGTTTTTGATGAAATTATTGGTTATGGTGGAGATACAGAACCTTGGAGAAATCATGAGTTTAAAGCGTTTGAAGAATTTTTATCAGAAACGAAATATAAAATAGATTATATTGGTAAACCACACGACTTTGGCGGATGTTTTAGGATTATATAAAATGATAATAGGAATTACTTTTGGTGCTTTTGATCTACTTCATGCAGGACATGTGGCTATGCTTGAAGAGGCCAAAAGAAAATGTGATTTTCTCATTGTGGGGTTACACTTTGACCCCACAACTGAGAGACCAGATACGAAAAATAAACCAATTCAATCTGTATATGAAAGATGGAAACAGCTCAATGCTATGAAAGCAGTTGATGAAATTATTCCATATGAGTCGGAACAAGATATTATCAATATGTTAGCAACACTTAATATTGATAAAAGATTTATTGGTTCTGATTATGAAAATAAAAAAATTACAGGATCAGAAGTATGTAATGATCGTGGTATAAAGATTGAATTTATTAAAAGAGTACATAACTATTCATCTAGTGAATTGAGAGAAAGATGCGCAAAGCAGTATTCATAGATAAAGATGGAGTTATCAATCATCTGGTTTCACGACCAGATGGAAGAATGATGATCCCCATGGACATTAGATGAATTAAAATTATATCCTAATGTCTTTGAAGCTATTGAAAAATTCAAAAAAATAACTATATGGTATTTGTGGTTACAAACCAAGCCGAGGCGTTATGGATGGCGAAATGTATATGACCGACCTAGATGATATATGTACATTTCTTGAAGATGAGGCTGGTGTAGATCATGTCCTATATGCTCTTAATAAAGATTCAGACTTGTATAAACCAAATAATGGTATGATAGAAGCATTGATAAGAACATATGAAATTGATAGATCTAAAAGTTATATGATTGGTGATCGTTGGAAAGATATCGTGCCGGGAAATAAGTCTGGCTTGACTACTATATACGTTGGTATTAAAGTTTGGAATATTCCAGATGAATATGGAGATATCAAACCAGATTTTATAAAAGAAGACTTATGGTCTGCATGTAAATTAATAATGGAGTTAAATAATGGGCTTTGAAGAAAATGAAGTATCAAAGAATGCAAATGGCGGTACTGAGATTACCAAGAGAACACTTGCTAAGTATGTTCCTGAAGAACTATTAAAAGAATTTCAGATCATTCCTTCACGTTTCAGAGATCTTGAAGAGGATAAGATTCGTATTTACTGGTGCCATGATCTACCAGAAGATCCTGAATTAAATCATCTCAAGGATGAAAATAGTCGTAATAGATTTCACAAAATGATTTTCAATTGTAATTGGCATCTTAATGATTTCAATCTAAAATTAAATATTCCTTTGAACGAAAAGGTTGATATTATTGAAACTCCATTTGAGCCTTTAAATCTTTTACCAAAAGATAAAAATAAAATAAATTTGATTTATTTCTCAACACCACAGAGAGGTCTTGAACTTCTATATCCTGTAGTTGATAGTCTATCAAAGAAGTATGATAACATTCATCTTGATGTATTTTCTTCATTCAAGATTTATGGATGGGAAGATGCTGATAAGAATTTTGAACCGTTATATGATAAAATCAGAAATCATTCACACATGACATATCATGGATTTGCCTCACAAGAGGTATTGAGAAAGCATGTGGAGAACGCACATATTCTAGCATATCCTAATATTTGGAAAGAAACCGCATGTAGAGTTCTTATTGAATCAATGTCAGCAGGACTAATGTGTGTTCATCCTAATCTAGCTGCTCTTTCTGATACTTCTGGTATGCTAACAACCATGTATCAATACAATGAAGATATCAATAAACATGCACAAATGTTTTATAGATATCTTGAACATGCTATTAATGTTGTTAATACCGACGAAGCACAAAATTATTTAAAATTTGTTAAAGCATATGCTGATAACAGATTTAATATTAAAAAGATCAGTTCACAATGGGAATCAACACTAAGAGAACTATTGAATCAATATCCAACAGTCGAGTCAAGAAAAACTCTGGACAAATGTTTGTGTATAAAGTATGATTATTTCAAAAACTCCTTTAAGAATTTCATTCTTTGGTGGTGGATCTGACATTCCTCAATTCTATGATGAAAATGATGGAATGGTTCTTTCAACAACTATTAATAGTCATATCTATTTGGCTATTAATAGATGTGTTGCTCCTCATCTAAAAGTTATCTATTCAGAATTAGAACATGTTAATAACATTGAGGAAGTAAAACATAATCGTGTAAGAGAATGTTTAAAACATTTTGACTTGCCGTCCAATATTGAAATTTGTTCTTTCTCTGACGTTCCGGTGAGAGGAACAGGTCTAGGATCATCATCAACATTCACAGTGGGTCTTATTAATGCCTTGCATAGGATAACAACTGGTAGAAACATTGATCATAATGAACTAGCAGAACTAGCTTCTTATATTGAAATTGTAAAATGTAATGAACCTATTGGTAAACAAGATCAGTCCGCCGCTGCTTTTGGTGGATTCAATGCAATTTATTTTAGTAAAATCATATAAAAAGTCAAGCCGGTTGATGTAGATCAACTTGCATTACTTGAGCTAAACAAACAATCTTGTTTGTTTTAATACAGGTATAAACCGACAGGTACTGCTTCTGTTCTAACAAAACAGGTAGAAAATTTAAAAAATGTTGTTACCATAGAACAGACTAAAGCTATGGTTGAGTGTAGCCAAAACAGGACTAAAACTTTTACAGAAAAGAAAAGTTGATGATTTTGGTAATCTATTAGATCAGGCTTGGCAGATAAAAAAGCAGTTGACAGACAACGTATCTAATGATAAGATAGATGAAATGTATCATAGAGCCATGTCTAATGGTGCTCTTGGTGGTAAGATTCTTGGCGCTGGTGGTGGAGGATATCTACTTCTATATGTACAGGATAAACATAAAAACAGACTGTTAGAAGCCATGAAAACTATGATAGATTTAATTTCAAATTCACAAAAAGTGGCTCTACTTTGGAGACTATCTAATGATAAAAAATTATCAGAGAATGATCAATGATGCATTAGATACTGTTGACGAAGACATGTTAAAAAATATTTTTGATAAACTAGTTATCAGTATGGAAATCAAAATGCCTATTGTTGTCATGGGTAATGGTGGTTCTGCTGCCATTGCCGAACATTGGGGATGTGATCATACAAAGGGTATTAGAACGGATGTTCATGATTTGTTCCCTAATATTCGTAATCTGGCCGCTAACATGTCACTTATGACAGCTATTGCTAATGACATTTCTTATGATGAAATTTTTTCAAAACAAATTGAATGGATAAACGAAGAACATGCTCTGGTGATAGCTATTTCTTCATCTGGAAGATCTCCTAATATCATAAAAGGTCTTGAAGCGGCAAATAAAAAGAATTACACCAGTATTGCTTTTGTTGGTTTTGATGGTGGAAAGGTTGTATCAGACTCCCTTTGTGAAAAAATTATACATGTAAAATCAAACAATTACGGTGTAGTTGAAGATTGTCATCAGATTCTAATGCATACTTTAGCACAACAAATTAGATTAGTGTATACAAATAAAGATAGAAAGAGTTTAAAACTATAAATATCATTGACAACTCTAGACCAATAGGGTAATATATTGAAAGATAAACAAGATAATGTTATAGTCTTTCCCAAGGCTAACGTAAAAATAGAAAAAGAATTAAAAACAGTAGAAGACATTCAGCGTAATGTAGATATGATGAAACATTATCATATTCAAGAAACAATATTAAATCTTGCTCCTATTATTTTTAATAATTTAGATATAGCAGGTTTTGGCTTATCAGATGAAGAAACAGATGATGTTAAAGATGGCGCTCTGATAATAGAAGCACTAAGATCATATATGTGCAAATATTACGGAGAATATCATCCTTTTCAGATCATAGCAGAAAATGTTTTTATTCCTAAAGATGATGAAGAGGGTGCATTTAAAATCGTAGAAGAACTAGCAATTGATTTGAAAAACCCAGAAACTGAATAGGTGATTTTGTGATTATTGTAGATTTGAATCAGGTAATGCTATCTAATATGCTAATGCAGTTGGGTAAGCATACTAATGCTCCATTAGATGAAAATATGATTCGTCATATGGTTTTAAATTCTTTAAGATCATATAAAGTTAAGTTTGGTAGTGAATATGGTGAAATGATAATCGCCTGTGATAATACTAATTACTGGCGGGAGAAAATCTTCCCTTATTACAAAGCAAACCGTAAAAAGAACATACAAGAATCAGAAATAAACTGAAAGAAATCTTCAAATATCTAAATAAGATTAGAGCAGAAATTAAAGAGTTCCTTCCATACAGAGTAATTGATGTAGAATCTAAGCCGAAGCAGATGATATTATTGCTACTTTATGTGAAGAGTTTGGATCGAATCCATCACAAGTTGATAGACCAACTATTCTTATACTTTCTGGAGACAAAGATTTCATTCAGTTACATAAATACAAAAAATGTTAAACAATATGATCCTACACGTAAAAAATGGATTAGTCATGAAGACCCCAATATGTATCTTTGCGAGCACATAATGCACGGGGATGAAGGAGATGGAATTCCTAACGTGCTAACACAAGACGATTATTTTGTCACTAGGAAAAAAGGCGATAGACAGAAGCGCCTTACATCTAAGAAAACTAATGAACTAATCAATACAATTCAATCTCAAATAGAAACATCTATTGCACGTAACTTTGATCGCAATAGACAACTAATAGACTTGTCTTTTATTCCAAATAAAATTAAAGAACAAGTCATGGTTCAGTATGCTGAACAAACCAATCGTGATCGCAGTAAAATGCTAGGTTATTTTATGGAAAAGAAACTTCGAAATTTAACAGAACATTTAAGTGAATTTTAAGGAGACAATAAATGGGTATGGTAACTAGTTTATATGAATTGCTTGAAAAAATTGGCAAAAAGCGAAAGACACAAGAAAAGATTGACGCTCTCAGAGAGAATGATAGTGTTCCATTGAGAATCATTTTACAGGGTGTGTTTGATCCAAATGTCGTATGGTTGCTCCCAGAAGGAGTGCCACCATATACACCAAATGAATTAGTAGATCAAGAACACGTTCTAAAGAAAGAAGCAGAAAAGCTACGTTATTTCGTTAAAGGATTTCATGATAATCTTCCCCAAGCAAAAAGGGAAATGATGTTCGTGGAACTTTTGGAGAGAGTTTCTCCAATGATGCAAAACTTCTTTGTTCAATGAAGGACAAGAAGTTACCATTTCCAGGTATCACAATCGAACATGTCAAGGAAGGGCTACCAGGGTTAATCGCAGAATGAGCAAGTCAGCACTAAAGAAGTTTAAGAAGAACGATTATTCAGACCATGATGAATATCATGATGATCCTCGTGAGAGGGAAAACAAGCGCAAGGCAAAGCGTGTTGAACGTGCTTTGAGAACTAAAGATATCTCAGCATTAATCGAAGATGAAGATCAGGACTTCGTTGACGATGTATCAGAAGATACGTGGAGGTAATATGGATTCTTTACAATTTGTTTATTGGTTACAAGGATTTTCTGAAATAAATGGTGGAGCAGCGCCAACACAAGAACAATGGAATATAATTCAAGATCATTTAAATCTTGTTTTCATGAAAGTTACGCCAGATCGCCCAACAACTCAGTATAACGAAGCAGATACTTGTTATACAAATCCAGAACCAGTAAAGAAAACACTTCCTATAGAAGATACAATTTGGAATGAACCCGTGGAAGACATCTGGAAAAAACCGGAGAAACCTCCTTCAAAGATATATATACCTATAAATGAAGTAACAATTTCTAGGTTGCGAGATCAAGATATTAAGGCGGTGTGCTAATGCCTACATATAAGTTTTTAAATAATGAAACTGGTGAAGAGTATGAAGAGTTTATGTCTATATCAGAACTAGACTCTTTCCTTGAAGAGAATAAGCACATAACTCAACTCGTAAATGGTGCACCAATGATCCATTCTGGCAGAGGTATGGGTAAACCTGATCAGGGTTTCCGTGATCTGCTTAAACATATGAAGAAGGGCAATCAAAAAGGCATATCAAGGAGCACCATCAACACATTTTAGAGGTAAAATGGAAGAAGAAACCAAAAGATTAACACGTAGAGAAAAAAGACTTCTTCGCCAACAAGGAAAACAATCAGAAAATTATCAAGAGAAACTGAATTTTAATTTAAAACATTTTGATCCATTAACTCAAAATCAAAGACATACTTTTAATGCATTTGATAATGATAAGAATTTGATGTTACATGGCATCGCCGGAACAGGTAAATCCTTTATGGCGATGTATCTTTCGCTGAAACAGATACTAACTAATCCAGACAGTTCTTATAAAAAGATTGTTATCGTTAGATCGGTAGTTCCCACGAGAGATATGGGATTTCTTCCAGGAAACTCTAAAGAAAAGACTAAGGTATATGAAGCACCTTATTATGCAATATGTTCAGAATTGTTTGGAAGAGGAGACGCATACGACTACCTTAAGAATAAAGGTCTTGTTGAGTTTATGTCTACATCTTTCATTCGTGGTATTACTCTTAACAATTGCATTGTCATCGTAGACGAAATGCAGAATGCGACATTACATGAACTTGATTCTGTTATTACTAGAGTGGGTTATAACTGTAAAGTTATATTCTGTGGAGACTTCCGTCAGAGTGACTTTTACAAGAGAACATGAAAGAAACGGATTGACTGACTTCATGCGAGTTGTTCGTAGTATGAAGTCTTTCAATCTAATAGAGTTTGAAGCAGCAGATATTGTAAGATCCGCTCTAGTTAAAGAATATATAATTCTAAAGGATAAAATGAGGATAACTGTGTGATATATGAGAAAACTTTTAATCATAAGTTTGTGAAAGAAATAGAACTAGGGGAAGAATATATTGATGGCAGTCGTCATTATGTTCTTCCTACTGGTCAAAATTCCCATCTGTGACCACTGTTCTATCCAGAAACAAAGATATGAAACCTTTGTTAGAATGGAAAAAAGAGTAGGCGAAGAAGAAGCCAAAAAGATTATGGTTCAAGCTTCCAGACGTGGAACAGCAGTTCATAGAATTGCGGAAAAATATGTTTTAAATGAAGACAATTATGCCCAAGGAGCTATGCCTTCTGGGCTTGATTCGTTCAAATCATTAAAGCAATATCTTGATAAACACGTAGATAATATCTATGGTGTTGAACTTCCTCTACATTCTATTGGTCCTCAGAACAGCAGGAAGATGTGATCTGATTGCTGAATTTGATGGCGTACCTTCTATTATTGATTTTAAGACATCCAGAAAGATGAAGAAGGAAGATTGGATCACAGATTATTTTCTACAGACAACCTGTTATTCTATGATGTTTGAATGGTTGCAATAAAATAGAAATTCCACAAATAGTTGTGATGATCGCCGTTGATGACGAATTACCACAACTATTTGTGAAAGACAGAAAACACTATATCAATAAAGTAATTGAGATTTTTAGACCCAACTGACTCCAAATTTAGATTCTTCATCAGTTGAAAAGACGGTCCTTTTGATACCGAAATGCTCTATGGCTTTATAACAACCACAGCACGGTTCAGCCATTCCATCAGACCACTCTTTATCTCCTTTGTATTGTCTCTTGACACGGTGGACATAAAGAGTGGCAGACTTCAAATCCTCTTGATCAACATGACGCAGAGCATTGATAATACAGTCAACCTCTGCATGTTTAAAGATCGCATCACTATTCTTTGAGAATTTTTTCTGCATAGGATGTGACTTATCAGAATTAAGACCAATAGAAATGATCTCATTGCGTATAACAAGACACGCAGCGAGTTTCATTTTCATTTGATTGTTTATGGCCAGTCGTCTAAGGAAGGCCATATATTTTTTCGTCACGATTGTTTATCATGATATTATTATACCAAATATAAAAATTGTCAATAAAAAAGAGAGAGTTTTCACTCTCTCTTTAAAATGGAGCGGGCAACTGGATTCGAACCAGCGACGAACAGCTTGGAAGGCTGACACTCTACCCCTGAGTTATACCCGCAATTATCCAAAGGTATATAAATCTTGTAGAATAAATCCCATTGTTATCATTAGAAGAAAAACGCTAGAACTTTCATCCACATAATTTGAAGATACTTTTATCCATAATTAAACTCTTTTTTTATAGTGCTGGTGGCTGGACTTGAACCAACACCCTGTCACTGCGAGCAGTGACTGCTCTACCGTTGAGCTACACCCGCACTAGCCGTTAATAACAAGTAGTGATCATAAAGGGATCACCAAAAATATATCCTAGTGTGTCCCATGGATCAGGATATGAAGTACAAACTGGTCTACGGGCTGGAACAGGAACAGGAACTGGTTGAGGCACAGCCACAGGAACTGGTACAGGATATACATATGGCTCTGCAATATATACATTTCCTGTAACAGGACCATAACCAGAAATAATATACTGTGCAAAAGAACTTGTAGAAATCATGACAAAAACCGAAGCCAATAGAAGCTTTTTCATTTTACCATCCATAATAATAGTTGTAAACAGGAGGAGGAGCATTATAATAGTAATAGTTACGTGGATAGTATCCATTATAATATCCACCATAATAGGGCTGCGAGGCAATAGCACCACCAATTACACCACCAAGAATAGCGGCACCAGCCATCGCACCAACTGCTGCACCTGGACCCCATCCTCCATAGTATCCACCATACCCATAGCGATACTCATGCATTAGCTGGAGTTGCAGCAATTAAACCAAGAAACGTAAGAACAATTAAAAACTTCTTCATCTTTCTCTCCATTAAAGGAGGGTCTAACCGTGGACCCTCACGGGACTATTTATGGCGTCCACCCCATAGTCTATTAAATTAGAAAGGAACGAGTATGCATCCTCTTTTCAGTATCCGGGTTTCCAAGGTTACGATGGCCTCCTCACGGTTCATCTCCCGACCTCGCTATAGCTCCGCAGATCCATAGCCGTGATGCGATACTGCCTTCTCTAAACTGGCTGGAGAGGCAGGATTCGAACCTGCGACCAAGTGATTAACAGTCACCTGCGCTACCGCTGCGCCACACTCCAATATACTAACTCAATCTACTTATCTTGTCAATAATTGTTTCTGGTTCCAAAAGTTCTTTTAATCTTTTAACTTCAGAATGGCAGATAGCTCTTGAAGGATCTTTCCAATCATATTCATAAGCCAAACGTAAACGCTCTTGCCATTCTTTTTAGTTCACGCTGAAGTTCTTGCTTCTCTTTTAACTTTGTAAAATCAATTACACTCATGGGCAATCTCCTTGCCCTATTTATAGTGGAGGACTCTTTGGGGTTCGAACCCAAGACCAGCGGATTAAAAGTCCGATGCTCTACCTACTGAGCTAAGAGTCCGTAAACTTGTCTGTTTTTCTTCCACAGGATCACAGAAAACCTGCACGAAAATTGTATTCGAGAAATAGAGGTAAAAAAAGAATACAATCAGGAAGTTCGTATTATTGGAAGCGGGTGGGAACTGCCCCCACTTTTACCGGCGTATGAAACCGGCAAGATAACTATACCTCCCACCCGCTTATATTACCGCTTCTTTGTCTTTGCGGCTACGTAACGATACTTCGAAGTCTTTGTACCATTACGATTTGTAACCTTCTCATTGACAATATTGAAAACCGTTATTACGGAGCATATAGATCACGTCATAGGGATTAGCAACACCAAAACGTGACGTAATCTGCTTCGTCGTTAGTTCCAGACCCTTATTAACTAGTGCATCATAAGCCTTCTGATACTTTGTCATTATATATTACCCTTTCATGTTAAAGAATGTCGATTAGCCGACCGTTCATATCAACGGCACGTACCCTGCTTTCAGGGAACTGACGCCGAAGATTCTCCATTTCCATACGAATCTGGCATGGAAAAATTCGTTGTGAGATTATACGTTCTCCAGTTACCGGAGGGATCTTGCATCTGAATCTGAATACCGTCCATTGTATATCTCCGTTTCAAGATTTAAGTGAGTTTAATCTTACTATATTCTTCTAGAAGAGTCAAGACACTTTTTAGATCAGAGCAGACAATCTTTATTGTTGGCCATTCATCAAAGTGATCTCGTCCATTGATCTCAACCATCCAACCATTTTCAAAACGATATAGTGTTACGCTATCATTTACCGCAGAAAACATGTTAGATACTGTATTAATATTCACATCACCCATACTATAATCTCCTTCAATCTCGATTATTTATACAGTATACTACTTATTTTTGGTATTGTCAATCTCTTTTTGAGAATTTCATACATTTTTTGTTTTTGTGGTAAGTATTTGTTTTCATATATGTTTAATGCATAAGAATGGTTCTCATACATTTTTTCTATCAAATACTCAAACCTAGTATCTATCATTTTTTCCAAAATGTCAAGTGACTCTAAAGAAATTTCTTTCTGTTCACAATTATTTGGATTAAATGTCTTCAACGTTCTTATCCTCTATCATGTCCACCATAATATATCTGGCGTCTTTCTCCAAATACATACTGGCTTCTAGAATGTCTCTGACCTTGTTAAGAGCCTCAATACATTTATTAATTGTATTCTGACAAGCTTGGTGTTATTACCTTCTTGTAGATCAATAAGAACTGCGTATAGATTGTTATCTATTGAATAATCAACCATATATTTTATTTTTTCAACTATCTTCTACTCTCTCAAATACTTTTGTTTCTGGAAATAGAATTTGAGAGATTTTCCGTAGTTTTAAATCAGCGGCTGACTTTTCTTGCCATAATATATCCTTACTTCTTTTTTCTGCCCATATTATATTTTGATTCTAAATTCCAATCATTCTTTTCTTTATGATTGATAATTTTGATCTGACTCATGGAGGCCATTGGTTCCTGAATTCTTTCAGGTTCAACGATCTTCAATAATCCCCATTCTTGTAGGAGACTTATAATCTTGTTTCTTCGGCCTTTATCTTCCTCAGAAAAATTAGATGGCTTACCATCAATAATAAACATTTCTTTAAATGAATAATATAATATTTTCCTGCTTGTGGAAAAATATGACAAGATTGAAATAATTTCTTTTCTTTACGTGAAGCTACACCAATCCTGGTCAATGTTTCTTTTATTTTAAGAAAATCTTCTTCTTCGGCTATCTTAACCTCAATTAGAGAGTCCAAATATTCATTCATTTTACTCCACCTTTATCTAATTTTTTTCTTATAATTTCTATATCCTCTGCCGAAAGAACTTTAATTGCTTCTTTAGCACGAAGTGTATTATATTTATAATATTCTGAAATTAAAGAAATTAACTCCATTTCCTTTCTCTTTTTCTTTTTTTCTGCGTATTGATAATGGCTTAGACCATCGTTTATACTTACGAATAGAATTAAACAAATAGTCATAATGCATCTGATCTTAACATTAACCATGTTAATTTCATTCGCATATAAAACCGTATCCTTGGATTAGCAAGGATACTATTGGTTCTCCATTGTGAATAATCATCATCAACGGGAATCTCTTTACCATTTATAATACTATTTTCATATCTCCAATCATATGTCATCAGACAAACTCACAGTTCATCATGACCTCAACAAGGAAAGCAAGAAAATTGATTTCTGGATTTGCCACAATGCATGTTGGTATTGATACCTCGCTAGGTCCAATACAAGTTGAGGGGTAGTCTGCTTTGTACAGATTTCAGATGAAATTTCATAAAATTGATTGAAAAGTTCATTTACGTCTGTATCAAGATTGTTCTTTACCCATTTACGAACTTCTGTATAATTCTTGTCCTTTAGGTATTTAACAAGTTCCTTGATTGAAGTTTCTTGTAGATTAACCAAAATACCAGAATCAATACGACCAATCGTAGAATACCTTTGAAGTTCATTTAATACTCTCCTCCAATCTGGAAAATATTTATTAATGACTTCTGCCACAACAGACTCGTCATATTCTACATTTTCATTCTGTAGAATATCACAGACACGTTGAAAAAACTGTGTAGCAAGTTTGGCCATTGACTTCTTGTTAATCTTGAAATCAATTACCGAACACCTTGAGTGGAGCGGTTCGATAATACGGTTCTTGAAGTTACAAGTGAGAATGAAACCACAGTTTCTGGAGAACTCCTCCATAAAGTTACGGAGTGCAGGTTGTGTTGAGTTGGCATTGAGGTAGTCTGCCTCATCAAGGATGACGTATTTTCTTCCACCAGAAAAACTGACGCTTGAGGCAAAGTTGAGGATTTCGTTTCTGAGAGTGTCGATGTTTCCATTCATAGATCCATTAATTACAATATAATCACACTCCAACTGCTCCAGCATAGCACGTGCAACGGTAGTCTTACCAATACCTGATGTGCCTGATAGAATCAAATTTGGAATATTCTTCTGATAAACAAACAGCTGAAAGTTTTCTTAAGATCACATGGAAGAACCGTGTCTTCAATAGTCTTAGGGCGATACTTTTCTACCCACAAGAATTCTTCATTCATACTATATCTCCATCATAATATAAAATGGGGGAATAACCCCCATCAGAACATTGAAGGTTTTGCTTCAATCACAATATAATATTCAACATCTTCACTTACGAAATGTGCAATTCCTGATGATGCAATATTAACTTCATAATTCCTTGGTAGAAATTTAATATTCTCACAATTAAACACAGCCCTAAACACCTTGTCAGTATATCCAATGTTAATTGAATAAACATCCGCTGATGGATTAGCCGAATTCATTGCCTGAATATATAGGTTACTTCCATCACCAGAAATAACAATTTCAGGAAACGCCAAAATACCCGCCGCCTTTTTCTACATCTTTCAAATTTTCATTTGTAACTGTGCATGTGATATAAGGCGACGGAAAAGGAATTTCTTTTGTCAAAGATTTTTAATGTGCTTTCATCAGCATATACATAATTGATTTTCTTATTATTATCAGAAATAATAACAGAAGTATCATTAAATTCCATATCTGGATCATTAAAAGTACTAAGAATACCAATGAAACGATCCAGATTATAGATTGCAAATCTCTTGGGAAAGTTAGTCTTGACTCTGGCAATAGCCTTAACAGACTTCTTGGGAGATGTTGACTTTATGATATTTCCCTCTGAAAACACAATAGAAGGATTGATTTTAGAAAAACTCTTCAACACATTGATAGTATCAGCATCAATTTTCATAATATAACCCCTTCAATCTTAATTCTTTTTCTTTGGCTTCCCGCCAATAGCACCTCGGATCAGCAGTTGCAGAAGCACCAATCTGAGCCAAGTCAGCCAATGATCCACCAAATATATAAGTTCCAACATGCTGCATCTTCATCCATGGACAGAACCATGTCTTAAGACCAATATCTTGTGCCTTCTGACAGAACCAATAATCCTCTGAAAGATAACGCTTTGACTTTTTGCTATTAAGTTCCTTTGCTGTATCAAAAATCTTTGTGATTTCTTTCTGAATAGCATCTGGATCATTTAGCTTTAGAGAAGCCAACCGCTTCATTTCAGACTCATAATAACGCCCAAAGTCGATTTGGTCAACCTCTGCCTGGAAAATTGTAGAATTTCTCTTGAACCATCAAAATGTTCTGTGCGAACATGATCTGGCTTATATGAATACTGATCCTTATAAGCATCATAAAACTTCTGCATGGCCTTCTTAGTGACCATCATAAATCCTGTTCCAACTCTCAAGAACTTCTACTGGTTCATTGGAGTGGGATAGATTGCTGACCACCCTTGGGATTGAAAACATAATCACCAACGAATCTTTCTAGAATATTTGGATCGTCATCAGCGATACCCTTATCAACAGCGTGTTTTACCTTTCCCAAGAAATACACTTTTGGGATATGGACCGCCAATGATATCATACTTTTCTTCATCATTAGCCTGTAGCGCGCCATAAGAGCAATAACGTCTTGTGGGTTGAAACCAATATCAGAATCAATAAACATCATATGTTCTGCTTCAGAACGCATGAATTCATCGCAACAATAATTACGAGCACGTGTAATTAGTGATTCGTTGAAGAGATAATAATACTGTAGAGGAATTCCATACTGTGTGCAAATAGCTGATAAATCTGCACATGACTTGGCAAACATACCGGCGCACTGTCCACCATACATTGGCGTGGCTACAAAAAGCTTTCTCTCACGTAACTTTTCAATTGGGATTTTAATTTCCATTATTATTCACCCTTTCTTTATGCTATAATATAACTTTTATATTTACAAGTGGGACAATGAACATTTTTCTGTGGAGGATTTGACATCAATAATGTGCCGGGATTAGTTTCTAATAATTCATCACCACATTGAGGACATTGAATACCAGTTCCAACTTTTTCTAACACTCTGAAAGAATTTATTCTTTCTTATTATGTTCATCAATAGATTTCATTTATGATCCTTATAATGATCTACATATAACATCATCAAAGCATAATGTATTACTTTGAGTAGGTCATTCTTATTTAGTCCATTCTTCTTACCATATCTCCAAAGATACTTGATAGCAGTATCACGAAATGAACTTGAAGAGTTCCCAAGAGCAATCCAAGCGTCAAAGCACTCAATACCTTTGTCATTGTCGGTTTTGTAATGCTCTTGGTAAGTCTTATCAATGTATGACTTGAAGTCTGCAATGATTTTATCTTCTGCATATTTATATTCAATATTATGCGTATTTGTATTTAACAATGGTCCCACCTCACCAATTGAAAATCCGGATTCATCATATATAATAGTCTTCATCAATCACCTTCCTTGTCATATAAAATAGCCTTGATGTTTGGTGGAGTCCAACCTTCTGGTTTTAGAATCTTACCATCTTCACGACGAATGGGTTTACCATCAACTAGTTTTGCCATGTTACTCGCATGGACGGCGGCAAATACTTCGTCAAGAGGGATTCCATAGGATACAGCAGTGCCACAGACAATGTAAATAATATCAGCAAGCTCTTTAGCGATGTTTTCGAGGTCATTATTATACTCACCCTGTTCGTATTCTTTCATTTCTTCTTCTAGAAGTCTCATACGTAGAGCACGTTCTGGACCATCAGGAAACTCTGGTCTTGTTCCTACAAGTTGACCCATAAGTGTTTGAAATTCTTTCACATCTTGGAACATATTCATATTATACATCCTTTAAGTTAAATCAAAGTTTATTATTGCACGATAATTTTCTTTTGGTTGGCTTGAACAATGATATCTCCGACCATCAAAGATAACCATCCTACCCTTTTTTGGTGTTACGCTTCTATGAATTTTAACATCAACGCCTTGAGAACCAGGAGCAGTATCTACAGTAGATTGTTCCATAATAATTGTATCTCCATCACTATCATTTAGATAGTATACACATGCATAATGTGGTTCTGCCAAATCAACATGAAGACCATTTTGACCTTTATAAAACGAAGGAGACAAAGGCAATTGAAGAAACGCTCTATTGAAAAATATGTCATTGATAGATATGTCTGTCTTTTCCAATAGAGCATTAATAATAGGAACTGACACGGCCTCATACAATTCAGACATTATACCATATTCTGGATGTTTAAACAACATATTAAATCCGTATGATGGATATTTTACATCTCCACGTGAATATGTCATATCCTTAACAAAACACCATGCTCTTTGAGACATGATGATGTCATGAAATTCTTGTTGTTTATCTGATGGGATTAAATCATCAATAATTAATGTTGGCTTGAGATCCAAAGTGGTGCCTCACGATTTGTCCATTTATGAAGATTGGTTTTACCGTTTATATAGTAATTCCTGTAATTAATTATGGGATCATTTGAGATTATATACTGTTCGTCCATACAAGATGGCATAGGAGTCCAGTCATATTCCTGTAGATTCTTGGGAGGTGACTGAAGAGTGTATGATAGTTCACCATAACACTTATGAGTTTTATTATAACGATGTGTATACTCTTCCATAAGAGCAAACATGTGTTCTACCAACCAATCATAATTCTGGATGCTACTGCGGCACCATACAGCAGATGGATGATTAATATGCGTAGCTTGATAAACAATTGGTTCACGAGCATCAAATAACTCCCATATCTTTTACTTCTTCCAGAAGGACTTGTTCCAATACTTTCCATGCCATCAAGAACACGATGGGCAGTAGACAATAGTTGTGCTGATTCAAGAATCATCTTAACAACATGCTTGTCTACCATCCACTGTGCAGCCTGAACAGGGTCATGATCAATATAGAAAATGTTCACTACCAACTCCCATCATCGAATAGAAATGTCATTCTAACACAAATAAATTTAAATGTCAAATAATACATTCCGGGGTCTAAATCATCTGGACCAGTATAATAATATTTAAACCCCCATGTGAATGGGTTTAAGTCTAGTGCGATTTGAATATTAGAATATTCACAATAATTTAAAAATTTTTCTATTGTCATTTGTCAAATAAATTAAAAATTTTAATTAAAGTAAAAATGACCAATAGAATAAAAACTAATAAAAAGTTTCTTCGAATTTGGCTTGATAATAAACCATTTTATTTAATGTGTCAAATGGAAAATATTTCATAATCACTCCTTGGGAACAAAGATGGCAGTCTTTTCTATGCCATATTCTTCTTTTTTATCATAACCAAGTTCAGTCAATAATTTAGTTATTTCTTCTTCATCAACTGTCAGGTCAGTTAAAATGATTGGTTTACATCTCTTTATAGTCTCAATAGCACCTTTAAATATTTTTAATTCACATCCTTCTGTATCCAGATGAATTAAAGACAATTCAGGGATATTTAAAGAATCAATTGTTAATGTAAAAATTTCAAAAGCAGATTCAGACTTGGTATCAGTTATACGATGCATTCCATTATTATTAAGAGATAAATGAAATCCAACAAATTCTGATTTATCAGAAAGACCTGCATTAAATTTTATCACATTAGCGGATTTACAATTATCTACTAGACATGAGAAATTCAAAATTTCTGGTTCAAATGTATATACTTTTTTAAATCTTAATGAATAAAAAAACGGATAAAGACCTGCATTACCTCCAGCAATTAATACTGCGTTACCATCTTTAACATGTTTATCAAGTGCTTTATTATGATTGGGCCAATCATGCAACAAAACTGAAATACATTCAACATCATGTTTTGGCCAAACAAAATCTGTTGGAGTATCATTAAGATTTATAGTGATGATTTTTTTAGACAGATTTTCATAATCTGAAATCATTTCATCAATTTCGTCTTGTGTAAAATGATCTTCTTTCATTTATTTTTCCACTTTCTCATAGCTTGGTCACGGTGAAATCTATTAGCTTTATCATAAAAACGAATACCCTCTAAATGATCATATTCGTGTTGAAATACTCTGGCGGTCATTCCCGTGAATTGTTTTGTTATAGTATCGCCATTAGGTGTTGAGAACCTGACTCTAATTGATTCCGGTCTTTTTATCTTAATAATTAAATTAGGATATGATAAACACCCTTCTTCTAAAACTATTTCTTTTTGACTTTTTTCTACAATCCTTGGATTATAACATACGAAATTTTCTGGAGACCCTCTCATAGCAAAAATTCTGTATGGTGTTCCTACCTGATTCGCTGCCAAGCCAAGTGCATTCTTTTCATACATAAACTTCATTAAAGTTTGTGCATATTGAATAGCATCAAATGGAGGATTTTAAAATCAAAAGATTCACATGGTTCTAATAAATATGTATTATTTAAATTCATGTCGTATTATTCTCCTATCTCTGAGAAACTTTTATGTTTCACAAACTTGATAACATTTGTAAATTTCTCATTCATATGTTCCTTATGTGATATAACAATTATATTATTGTCATTAGAAACTTCACGTATGATATGTCATTAGATAATCCGTTGCATTTTGATCCAGAGAAGAATCAAATACTTCATCCATAATTAATAGATTTGTATTAATAGAATTTCTTAACTTTGCAACTGCTCTCCACGTGAACAAAAGAGCCAAGTCAATCTTTTGTTTTTCACCTTCTGAAAAAGATGCATAAGTAAATTCGTCCCTATACCTTGACTTGATTACCTCATTGAAATTTTCATCTAATTCAAAGGATACAAAGAAATCCATTGAAGCGAGATACTTATTAATAAGTTTATTAATAATTGGTATATATTGTTTAATAATCTTTGACTTGATGCCATTGTCCTTCAATAGAACAGAAGCAGCAGAAAGAATGTTTTTTTCATCCGTTAGTTCATTAAATTTCTCTTCAATTCTTTTTAGTTCAGTTTCATAATCCAATAATTTGGTGTCTGATCTTTCTTTATGAACAAGATCAATCTTTTAATATCTGAATCTAACTGATCAATATACCTAGACAAAGAAGAAATTGATGTTCTTAATTCAATTTTTTCATTTCATGTCTTTGAATTTCATCATTCTTTTTAATAATCTGATTCAGTTTATCGTTTAGATTTTCATACTCTTCATTAAGCTTTTTGATCCCATCTTTTTTAACAGTAATATCTTTTTTATTTTTTCAATACTCTTCACTCAAAAAACTCATCAATATCTTGTTTTGCATGTTGGGCAACTAGTATGATCATTTAAAAATTTTACTTCTTTGTTTAAAAGATCAATTTTAATCTCAATTTGATTGCGTAATTTTGATAATTTGTTAAGTTTATCTTTGATTGAGTTATCATCATCAAGCTCTAGTTTTAGAGTAGTAATAACGTCCAAAAAGAAATTATATTTCTCTGTATATTCTTTAATCTGGTCATCTGCATCTTTAATTAAAGCTTTCTTCTCCTCAATCAATTTTTCATTATTGATCTGAATTTCTTTCATATGTTCTTTTGTCATTTCAATCTTTGACTCTAGAACCTTTTTATCAGAATTGATTGATTCTAATTCTTCTTTATTAAGAGAAACTTTATCTTTTAATAAGACATTCATAGTAGAGAAGATCTGTAAGTCCAATAGATCTTCAATGATATCACGTCTCTGTGCAGCAGGAAGCTGCATAAAAGGTTGAAATGTTGCAGAGCCAAGGATTACTACTTGACAAAAAGATTTATGATTAACTTTTAAGATTTGATTTTCAAGGATCTCTTGGTAATCTTTTGATTCTGCAGATTGATTTAATAGACTATCATTCTTATAGACTTCAAAGACACTTGGTTTGATACCACGAATGACTTTGTATTCGTTTGTACCAATAGAAAATTCTACCTCAACAACCAGGTTTTTCTGATTGATTGAGTTTAGAAGTTGAGGCTTGTTGATTTTTCGGAATGGTTTTCCAAACATTCCAAAAGACAGTGCATCTAGAAGTGTAGACTTTCCAGCCCCGTTCGTGCCAACAATAAGCGTAGTCTCCGAACTGTTCAGAGTAATTTCTGTAAAGACGTTGCCAGTTGAAAGAAAATTTTTCCATCGTATCTTTTTGAATTTTATCATTTCTCACCAAATTCCCATCCATAATTCTTTTTACAATCAGAATTAGTCAGAGTTCCATCATAATATTCATCTTCCATTTCAGGAATATAAAAACCTAATAGACCATCACCATCCCAGTGCCACCCTACTTCAATACCATTAGGATGCTTGAACCATTCAATTTCTTCAAATGCATTTTTTTCATCAAACCCCCAATAATCATCTTTATTGTTTGAATCATATTCACGACCCCAAAGTAATTTAAATTCTCGTGGTGTGACTTCTACCTTTTGAAACTCTTCAATCAAATCAAAACAAGAATAACATCCGTATTCTTTTTTGAATGCCCAACTCCTGAGAATTTCACCAAGCGCATCTGGTTGATTCTTACTAATAAGACAATGTTTCATAATAATATCATCAAGAACAGACATAATTTACTCCAGCGTCAAAGCTTCATGATATAGTTCATTAATTTTATTTTCTAATTTGGTTTTGTCAATTCCTTTAGCATCAACATTATTAATATAATTCTTAAATATCTGTAATGTTGATTCTGCTTCATCCACAATCTCTTGATCATCTTCTAATCCAAGATTAAGATGATCTTCAACTACCTGTAAATCTACCGGATTTTGTTTCTGAACCTTATCAATAAATGTTTCAAAAAAGTAAGGATTGTTTTTGGTTTGAATGATTACCTTCACACATTTGTTAGCAAACTGCGTGTAATCTATTTCCTGTTCTAGGAAATTAGTCTTTTCATCATTATACCAAAACTTATGAAACATTTTAAATGGGTTTTCAATAAATGTTAGTTTTCTGGTTTCTGTGTCAAATATATTAAAGCCTCGTGGATCATTATAATCAGACCAAGTATACTCTGCAGCACTCCCCAAATAATTAATATTACCACGGCTTGACCTATGATGATAGTGACCACTAGCAACGAAATCAAATCTTTCAAACAATTTAGGATCGTCTCCATGAGATACGGGAGATCCTTTATACATTTCGAAACCTTGAATTTCAAGATGTCCGAAACAAATTTGAGCATTAGTTTCCTTAATTAGCTTTAGGGCATGTTCCCTGTTTTCTTCATTGATCCAAGGCAACAGAAGAATATTAATACCACCTAGTTCAATCTCTGTTGCCTGATCATATATATTTAGGGGATATGCATGAAAAAGCTCTCGAAAAGAACTGACATCATTAGTATTTTTAAAGGAAACATCATGATTACCAAGGATCTGATGCCATTTAATATTACGCTGCATCGCAGGATCAATCAAGTCCTTGCGTAAACGATAAGCAGTATAAATGTTAATATACTTACGACGATCAATAATATCCCCGCAATGGATGACAGTTGAGATATTGTTAGCGTCAAGGTATTCATAAAAAAAATCATAAAACCTCTTCATATAGTCATGAAAAGCAAGGGAGTCATTTTTGACTCCCGCATGTGAATCAGTAATTACTGCTATTTTCATAGATTTATCTTACTTCTTTCTTGACCAAACCTGACCCATATCAACAAAGTTATGCTTCTTTACAGCATCTGTGCAATAATCACGAATGGCTTCAAGACGCTGAATCAGAACAAACCTTTCGTTCTGAGTTAGATTATTCTCGCTAAGTCTTCCTACAATATCCTGAATGTTAACAGGAACAAGATGTTCATTCTTCATTTTTAACTCCTTCAGCAAATTTTCAAGTCCAACCAGTTTAACAGATTTTTTCGTCTTTGTCAATTTCTCTTCATAAGATTTTACAATCTCATTAGAATAATCATTGGATTTCAAATGCATAGCATGATTAGCATCTTCAAAAATCTCTGTGAATAGGTATGAATTCTCAAAATTCTTATGCTTTATATATGTCTGTTTTTTCTCTTTTTGTATTCTACGTAAAAACGCATTCCATGCAATCTGTGTAAAATACGCAAAAGGGTTGTTTGTTTTATCTGGATTAAAATTGTCTACAGCTGCAACACAATCCATGATACCGTCATTAATCATATCCTGTTTGTATGTATACCCAGAAAAGTTTGGTTTCTTTGCTAAATTGTTACAAATCAAAAGAATAGATTCACCAATATAGTTAGGAATTTTTGGTTTATCCGCATCATGTTCTAAAGCGTGTTGTATGTCATTTTTGTAATGAATCATAGCTCCATATAAAGTTTTGTTATTGATATAGTTGGTCTTTCTCTTCTTGGAAGGACTAGGCTGATTGTAATCATTATCTGTACTTTTCATTTTTCCTCACATTAACAAAATTTAACTTGACATATTTTTTATTCCCTGTATAATAATACTGTGACCATGAAGATATTATTTAATACACAGTGAAACTTTATACAGTTTATAATTGAACTTTTCTTCATTATATATCTTTATTCGCTCCATGAAGTGTAAGAGCGTGAAGTTTCGTTTGGACTTCCAGGATAAGTCGTCACTGATGTCGTAGAGAGTGGAACTGTTTTTACTATCCGACTTACGTAAGCCTCTACCGATGCTTTGCAAGTTTCTAACTCTTGACTTTGAAGGACTAGCAAAAATAATATTATGCAAATTCTTAATATTGACGCCGGTAGAAAAAGTACCAAAAGAAGCAACAATAATAGCGTTCCGTTCATTCTCAACAATCCTTCTTATTTCTTCACGTTGTTCACCATCAACTGAACCAGAAACAAAAAATATTTTTCTATCACTTGATTCATTAATCAGACTATTATATAATACCTTTCCATGCTTCTCAACGAACTGAAAAAGTAAAAGAGTATTACCCTCTAATGATTGTACAAGGTTTGTAATAAATTTATTTCTGGCTTCACACCTAACAAGATAGTCAATCTCTGATTGATAATCATTTTGATCTTGCTATCATCTTTCTTATGTCATCTGGATAAGAAAGAACAATGGCTTTGATATTAAACTCTGCTAGATGCTTCTTTTCAATCAGTTCTGCAGTAGAAATTACTTTTCTGACTGGTCCAAAGAGTCCTTCAAGAACGAGGCGGTGGGTTTGAGTACCATCCAATGTTCCGGTAAATCCAAAACGGTAGCGTGCATTGGGTATCTTAGCAAGTATAGAAGTAAGAGATTTTGCTTTGAAGAGATGAGCTTCGTCTCCGATGACAACATCAAAGTCACTAAAGAATTCGCTAGGTAATTTGTATATGCTCTGCCAAGTTGTGATTGTGATTGGTTTTGTTGATCCCTTATCCTGTCCAGCAAAGACACGATGTACGTAAGCATCAGAGTCGAAGCCATAGTCAGCAAAATCACTGGCAAGCTGACTAACAAGAGAAGTAGTTGGTACAATAATAAGAGTTCTTTTCGCATAATACCTCACAAGTAAATAGATGATAAAGGACTTACCAGAATTATGTGTGATCATTCCATCATTTGTTATGTATAGATGATCTTCAACCTGAATTCCATAGTATTTATCCCTTCCATGGTATAACACATCAAACTTTGATCTATAACTATCCTTTATAGTTTTTTTACACATTTTTTTCTAGATATTCTTACTGGTATTTTTTCAATATCACCACATATTCTCACATTATAATAGATTTTATTATATTTTTTATTTAATTTTGATGCGATACTGCATCTAAATCCAAGGAAATTCCTAATTTCAAAACATCATTTGCTAAAATATATGATTTTGATGTAAAAACAAAACTTGTGTTTTTATCAAGTGTTCCATCTGTATCAATTAATCCAGCTAATAATTCAAAACGAAATTCTGGTGTTGATTTTAATAATGTGTCTGGTATAAATTTATTACCACAGTTTAATTTATTTTTACCAGAAAAACACAAACCACATTTTTCAAATTCGACTAATATTTTATTTTTTTCCTATTTTACCTCTTAAAAAATAAGTTATGTTTTGATTAATAACAACATTACAAGATGATATTTCTGCTTGTTTATATATTTCATCAATAATTTCTTTATCTATATTTGTTATAGCACAAGAACCACAGTGACCATCACCTAAATAACAGCCAATAAAGTATGGAGACAACAAAGTTTCTGGATCTTTTTGATTTTCAAAATTAATAATTTTATTGTTATAAAATATATTAGCAGAATGTTTATAATATTTTGATTTGTTAATATATTCAACGACACTTAAATTTTCTATAAAATTTTTATCTCCTTTTCCATAACCATATTTTTTAGAATAATCAGAAAATTTAAGAGGAAGAAGATGATTTCCAGTGACAGTTATTTTAGAAGAATTGTTTTTTGGTTGAATGTGATATAAATCATCTTCTCCATTAAATGTATTGATTACTTTCTTTGGTAGTCCATCTTCACCAATAACATATTCACCTATTTTAATATCTTCAATATTTTTCCATTCTCCTGAATACATCAAAACTTTATCCCCGGCCATATGACACGCTGTGGGAGAAAGGAGCAATGCTCGTCTTTCCCTCACAGCATGAACGAATGCATCTAGCTGATAATCTCTAGGTTGCATCGCAGGTTTAATATTTATGACAAAATCATTGGCCTCTTTTAAAGAAAATTCTTGTGTAGAAAAATCTGAAATATATTCAATATCATAATTTCTTGAATTACAAAATTCTTCTACATAGTTCAGAAGTCCACCATATAATAAACCAGTCATTGAATTCAGAAGGCGTATTTTACCATCCCAATATTTGTTCTTATATGCTGGAGTAAATTTGGCTCCGGGCACAGAAAAAGTGAAATAATCACTCATCTCCATGATTATACCAGGATCTGCTTTTATCCTATTATAAACTTCATTATATTTTTCAATTTGAATAATTTCTTTCATTATCCTCCCATGGTGAATCTCTGCCATTCCAAGGCATTCTTCACATCATATCCTCTATTGTGAATCACTTTTAAAATATCCATAATAAGATCTACTTTTTCTTGTTGTTGTGAAATGATAAGATTTTTACGAATGATATCTGCATCACTGTCCATATACAAAGGAATCTCTGATTTTATTATTATTTTACTAAGAGGCTTCCATCCCTTTTCAATATGCTCTTGAGATGCGCCTTGAGTGTAATATTCATACTTTTCAAGCTTGAGAATTTTTAATTCAGAATCAAGCTTTTTAAGTTTTAGTCTTTCTGTGATTAAAATCTGATAATATTTGTGATGAAGTTTAGCCTTCTTTAATGCTTCATCACCTAATTCAGTTTTATCAATATTACCATCAGCTTTCCATTCAGATAATATATCTTCAATATTCATATATCACTCCATTGTAAACAACATATCATATCATACTTTATAGGACTTGTCAAATATTATTAATCTCATAATAGGTATATTTAAATGATGCTGATGCCTCAATATAATTCACATCTGTATCTGTAGTATTAAATACCATTCCGGTTAAACTGACAGGATGTGCATCTGCAAATACAACTTCGTAATTCGCCATTTTAGTGCTTGATAATACCATCAAAGAGATATCTGAAAAGATACCTTCTCCTGTGACAATAGCTTTTTGAGCTAATACTCTATGTTCATCATAATCTATTGGTTTACCTAATGCTCTAATCCAATTGTGTAATTCCATATAGTTTTGTAAATCTTCATCCACTTTGAATGTTATATTCAGAGTTCCATAATCAAGGTGTTCACGAGGAATAGGTATATTTACAAGAGGATTAGGGTAATTTACATTTTTCAATACAAGATCAGGAATATTAACCTTCTGGATAAAAAAGTTAACATGGGGTGAACGTTTTATAAAAAATTTAAAGTTTAATGGTGATAAGAAATTTTTATTCTGTGGCGTGTTATCTATTGCTGACATTATGCTTTTTCCCCGCCTATCATTTTAAGACTTTTATCTAATGCTTTTAATTCTAATAAGTGTCCAGAACCTAAAAACAAAAACCCCTTGTTTCTGTTTTAGAACAAACCTATTTCTTTCATCTTCGGCTTTCTTTGCCAATTTACCTAGTTTATTTGGATACTCTTGCCAGTTATCAGGCCACATTAATTTTTCACCAGTAGTAAGAAATTTACGCATATTTTCTTCTGTTGCAGACAACTGTGACATTTTTAAAAAATCTACATTGTTTTCACTAGCCGCAATTAGAAATTTAGTAAGATCATGTTCATTATAACTACGATCTTCAAAATACTTATTACCCTTTTGTTTTTTTATTATAGCATCAAATATAGATAAATTTGGTGATGTAAGTTTTTTAACTCTATTGTTTTCTTTTACATTAGAAAATATACCACCTATAAAATGTATAGGATAACCTTTTACTGTTTTAGCGAATTCTTTATCCCAAGAACCTTCATATGCTTTTTTATTACCAAATAGTTTAATATTCGGAGCAATGTCATCACCGTTTCCTTCATACCAAATTCCATATTCTTTTGCTAAATTTAGAATTTTTGATTTTAAATCATTAGATAAAATTATTGGTTTCCCATGATGAGAACCTACATATGCTTTTTTATCACCATCAAATATAACTCCGGATGGAGCATTATGTGTTTCTTCTAATATATATTCTAAGAAAGATTTCATAATTTCTCCTGGTATTATTTCAACTATTTATGTAAAAAAAGGGGGATTACTCCCCCATAAAGTTTGAATTTGTTAGATCTTTGTCTAACGATTTATTTAGTCTATATTCTTCCCAACGTTTTTTCATTCTTTCTGAATGTTTTCTTTTTCTTTCTTCATCATTAGCCCATGTTTTTTTCATCATAGTAGAATTATTCTTTTTCCATTCATCAGTGTGTGGTTTTTTCTTTATTCCACGTAAAGCTTCTTTATGCTCTTCTGTAAGTGCTTTTCCTTTTTTAGCGGCTGATATAGCTGCTCCTCTTCTAGTGGGGCCGGAACACTTTTTCCTTTTTTAGAGTGTGAAATTTTTTGACCTATAGTCTTAACACCTTCTTCTGTCATATGCCAAGGATTTTTAATAACCTTTGAAATATTATAATATTTAACATTCTTTCTTGACTCATATGTGGTATTAGCTTTTACCATTTCTTCATCTTTTATCATAGACAACCAACGTTCTTCTTCTTTCAAAAGATCAACTCTATTAGTAAAAACTTTTGTCACAATACGTCTTTTAAAATCTTGTGGACGATATCTATATGCATCACGCATCCAGTTTGATGAACATACATATCCATCATCTTCTGTTCCCCAATGAGATCCAATATAAAACATATTACGTTTTTTTATCATACCAGATATATACAAACCCATATTTTTCCATTGTTATTCTCCAAATAAAAAAACCGGGGAATTTCTTCCCGGTAATATTTATACCACAAATATGGTTTTTCCGTGTCCTACATGAGATTATTTACAATCACACGACGATAATACTTGTTAGTATTGATAGTAAGACCACCAAGACCCTTATTAAGACCCTCTGCGAATGGGTTTGCAACCATTCCGTAACGAGTCTTGAAGCCGATCTTTGGCTGGAAGCTTGACTGATCAACTGCACGAACCATCTGTAGTGGGACGTATGGGCAGTAGAATAGGCCAGCGTCGAATGCACTTGAACCCTTATAACCAACAGTGATATAGTTACCACCAATGGCATATGGATCAATGTAAACACGTAGACGACCATTTAGAACACCAGCGAAGGTATTGCCAGTATCGTCAACCTGTAGGTTGTTTGAATTAAGAGCAGGAGCGTAATCAAGAACACCAGCCATCTGTAGTGCAGAAGCAACGTCTGAAGAACAGATAACGATGTTACCCTTACCACGACGTGTCTGCTTGGCGATCTGGTTAGCTTCACGCTCTAGCTGGAACATTAGGCCCTTAAACTTCTCAACTGACCAACGACCGTTTGAGTCGGTGTCAAGATCGAAGACGCCAGCAGTAGTAACATTATCCTAGTGCGCCAGCAACTGCAGTGATATTGATGGTACGAACAACCTCACGGTTGATTTCGGCCATAATCTCAGCAGAAAGAATATTGGCTAGCTCTGTCTCAGCATCTAGACCATGAATAGCCTTGAGATCCTGTGCTAGTTCCATGAGTATACTCTGCCTTTAGAGCACGAGTATTTGCAGTAACAGTAACCTTCTCGATTGAGAATGCCATCTGTGGGAAGCTGTGTTGGAATCTAGTTCCAAGAGCTTCTGCCTGTGCAGTTGACATACCAGAACCAGTGTTATACTGTGAAACAGCAGTTAGTGGTGTGGTATTAGTTGCACTCGAATAGGTACCAATATGAGCGTTACCGAAACCAGTCTTGTTATCAACACGAGTTGAGAATGAAGTATCAACTTCATTATAGAAGGTTTCGTTGGCCTGAACACCAGCGAATGAAGTGTTGCCAGAACCATTGCCCTGATTGTTGTACTTTGAACGCATAGCAAAGATAAGTCCAGTTGGACCTGTCATTGGCTGTACGCCGCAGATGTCATAAGCAATGAGGTTAGGCATTGCACGACGAACTAGTGAAATTAGAACTGGGTCGAAGGTATCAATACCACCAGCACCAGCTGTTGAACTTGAAGCACCCATCATGTTGACAGGAGTTAGTGAATCAGTTTCTGTTAGAGTCTGATAAGAACCATGAGCAGCTGACTCACGGAGTGCCTTCTCAGTATTCTCAAGCATAACTGCAGTAACTGAACGACGATGCTGGTCCTTAATGGTACCAAGAGCATCATGGTCTAGGACGGGTGCCCACTTATTTTGAATTTCTTCGGCTAGATACATTTAGATTTCCTTTCTTAGAAATACGCTTTATTTTATTTATAAAAATTTACTTTTTAACAGTTTTGGCGATAGCCTGAACATAACGGTTGACGACTGGATCAACGTTACGAATTTCTGCAACATCGCCCTCAAGGTTTCTTCCTCAATATTTGAAGAATAAGAAGAACTTTCATTCTTAAAATAGTTCTCTTTAACGATCATTAGCTTTCTGGCATAAACGTCAAGATCACCGTCAAATTCAATTCCTTCTGCAAGTGAGAGAACTTCTCTTGTTGTGTCAGTGCTAGATCAGATGCTAGTTCTGCAAAGATTTCCTGCATTTGACCTTCAACAACATAGTTTCTTAGCTCAATGTTTTCAGAAATTGTTTCATTTAATTTTTCTTCAAGAGAATTGACTTTTTCAGCCATTGCCTCAAGAACATCAACCTTATTCTCTGGGACATCAATGTAATGTTCAGCGAATAAGTTCTTCAATCCTTCAATGAACTCTTCTGCAAGTTCATTGCGAAGGCTTGATTCAATAGCTACTTCGTTTTCTTTCATCCAGTTCTCGACAACGTAATCAAGATATACATCTAGCTGTGATGTTAGTTCTTCACCGAAAGCAGCAAGTTCTTCGTGTAACTTTGCTTCATACTCTTCCTCAAGACGAGCAGTTTCAAAGCAATCAAACGTGCAGAAACAGCAGCCTCAAATAGAGTCGCAGCATTTTCTTTAAATTCTTCTGATAGATCCTGTCCATCAAACATTTCTTCTACGTCTTCTTTAACATTTAGACGTGGCATTGGATCTCTTGTCTTTGGTCCTGAACCAAGCTTTGGAATCAACGGTTGCTTGATTACGAACAGAATTATCACCAACACCATAGAGTCTTACCGGACCAACCAGTGCCATGGTTGCATTGAACCAATGGGTTAGGTCTCCCTTAGACATATTATGCATTTTACCAAGTACAGATGACATCATGCCAATCTTTGACATTCCTTCACCTCGAGCAGCACCGGGATGAAGTGAGGCAGCGGCGAGAGCTTCCTCAGAAACTTCAGTTTCTCTTCAACCTTTTTCATCTTCTTTTTACCACGATGATGCTTCTTAGAAGACTCTTCCTCTTCTTCCTTCCTTCTTCTTCGTGCTTTCCACCAGATTCATCTTTGCCTCATCCATTGTGGCGAAGTCTTCTACATCGTGTTCTTGTTCTAAATTAGCCATTAGAATAGTCTCCTATTGTGAATTTGCTTTAACTATTTATAATTATTTGAACTTTACCAATGAAGAAATATAATTTCTCAAAATAGCCATCTTTTGTTCTTCAATTTGTGATCTTGATAGCTTTTTAATTTTCTTCTTAGTATTATCTAATTTTTCTTCCATCCAAGTATTCTTTACTGGATCATAAAAATATTCAACACCTTCCATAATACCATTAACAAAACAAATCAGGACCACTTGGATCTGATACAATATCAACTGTTGAAAGCTGAAATCTCTTTGAACTATCATGACGCCATTTGATTCTTTTAAAGAACCCATTCCACGAGTAGATACGCCAAGTTGTCCACCAGATTCCAAAAGACCAATAGCAACTTTACCCATTGGTGTTTCTGTTAATCTTGCCTTACCAATAAAATAATTCTTGTCTTTTTCAATTCTGTGATAATATGTGATACATTCTGAAGGTTAATAGTTGGTCCTGATGGATGATTAAGTTCACCATAGGCTCTGTTCATATTAACAACTTCTCTAACGTATCTTGAAACTTCGTTTTCAAGAACATCCATTGGATACATACGACCGTTTTTATTTTTCTTCAGCCACAATAAAACGATCTCAGTTATATAACGGTAATTTTTACCGTCTTCGGATCTTTCGGTTATGTAATGAGTATCTTCATTAAGTTCTGTTATTAGTTTCATTTTTATTACCTTAATATCTATATGCTACTGGAACCGCTTTCATATTAGCTCCAATAATAGTATCTGTTGTTGATTTCTGTAAAATAATACTTTCTGTATTTGTTACAGTTACATTTGCATAAACAACACCATTGCTATATGCTACATTCATTACAGCTGCAGCACCCGTATTGATAATTCTTACAAGGTTAGCGTTAGCTACATTATTTGCCGATGCAATAGAAATTTCTGCGCCTAAAAGTTTAATAATCATTATAATGTTCCTACATCATGTCTACCGGTTGTCCAACCAGCAGCACCGGGTCCAGCACTAATCTGTTTCTGTTGCAGGAGATGTTCCTGATTCTGATTTTCCATGTCTTTTCCATGCAGTTGCATAAAGAACTTCCATACCCTTTTTCGGACCATATTCTTTGACAAAACGTTCTTTATTTGCCTTAACCCATTTTTCTATTTTAGGGTCTGGAGGAGCAACTTCATTCATTATTGCTTCTGCGATTTTTTTCTTATCAATTAAAAGTCTACGACCTTTTTTATCTTTGTAATCTTTTTTGTCATCAGAAGGACATGCAGCTTCTCCATGAACTTCACAATGAACACCTTCCATGGTATGATTACAAGCAGCTGCTTCATCTACCTTACGTCCACGTCTAGCAGCACTAAAAAATTCTCTTGGATCAAATTCTTTTTTAGTTTTTTCTTTTGGACGATCACCCATTACTTCTTTTTTCTTGGCTTTGTTTTCTTTATTGCCTTCACCAAGATCAACTTCTTCGGCTACCTTTGCTTTTTTATAAGGAGCTTCTTTAGTTGTTCCCTTATAGACATCATCACCGTTTCAGCACGATCAGCATGTTTTTCGATCTTATGATACTTGGCGTCAAGTTTGGCACCATCTGGTGATTTGTCTAAATCTTTAAGATCCATTGGTTCTATTTTGCTGGATTTAACACCAGTGACGTGTCTGAGTGGTTTAGCCATCGTAATCTTCCTCTGAGTCTTCTGCTTCTACATCATCAACACCAAACTCATCATCATATTCGTCCGTATCAAATTCTTCTGGTGGTTCGTAACCATACATTTGTTGAGCGATTTCTAATTTCTTATCTTCTACTGCTGTTCTAATTCTATCAATTACAACATCATTAAAAGCATTTTCAAATTCAATAGGCTTTTTTCAAAAGTGTAATTAATTAAATCTGCTACTTCATATTTATTATCTGTCATTTTCCACCTTTATCGTCTTGAATGCCAGCTGTGCCAGCAACTTTAGTTGCAATATCTTTGTTTTTAGCAAGAATCTGGAACAGCAGCTTTATATTTTTGATTATCTTTGTCTGTTCTATTTTCTTTACCTAAATCTTTCATCTGCTTAACAATGATTTGTGCCTTTACGAACATCTTCCATCTTCTTCGCTTCTTCTGATGGACCCGGAGAACCTTGTGTTCTGGGTGATAAATCAGCAGCAGGTTGTACTGGTTGTTGCATCATTGCTTGTGTTTGCATAACCATTTGTTCATTTGATAGTATAGTTGGATTGACCCATCTTGGATCTTGTGATTGATTTTCCATCGCAATCTGTTGATCAATCTGCATGATATCATCATCAGTTTGCTTAAGAACATTTTTACGAATGTAATAATGAGAATCAATATTTTTCAGCAAACTCTTGATATGCACCTGCTAAACGAAGACGCTCATTTGCAATTTCAGCATTCTTTAATTCTGCAAAATAATTGTCTTTGGCAAAATCAAATTTTAATATTGTTTTGAAATAGTTCCCAATCTTCAACTGTTATAATATTTTTAAGAACAAGCTGTTTTTCTAGTAGTTTTAAAAATACTTGTGAAAATCTTGATCTTAGTCTTGTAATGAAACCCATGAATTTAATTTCATCACGAGTAATTTCAGTAGCACGTCCAATAGAAAACAATGCATCAGAATTCAAACGACTGATTGGAACATTTAATGAATTCAATAATTTCTTTGAAAATATAGAACGTCATCCATTTGACCTAATGTCTGACCGCCAGGTAGGGTAGTAACCTCCGTACCTCTACCACCTTCACGACGTGGAAGCCAATAGTCTTCCAACATTGTCATGAATTTGCGGTCATCTCTAATGTCGCCTGTTTGGGCGTCATAGATTAATCTGTTCTTGTGCTTAACCATAATGTCACGAACGTATTGTTCCGCTTTCATCTTAGGTAGATTACCAACATCAATATACCAAATACTGACGTTCAGGAGCACGTGATAGTCTGTAAATTACAAGAGCATCTTCAAGTGTTCTTAACTGATTTAATGGCTTAATAGCTTTATGTAAGTATGAGAGAACCATAGTTCCCTGATTATCAGTTAAACCTGAAACAACATGAAGAACAGAATCTTTTGCAATTTTTAATCCAGTGGTTGAAGTACCAACTGATTTATTACCAAAATTAAATCCCTTATCATTGAAAATGTAATACTCGTTTACTGTCTTTGAAACAACAGAATCACCAGTGATTATTAAGTTGAATTTTTTCTTCTGAACTTCTCTTACTTTTCTGATTTTTCGTGGATCAACATAACGAAGCTCTTGTATACCGGCTATTGGATTTTTATCATCAATTACTACATGATAGTATAAACGACCATCAATATACCAACGACGAAAAATCTCATATGAAAATCTATTAAACTCTAATAAATTAAGACAGGTCTGAAATTCTTGTCTTATAATTTGTTTGATGTTTTCTTTTATTTTTAATTCATCAAGATTGATGCTAACAACATGTTCTTCATCAATTGCAATTGATTCGTTTACAATTTCATCAACAGCAGAATCAACTTCTGGTTGAAGAGACATTTCACGATATTTTGTAACAAGCTCTGCTTCGGATCTTACGGTACCGTCAAGGTCTACGTAAGTTCCATATGCACCACCGGCAGATACAACAACTGCACCATCATCTGCATCCTTTTGAGGCGCAAATGATGTTAACTGTTGTGTAGGAACTCGTCTACGTAGTTCAAATCCATATAATTGACCCATATTATATATCTAACCTCATGTATTCTTTAAAATTTTCATTTTTTATTCTTAAAGAAATTGTACTATAATGTATTCCCTCAACTTTTGATGCTTCAAATAAACTTTCAAATATACCAAAAGGTGTTACTATTAAACCTTTAAATGCATTGTTTTTTGAACCAGTTTGATTAACATTTGGTCGTTTTCCCATCATATTTTTTCTATGGTTTAATGTTTTTGGTCCACGCATTTTTTGTATAGTTTTTTTAGAACGTTTTTTGCCTATATGACTTAATGTACCTTTAATAGCACATAATGGATCAATTGAAACATTATCTGTTTTATTTAACCACTTGTCTTCTTTAATCACGTTCATTTTTTTAAGAACTTTATGTTCCCATAATCTGGCTTTATCTGTATTATCAAATGTTTTTCTTATTTCTATTATATTTGGTTCGCCGTATTGTTTTCTAAATTCATGAACATATTTTGATGAAGTGAAATAAGTGACCCACAAATCAGATGGGTCACAATTTTTACTATAACGGACACCATAATAATATTTATTATGGTCAGACCAACCTATTAAATAAGTGTAAGCCAAATTTTTTCTCCCAAAATGTGGAGGGAAATATTTCCCTCCTTAATAATATAGAATATTTATTATAGTACTGATTGAGGACCAGCTTCAGTCTGTCCAAGAAACTCTGTAACTTGACCAGCGGTTTTACCAGAAGCATTCTCAATAACAGGTAGCCAGTAATCATATGAGAAGTTAACTGCAAACTCTTCAATTGCGTTCTGTGAGTCCCATCCAAGACCAATACCGGCAACTGAAGTTGGGAATGCACCTACTAGCTGATAAGTACGAAGAATTTCACCATCCTTGGAGAACTGAGTAACGTCCAAAACGGTCTTATATTCTTCTCTTGATGCAGACTGTAGACGAACATTTGAAACAATGGTATTGATAGCATTATGCCATGCTTCAAACATTGAACGAACGCCGAAATCTTCATCATTCATTACTGTTACTGACCAATCAGCAAATGATTCTTCTCACCAGCAACTTTGATTCTACGACCAAAGTATGGAATTTCAATATTTGAAATTGTTGATTCTGGTAATTCTGCTGACTTACATGTGAAAATGAATTTCTGTAAGGCAGCAGGATTAAGAGCTATGCCAACTGGTGGTGTTAGAATTACTTCGAAGAGGGATGGTCTGGCACCACCGTATACCAGACCTCTTGATTTAAATGCGCTAATATTAAAAGCCATCTATGTTACTCCTTTGAGTTTTATTTATTTATTAAAACTTGCCAACAACTTCACTGAACTGAACACCAGTTGGAACAGCAATAAAGTTAAGTTGGATAAAGTTAATGCTTCTCGCAGGTTTAATATAGATGTCACCAACGAACTGATTGGTATCAATAATCTGTGGTGTATTGTTAGTTTCATCACATACAACCAAGAAATCAGTGATACCTCTACGACCCTTAACAGTTCTTAGATAAGGATTTACAAGATTTCTGAACTGTGCTCTAGTAAATGCATCATTGAACTCGAATAGTGAATACTTAGCAGCAGCAGAAATTGCCTTCTCAAGAACAATAAACAATCTGCGGACATTGATACGATCAAATGCAGATGGTTTAGCCTGTAGTGTTTTATCACCATAAAGAACAGTTCCTTGACCAGGGAATGTAACAACTGGGTTAATTCCTGCTGGATATAGAAGATCTCTTTGTGGTTTGGTTGGATTGAATGCCAACTTAACAAGATTTTTAATCTGACCACGATTAAATCCTGCTGGAGACCACCAAGCATCATTTGTATTATCAGTTCTTACACATAGACCACCAATATCACCATTCATAGGAACCCAACGATAGATGTCATTATAGCGGTCATACTGATACTTATATCCAGAATCCATTACAGCATATGAAGAACTATGAATGGCTCCTCTCCATGCTATGAGATCTAATGTTTCATTACCAACGTTGTTAAGAACAAGACCTTTATCTGGAGAAATCAGAGCAACACAATCTCTTCTTGTTTCAACAATGTTATCAATTATGTAGTTTGCAAGTTGGAAATTCTGAACAGTTCTTCCATTGACAACTGTTACGCCGCCAATTGGTCTTCCCTGTAGAACAAGTGAAATATCAATATCTTCTGCAGACTTGAATAGATCATATGCTTGACCAAGAATTCCAAGAGTTGCGTTTACTTCTGAAAGACCATCAGCACCAAGAGTAAATGGAATATTTGCTGGACTACTAGATGTTGAAGAAGTTAGATTTACAGCTGTGTTTGATAGAGCAGTTGTTCTATCATTTGCAAACCAAATATAGTTTGAATCTTTGTTGATAACATTTTTATAATAGTTATCAGAACCATCTTCATTTTGTGCATCTGTGGCTCTTGAAACACCAGAATATACTTCAAGGATTGTTCCTGGAGTACCAGTGAATTGTCCACCATCATCTACTACAACAACATGCATTTCGTCCTGTGCGGAAGTGTTGCCATGATAAAGCTGCCAATTTGATTGACCTGGTGCAGTATCTACAACATTGAAGAATTCCCAATTACGCTGGACGACATTAGAAGTATAAGCTACACGAAGTCTAAATGGATCTTCAAAATTAATATTTACTGTGGTAGTATTTGAAGTCAATGAACCATTAGCACCATTTGTAGAAGTTAGATTAACTACATCACCAAATGGTGTAGTAGATAGTTTTACACCAAGAGTGTTTGCTTCTACAACATAATAAGTACCACCAGAAAGACCTCCAATAGTATTATTACCAGCAGAGTTTGCATATACAACAGCATCACCATTTGAGAATGGATTGCTGGAAAGATAAATAAAGTTCAATGTGTTACTAATATTAGAGTTACCATTGAATGATGCTGTCGCAGTTGAATTTGTAACAACAGATTTGCCTTTAACAAGCATATACTGTAGACCAATTGAACTATTACCAGTAAGAATCTGATCACCAACAGAAATTAATGAAGCAACTGGAGAAGCAACGGTATTTGAACTACCAAGGAATTTAATAGTAGCAACATTTGATCCAACAACAAAGTGGATTGCTGTATTAATAGCAGTTGACTGACCAGCAACATTTGCTGCAGCATTAGCATTCAAATTAACATTTGACTGATAACTAGTAGCATTATCACAGACAGAAACTCTTAATGAGTTACCAATTAGACCGGGATATTTTGCTACATAAAAGGCATCAGTATCAAAATTACCATCTTTAAGTACATAATCGGTTTCATTTTTAACAATCTGATTAACAAGATTTGAAACGAAACCATATGTTGAATTTGTTGTATTAATAACAGAATCAGGATCTATACCAATTGAATTATAAGCAACTTCTGGACGACCAAAATAAATTTCTGCATTAGCAGTTGAACTGCCAGTAGCAACAGTCTGAGTTGTATAAACACCTTTGTTTAGAACAATCGCAGTTGTATTAATTGAAGTAATATAATATGAATTACCTGTTGGGATTGAAGATGCATTTGTTGACTGATTAATATACATGCCAATAGCAAGACCAAGATTTGCTACGTTTGCACCAGCAGAACCAGTTAGGACTGTATTAGAAACTGTTGTGTTTGCCTTAACATTAAAAGTTAATGCGCCTGGAGTTGCACCAGTTGTGTTTGCTGCACGTGAAATATATAGACGATTAGCATATGATAAAAAGTTTGCAGCAGTGAAAAATGTTTCGGCATTAAGATTTGTTGGCTTACCAAATCTTTGAACAAGAGCATTCTCAGACTCAATAAAACTCTCTCACCAATTGGACCCCAACGGAAAACACCTGCAAATGCACCATCTGAAGTAGCTACTGCAGGAACAACCGTAGTAAGGTCAATTTCTGTGATATTAACACCGGGGCTTAATTGAAATGCCATATTTTCTCTCCCTTTATGCGAGAATGTGTATTATGATTTTCTTGTTTTATTTATAAAAAGAGACATTTTAAAAGTTCTCTACCTGTCTCCACATCCACGCATCAGGGCTATAATCGTCATAAGTTTCATCAATATATTCAAATTCATCTCTACCGGACATAACAAAACCAAAAGGTGACAAATCTTGTTCTATCTCATCTTCTGTTTTATCTCTTAATGATGCTAATGTATTAATATTTGTATAATCTTTAAAATATTGCTGCTCAGATAACCAAGCAAAAAGAACCATACACATAACTAGGTCATCATTTTTACCCGGTTCTGCTTCATAGGAATTATTTCTTTTGGAGAATGTTGATAATTCATTTATCGTATTGAAATCATTGATAATTAATTGATTTTGTTCTACTAATAGTTTTAATATTGAACACCCAACTGATTTTACTACTTTGGTCGTTCTAATTCCTTTATCAATCTGTCCGCCGCCAAATCCTGATGTAATCCTTTTTCCTGATCTACCCGCATTTTCAGTATAAAGGATATGTTCATATCCAAAGTCATAATGTAGAGCATGAGATACCTGCTCACCAATATCATTTACTTCTACAAGAATAGACGCATTATTATATGCTTTGGCGACTCTATGAATAATACCAGCATAATCATGGGGGGTCACAGCGTTACTTCTGAAAACACAGGTTTGTTGATATGGCATTCTTGAAACGTTTATAAGCTGAAATGCCGAATAGTCTAGACCTTTGCCTCTAGAAACGTCGCATATCATCATATAGACATTATTTTCTTCCGGTTGAAAATACTGTGTAAGGCCATCTCTTTCAACAACTGGTGGTCTATGGACCAGTTCTTTAAGTTTCCAACCAGCAATAAGCGTTCCTGATGAACCTAAGAATTCACAATTATACTCTTGATCGAATTTTTCAACATCAAAATTCATACCAGCAAGAGTGTCTTGCTTCCATTTATCATCTCTACCAGGAACATCTTGCCAACGGACAAGAATTGGATTATATCCGTTATGTTCTAAATCCTTTTTAAAAGCACCAGCCCATGTTTTATGAAAGTGATTTAAACCATTTGGTGTGGACACCAGAACTATTTTAGACTCTGAACCAGATGAAATTGTAGGAAAGACTGATGTGAAGAATTCATCCCAATTATCAATGAATGCCGCCTCATCAATGAATAGCATGTTAATAGAATAACCACGCACCGCTGATGCAGAGGTAGCAGCAGCAATAACACGGCTATTATTCTCAAGAACAAAAGATCCCTTATTCCATTCAACAACGCCTTGTTGAAGCCACTTTGGGAGATGTTGATACGCTAACTGAACACGTCCAAGGATTTCACGAGCAGTATCACCCTTATTGGCTAATAGAGCAACAACTTTTTCTGAATGAAAAATAATATACCATAGAATAAATCCACAAGTAGTCGTAGATTTACCTGCCTGACGAGCGGTTGTTACAATACTATAACGATTATCTTTGAAAGAATTTATCATATCCTTTTGATAAGGATATAACTTGAAATTAACCAGACCCTCATCAACGTTGATGATTTTCATGTAGGTTTCAATAAAATAAATTGGATCTTCCGCACATTTCATATATTCGGAAACAAGGTCTGGCGTCCAATCAATTGATTGGTTAGACTTTTTTAGAAGTACATTACCCTTATACCCACCAACTGGATCAGTCATCTTTTTTCATTTCTTGTATCATTTTTTGTAATTCTGCAGTAGACCCTACAAATAGATTATTTGTCACACTTTTAGCTTTTTCATTAACTGGAGAATCAGCATGATTAATTTCACGAATTTTTGTTTGAAGGTTGAGTAATTCTTTATTCGCATTAAGAACTGTATCCATAAGCTTGGCATAAACTTCAAAGGCTCTGGGATGTTGACTTGATGCAGCTATTTGTGCTAATTTTAATAAAGAAGCTTTTCCATCGTTTATCATTTCATGAATGTTTGCACGTGCCATTTCAAAATCATTTGAAGCAGAGTCATCATGACCTTTTTCTAATAATTTATCTATAACAGAATAATTCTCTACAAAAGGTTCTAAATCTTTTGATGGTTCTTCATTATTATCTGACATTTTATTTCACTTTACTGTTGATCTAAATCATCTTTTGTATAAATTTGTGTTATGAATCCATAATCATCATCAACTTCAATTTCAGCATATGGAACAGTTCCAGTATTAGCATTTGGTTTACCAGAATAAGTTATCTTTTGACCGTTTGCTGTTAGACCTGGCTGAATAGTCACTTTTTCTGCGATTGCAGTATTACCAACAGCATCAGCTAGTTTACCATCTGGAACTGGTGGTATATAAAAATTAAGGTTGATAAATTTAATAATAGCAGATTTCTTAACAGGACCATAATAATATCCTTTTAATAAGAAATCTAAAGACCATATAATTGTTCTACGGTCTTTAAAATCACCATCATATTTATCATCATAATTAATATTTGTTAATATCACAGGGATATCCATAGAGATTTCCATTTCTGGAATAAGATTACATGTTGTAGTCCAATCCGGAGTGAAGTATGGCAAAATCTGTTCAATGATTTTTGTTCCATCTTCAACATTCTTAGCATAGATATATGCTTTAAAATTTATATTATATGGAACAGGATTATATTGATATTTAAAAATGTTTCTTTGATCAGCACCAACACTTTTAACTGTGCTTTTTCCAATAGTATTTAATTTACGACTACCATCATATCTTATTTCACCCATTTCGAATGAGATCATTGGGAGAGGAGCAGTTGCTGTTGGTCTATCAAGTGCTGGATCTTGCATAATACGAGCAAGCATTTTATCTTTTGGACCGTATGTAATTGGAACTTTTAATAGATCAATCATATTACCATCTTTATCTGTTCTGGTAATACGAATATTATTGAGCAAAGTGCCCATGAGGATGACATACTTACGTGTTAATGAAAAATAAAATGGTTTGGAAAACAATTAAATATGTTCCTCTGTAAATGGATTTTGTGCTGACCAATCAACAAATAGATCAGATTCTTGTTGAATTTCATCATTATCAGAAGCGGCAATAAGATCATCAATAGCAGCATTTTCAAGAATTAGATAATTACTTTCTTCGTCTAGAATATATGCACCATCTTCATCTTTAATACCCCAATTAAGAATATCAGTGCTGAATTTTGTTTGAATAGAATCTATTTCTTCTATACCAGTGCTGAATTTTTCACCAGCATATTCGAATACTTCTGTTGTTACTTCCCACGTTTGAAGCGCACCTAATTGATAAAACATTTCATATTTATTTACATATCTGATAACAAACAATCTTTGATTTAATGGAAAGTATATAATATCGCCTTCATTGGGTCTTACTTGAGTAGTTATAGTTCCCACTTCTTCTGAGAAAATTCTGCGAGACATTGAGAATATAACTTGATTACGAATTTCAATACCGAATTTTGATAGGAATTCACCATCACCAGTGAATCCATCAATTGATTTAATATACATTTCAATTGGAATAGCTTGTTCATATGATGAAACATCATCAGCGCCATAAACCGAATCATAATTGTTTAATTTACGGGGAATGTAGTATACATCATGACCATATATACGAATAGATTCAATAATAAGATTCTCAAGAAGCAGTTGTTCTTGTGAAGCTTGAAAATTATTGAAGAAAAAGTTTGTGGACATTATTTACCGTAGTCTGGCATAGGTAATTTACCAGCCTTTCTTAAAGCCCAGATTTCTTTCATTTTATCTGAATTATATGATTTGTTATGTGGCAATTTACCTTTAACCCATTCTAAACCCGGTGAATCTTTACTTCTTGTATTTATAATCCCATTATTCCACCACAGTTTACCTTTTGTAGTTTTGTCTGGATTTGCTTTTTTTGTTTTTTTATTTGATTCTGATATTTTTTTACGCCATTCTTCTGATTTGACGTGTCCTTTAGCAATTTTTCCGGTTTTTGGTTTTCCTATTTGACTTTTAGAAATTTTTTCACAAATTATTTTTCGTTCTTCTGGAGAAAGATTTAACCAAAAAATTTTTTGAATATTCAGAACATAATTTGCTTTTTTCTTCTTCTGACATATTCATTCTTTTAATATTTTTCTACAAGCACCCCAATCGCCTTGTTTTTTATGTATTTCGTAATGTTCTTGAATAGAAACACATTTTAAATTATCAATATCATTGTTATTATGATTACCATCTATATGATGAATTTCATAACCTTTTGGTATTGGACCTTTAATTTTTTCATATATTTTTCTATAATTAATTTTCATGTTGAACTCCTTGCTCAACATATTTATATATTCACACTCTTTATGTATATATCATCCGATCATATCTGTACAAGGCAAAGAATAAGTCATGATCATTTCTTTCTCTAATTCATTACGTTCCTGTGTGGCTTCATCATAGATCTTCTGACCATTAAACGTCAAACCACCGGGCATCTTCATGCCCTCAAATTTTTTCAAGTTCTGACCCCACTGTTGTTTAATCAAACAAGCGCCATATCTAAGTAACCAGCGATCAGCCAGGCATCAGTATAAACATCAGGATCAACGACTTGATATGCCTCAACAATCAAATAATTATCAACAGAAATCTGATCCCATGACATATCAATATAAAGTTTATTCATATGACGATTATATCTTAATGGTTGTTTACCAATTAACATTTGTTCCAAAAACTGAACATGATTCATGGCCATATAGTATGGAACCATAGAGACAGATGTAAGAGTGTATAGATCATTCAAAGCAATCCTGATAACGAATATTGAAAAGATTATTAAGACCAAGAGCAGAACCAAGATCAAATATATTAACAACGCCAATAATGTTTTCTGGTATTATTATGTATTTGTTTGTAATATCTTGTTCTGTTATAATATGTTTATAATATGTCTTTTCTGATCCGTCAAAATGGTAATCCCAATAATAACGTAGAGCTTCGTCGATACGATCAGAAACCTGATCATCATCAACGTTTATTTCAATGACTGGTTTGCCTAAACGTCTTAGGCAATTCTCAAGTAAATTCTGCTCTTGATGTTGGTATTGCCATTTTTTATCCTATTTGTTTCTATTTATAAACTAGAAGCTAACCTAAACAAATCATCAACTTCTTCGGTTGATTTATTTAAAGCCTGCGTTGCACTTGTAATGATAGGATTGTTTCTTTCAAAAACAGTAGCATATTCCCAGGCATCTTTGGAATCAGTATCTAAAGTATGAACATATTGTTCAATCTGAGTTCTCAAATTTAGTTGATTTAATGCTCTTCTAAACTGTAATGGAAGTAACAGATTGAGGAACAATATTAGGAGTTTGTGGATAAATATATGTTTCAACAACATCTGTCCCGTTAAATTTAATTGTAGAAGATGTATGACTGAACCATTGACCTGTACTCTCATCAACAAGAAATCTTCTTTACAAGAGTGTAATCACCATAAACTCCGTATACTTCAGGAGCGTTTAGAATATCTCCATTGGGTAATATAATTATTTCCGGAATAGAACGCATACCTGCATTTTCATACCAACTTTCAATAATATTATTATCTTTATCTATTAAACAATATCCTGTTTGTCTCATTTTCTTTCCTTACATTCCTAGAATTGGCATATTAAAATTTGTTGGTAATGGAGTTGTTAATTCAACAGTTACTTGTCCAGCGGCTCCAACACTCCTCTGTAACTATCTAATGGGCCTCCTGCTCCTCCAGAAGTTCCTCCTGAACCAACTACTACTGTTATTGAAGATCCTATTGATAAATCTCCAGGAACATAAGTTTTATTAACGTAAGCCCCTGATCCACCTCCACCTGCATTGTTAACAAAAATAACCTGCTCCACCACCTCCACCTGGTGCATTTCCGTTATTACCTATTCCCAAACCTGTTCGTGCTGCTCCTCCAGTTCCACCATTGGGACAATCTCCACCTTTCATACCTGTTGCAGCATTACCATTAGTGTTTGTTGTACCACCAGAAGCAGTACCTCCATTACCAGGTAATGATTTTCCACCTCCACCGAATCCGCCTCCGGCGGATAATGTAGTATTAAAAGTGGAAGATCCGCCATTTCCACCTGGATAATCTACGCTACCACTAGCGGTTGATCCACCTCCACCAGCACCCCAACAAGTTACAACTATGGTACTATATGCAGTAACTGTAAATGTATATGTTCCTGGCGTGCTATAAGTTGTTGTTGTAGTCGTAGGCATATTATTGTAATGCCTTCCAAGCATATGTTGCAATACTATTAATACGACGAATCATAAGCAAGTATCTGTTGCTACTAGTAGTCGCATACGTATCGCCACCACCTCCAGATGGAGCAGTAAAACCAGAAAACGTAATGGTTCCGGCACCAGTTCCATTGGTAACAAGAATATCGATAGCAGTGTCCGAAGTAGGAGCAGTTAACGTGAAAGCAGCATTAGCCGTCATATATTGATAATTTCCTAGAGCTCCATTGGCAGTTAATGCTGTGGTGATCACACCAAGATTATAGGGCGTGACAGTAAATCCTGAATTTAATGTACTACCACTGGTTGATATAACCATTAAATTAGATCCACCGGCAACAAAGGCAAAGTTATTTGAACCTAAATATTGAACTCTGTTGTTTTGAGTTGATTCGAAATGAATATTAGCGCACTGTAGTGTTGACATTTTTAATTCCTGTTAAATGGAAATACTAAAAGCATCTCTGAACATCTGATCCACTTGTTCATTTGATAATCCTAAACTTAATGCTAATGAACCAATTGCTGGAGAATTTCTATAAACATCATTTCCATATTCCCAAATATTTTTTAATGCATTATCAGTAGAAGATGAAATAAGAGTATTAGCCTGATCAAATAGATTATTATTTTGCAAAACGGTTCTAACAGCCCACATAGGGACTTTAGCAGGCACAAAAACACTTTGTTCCGCTTCAATAATGGCTTGTTGTGCTAAATCTTCAGCAATTTCCTCTGGAGTTAAATCTACTGTTGTTATTTCACCAGTTTCAGCGTTTACTATTGTTTTTGCATGATAACTCCTTATTCGTAAATTACGTTTATAGAACCAGCATCGAATGTGTTGGTGCCTGTTCTAGTTAATCTGATTTGTGTAAGGGCAGCAGCGAGATTTATGAAACCTAAAATTCTTTGATCACTATTTATATTGCCACCATTATTATTACAGAGACCAGTGCAAGCCCACGCACCAACACCATCAAGTAGAGCAAACTGAGTCAATCCATATCTAGTGTCAGTTGAGGTTGTTCCCGGATAAAGAATTCCAGAAGTGCTAGTTCCACCACTACTTTCCCACGATTGATATCCAGTAGTGACAAAGCCCTGATGTTCCTAATTGTATTAGAGGCTTATCGCCGCCTGACAAAGAAACCCCATAAAATATAATTGTAATTTTTCTTACCCAAGAAGGTATACCTGTAAAGTCTACAGTTGATTGTGTGGACAACGTAACAGAAGTCATAGGCACCAGAGGTCTAAGCGTCGCCGTGCTGTCAGTAACCGTTCCACCAGATATAAAATTACCAGTAGTAGTAAGAGCACCGCTGGTAGTAAGACCACCACCAGAAGTTGTAATGGTAGCTAAATTTGCGTTATTATCTCTTAATGCTAGCTGTCCTGCTCCTCCAGACTCCATCCAAATACCAGAAGAATTATTAGCATTAGTGTTGCACTGTAAAGCCCAACTATTAGTTGCGACTTGAAGAAGCATTGAGTTAGCTTTTATAGCTGAACCAGATGCTGGTATAACTATTTTACCAGCAGAATTGTTTCCTGAAGCCAAAGTTAGATCAGTGGTTGTATTAGCAGTATTAATTGTTGTTACGGATAATGTGCTCATAGTAGCCTCTTATATTATTACTGCTCTACCACCAGTATCGATGGTTAGTGTGATTCCAGTATTTACAGTTATTGGGCCTGTAGTTAATGCGTTTTCTCCCGCTGAAATGGTTATATTGTTTGACATAGTATTTGAATTGATTCTGAAAAGGTTATTAGCGTTAGAAGGAGAACCTGCTGCTCCTTGATTACCTTTGTAATAACCAGCGCCGCCAGAAACATTAGCCCAGTATACTGTAGTGCCATTAGAAAATAGTGCTTGATTTGCAGAACCTATGGAACCATTGGCTTGAAGCCCTACTGTTGTTCCAAAAACAACTCTTGTAGTATTAGCCGTCCATGAAGAACCAACAGAAAAAGTAGATCCGTTGACAACACCGGAGTATGTTGGTAGGTATGAGGCGATATTAGCGTTTAGACCAGCGGTGGTTTGATAATTGGATAAATTGTTTGTTAGATTTGTTGTTGTGACATAATTGCCTAGATTGGCTGACAACTGAGCATTAGAGACCACATTAGCGGCTGATACTGATCCCACAAAAGAAGTATTATTTGCTGTAAGAGTGGATACGTTGGCAGAGAGACCTGCAGTAGTCTGATAATTAGATAAATTATTTGTTAGATTTGTTGTTGTGACATAATTTGCTAAGTTTGATGATAACTGAGCATTAGAGACCACATTAGCGGCTGATACAGAACCTACAAACGATGTGTTATTTGCAGTCCCAGTAAATGTTGCAGCGTTTACTTGTGTAGAATTAGCTAATAAAGTATTACTAAAATATATGCCAGAAGAATTAGCTGAAAAAGAAGTATTTACAACTATACCATTTTTAACGGCGAAATCTTTTATCTGCCATGGTTCCCTATCCCCTTGGTTGTTTTTATTATTTATATAATTGTTATTCATAAAATATATTTACAGTACCACCATCAAACGTATTAGTTCCTGTTCTAGTTAATCTGACTTGTGTAAGAGCAGCAGCAAGGTTTACTATGGCTAAAATTCTTTGATCGCTACTTATACTACCACCATTATTATTACAGAGACCAGTACAAACCCATAATCCAACGCCATCAATTAAGAAAAATTGAAATGACCCCGATCTAGTGTCTGTTGCAGTTGTTCCAGGAATTAAAATTCCAGTAGTGGAGGTTCCTCCACTACTTTCCCATGATTGATAACCAGTAGTAACAAAACCACCAGAAGTTCCTAACTGTACAACAACGGTTTATCGCCGCCCGATAATGAAACTTGATGGAATAAAACTGTAATTTTTCTTACCCAAGAAGGAATACCAGTAAAGTCTACAGTTGATTGTGTAGTTAATGCAACAGATGCTGCATTTGTTACTGAAGGTCTCCAGTAAACCGAAGAAGCATTAGATGTAAGAACCTGACCTGCTGTTCCAACAGAACTATTTGCCCATAATCCAGCGCCAGGAGTCAATATAAACTCTGCAGTATTACCTATTGTGACATTTCCACCATATTGTGCAACAGAAACAAGACCGTTAGCATAAACTTCGATATAAGGAATGCCAGAAATATCATTAACACCAAAAAGATTATTAGATAAATCGTTAGTTATAGAGAATAACTGGCCAGCAGAACCTTCCCAAGAAAGAGAACCATTTGAATCTGGATACACATAAAGAGTTATATCTGTGTTAGCTGTGGTATTACCGCCAGAATATACTACTTTTGGATCAGCAGTGTTCGAACCTATATTTGGAGTAATTACTATATTTTTATAAGTATTAGCCATCTATGCTCTCTACGATCTCTATAATTTTCCAGTTTAATACAGATTCATCCCAAACGTATTGTTGACCATCGTCTGGATAAGGTATTGGCGCTTGCCAATCATTATTTTCATCTAGTATCCAACTATCATGTGGTTTTGGAATTATGAAAATATCTTTTTCAGGATCATATATAAAACCTGGACCTGGATATTGTTTTCTTATTTTATTATTGTAACTACACTGTATCCAAATTCCACCTAAACCTAAATCGTTGGATAAGAAATCCTGACCCCTATGTTCTTGATCGTTAGGAACAACCAAAACTCTCATGACAATATTGTTTTCATCTATCTCTGCGAAATGTGCCATTATAGTGGATACCTTATAATTACTACACCAGATCCTCCCGCTGCTGCTGTTGTACCTGCAGCAGCGTATCGACCTCCTCCGCCACCACCACCAGTATTTATCGTTCCAGCAATAGCAGATGCTGCATTAGTTTGACCTACGCCACCACCACCTAATGCTGCTATTTGTGCGACATTAGAATTTCCATTACCACCAGAACCACCACCAGCATAATAACTGAAACCAAATAACTGTCCTGCTCCACCAGGCGCACCAACCCTCACACTATCTTTAGAAGATAAACCAACGGCAGATTTACCGCCGCCGCCAGGACCGCCAATATTACACTGGGTGCCTGTTGCTATACCAGATCCACCATTACTTCCTTGTCCTGTAGTTCCTAATCCACCCGAGCCGGTCGTCGCACCACCTCCTGATCCACCAGGACCTCCAGCATATACAGAATCAATTCCAACGCCACCTTTACCACCACCATTAGCAGTTAAAGAAAAAGCAGAACTATTAGATCCAGTAGTTCTAGCTGCACCACCAGCACCAACTGTTATAGTATAAGGACTTGATGCTGTATTAATACTAATAGTTCCAGTAAGCATACCTCCTGCGCCGCCGCCGCCACCAGCTTCCCAACCTCCAGAAACACCACCACCACCACCGCCAGCAACTATAGCATATTCTACATTTCCAGAACCAGAAGAAACTGTTAAATTATTAGAAGAATTGAATATATGATAGCGATATCCTTCAACGTCTGTAATGTCACCTCCCGTTGCAACACCACCAGAACTTATGAATGAAAAATCTGCAACTGCGGTAAATCTTTTACTAGTGGCATTATAATTAGATAAAATTTCTGCAGCCGATAATGCACGGTTATAAACATGGATCATAGCGCATTTACCTTTCCAAGTAGATGCGGCTGCAACATTAAACCAAGCAGGAGTTACTGCAGGCGTAGTGTATGCTGAACCAGTTCCAACCAACACTCCATTAACATAATATGAAGCTGCAGACGAACCTGAAGGTTTAGATAATACTACATGAACCCACTGATTTCTATAAACTGTTGTAGTAGTAAAACCTGTAGAATCAAATTCAATTTGACCAGAAGTATTCCACCAGATTCTAGGATTTGCAGAACCGCTATCAACAAAATTTCTGGCAGTTGATGTAGTTTCTATAGAATATAACCAACCTTCATAAGTCACAGCTTGACCACTTGTGGTGGCTAAAGTTGATGTCATATAATCATTAGTGCCATCAAATCCCATACTACCATAAGAAAACGAAGAATAATAAGGTCCGTTTACTAAAGTTCCATTGTTAGTGCCTGTTAAATCTGTCCATGTAGTTCCACTACCTGAATAACTAGTAGAAGAACCAGCGTCAAGATTCATTATTAAACCTGATTGAGAAACAGCTTTGGTAGAAATATGAGTTCTGCCAGAATTGTTATTAACAGCCCACCAGTTAGCTGGTCCTTCATAAACACTCATATTCCGAATCTTCCTCTTAGAGCGTTGTAGTTTTGTAAAACTTCTGTTGCAGATAAAGCACGGTTATAAACTTTAACACACGGTATGTTACCTTGGAATGTTCTGTCTACGGCAGATCTATTTCCTATGTAAAAATTAGAAGATACTGTAGTGGCTTGAGATAAGTTGGCAGAACCTATATTAATACCGTTTTTATATATTGTTGCTACTCCGCCGCCGTGGGTTACAGTAAAGTTTGCCCATGTATTTAACGCTACTACATTGTTTATATAAGTAAAAACACTAGTTGACGCATTTACGACATAAACTATGCCACTAGAATATATACCTGTGTTTCCTGCAAAAAGTATATATCCAAGCTCTGAAGCATCAGTTCTCTGAATTATTCTTCCTAATGACCCCTCACCCCAACCAGTAGGATATATCCACGCATCAAGTGTTAGGGCAGTAGTTAAATTGAGAGTTGATGACGTTCCATGATCTGAAATACTATTCAATCCATCAAATACTAAAGACCCGCCATTGCTAGAACTAAATGTTGTAGAAGTTAAGGTTCCATTCAAAACGTTACCACTCAAATCGGTCCATGTAGTTCCAGAACCAGGATAACTACGAGCGTTACCGGCATCCCAATACCCAACTAATCCATTAGTGACTATTCTAGGAGAATGACTAAGCCCCATTAGAGTGCTCCAAATCTATTCCAGGCAGAATCGCCGCCAAAATAATATCCCGAACCATTTGTAGTTTTTGCAATAGTAGCTGTAGCAAACGATACCGTGATATAATCATTACCTAAATTTTCACCAAACATAATTCTGATAGGATAGTATTTACCTGCGATCAACGATATAGCAGCAGAAAATTCTGTGCCAGCAGAAGTGGTTGTTAATAAAGAATTAGAAGTGTCATAACCGCTTATTGCTTTATCTCCAATCCATATTTGCCCGTTATCGTCTACAGTGCAATAAAACGTATATATTTCTGTAGTTGTTGGTTTAAAATAACCTAAGAACATCCAGCTATAAGTATCTGCGCTACTGGTAAAAGCGTTTAATGCTGTTACTGTGCTGGTACTACCTTGCAAAGTGGCCGTTCTGAACCATGAAGGGTCATTTAGAGCAGGAGTCGGAACGCCATTGGTATAGCATCCTACATATCTTTTACCCAACAAACCAGAAGTTGTAGGATCACCAAATTTAGCTATGGAAGTTGGTCCATATGCTACTGCCATATCAATACTCCACTATCAACTTATCAACGTCTTTACGCTCACCATATACAGTGTAATAACAATAAGGCATTGAACCATTTTCACCACAAATGAACACTTGGTTGTCACTAATTTTTACAACATAAAGATTTTGTGGCTCACCAATAGCGGTTAGTTGAACTGTAATGGTATCTTCATCAACAAGACCAGTCCAGTAGTCAGGCAATTCAATAACATAACCGTTTATTTTACCACGAACATAAACGCCGTTTTCTGGACCTTCCAACGAAGCATAACGCAACTTCATTCCAGATTTAGTTGGGTGGTCGATCAAGAATGACTTAGTTGTTGCGCTTATAGAACCGTTTACAGTTAGTGCGCCTGTGTTAGGAACGAATGATATTTTTGTAGTCGAAACTACAGCGTTTGACCAAGTTCCTGAAGTAGTATTGGCCATACCGAAATAGAAAGTTCCAGTTTCAGTATTGTTGGCGTTTAGTGTAGCACCAGCTGCAATGGTTGACCAGTAAATTGAAGAAGCATTAGAAGTAAGAACTTGTCCAGAGGTTCCAAATCCACCATTAGCAGAAATACCAGCACCTGCAGTAATAATAAGATCGCCAGCGGCGCCAATACTTACATTTGCTGTAGTTGTTAATCCTGAAGCATTAATTACGTTAACAGAACCAGTAGAAATTGTAGTAGCATTAACAATACCAGTATAAATGCCAGTAGAATTAGCAATGGTGCTAGTTCCAACTGTATGACTAGCAGCATTTATAGTTCCAGTATATACACCAGTAGTGTTAGCTATTGTTACTGCATTAATGTTTAATTGAGTTGTATTTAAGAAAGCATTAACTGTATTGTTACCAATAAACAAAGTAGTAACATTAGCAATTAATCCACCAGTTCCAGTTCCAGTGGAACCAGTAGTATAACTAGCGGCGTTCATAGTTCCAGTATGATAAACACCAGTAGTGTTGGCTATAAATGTAGTGCTAATTGTATGTGCTGCAGAGTTAACGACTGATGAATTTACTACAGAAGCGCCATTAACCGTTAGACCAGCCGAAGTAATAGTTGTGTTTATAGTATTATTACCGACAATCAATGTCGTTGTATTGGCATAAAATCCACCAGTTCCTGTTAATGGCGATCCTGCCTGATGTATAGCAGCATTAACCGTTCCTGTTGTCCATAATCCAGTAGCATTAGAAACTGTTGAAGTTCCTACCGCCAATGAAGAACCATTTACTACACCAGTGTATGTAGGTAGATATGATGCGATATTTGCGTTTAATGTAGAATTTAATTGGTAAGAAGCAGCTGCTGTTCCACCAAGATTGGTAGAGTTATTAGCTGTTAATGCGCTGTTAACATTCAAATTACCTTCTGTCTTACCATAAGGACCAGTAGTATTACCAATTAAAGTAGAGCCAGCATAGTAAGATACAGCATTAACTACAGTAGCATTAGCAGTAAATGCAGTCCCAACTGTTATCGACGACCCGTTTACTACGCCTGTATAAACACCGGTAGAGTTGGCAATCGTAGAAGTTCCTACCGCTAACGAAGAACCATTAACAACACCAGTATAATTCGGAAGGTAGCTGGCAATATTCGCATTCAAAGTGGAATTTAACTGATAAGATGCAGCCGCTGTGCCTCCTAAATTTGAAGCATTATTGGCTGTAATGTTCCATGTACCAGTAGCATTAGTACCGTCAGTAAACGCAAGGTCTTTATAATTGGTATAAGCCGAAGTATTACCAGTTGTGGAGTTAGTCCAAGCCGCTTGATAAACTCGAACACCGATAGTAGATTTATTAAAAACTAAAAGGTTATCACTACCGCCAGATGAATCTGTATAACTTCTTAATTGAAGAAAATCTCCATACGGTGAAGTATTGTTGACAGCAAAAGAAGTGAAACCGAAACGGAGATAACCAGCAGGAGTATCATTGGCAACAATACTTCTGTTATCAACTCTTAATAAGGTATTAGAAATCAAACTACTATTGACATTCAAATTACCTTCAGTCTTACCATATGGTCCAGTAGTATTACCAATTAACGTTGTTCCGGCATAGTAAGATACAGCATTAACAACAGTAGCGTTGGCGGTGAAAGCCGTTCCCACCGTGTGGGAAGCAGCATTCATAGTTCCAGTGTGATAAGCGCCAGTAGAATTTGCTACGAATGCCGAAGCAACATTAATGAAAGTTCCAGTAACATTTAAATTGGAACTAATTACAGTATTAGTTCCTGCTAATGTAGTATTACCGGAAAGAGTAAACGAACCTGTTGTATTTACAATATTCGCTGGAATCTGAGCATAAGGCAAAGTTCCAGTTGTAATATTAGTAGCATTAGTATAATAAGATGCTGGTTGACCATTTAGAGCAATAGCATTAACGCTAGTGATAGAAGTGCCATTACCAGAAATAACACCAGTTGAAACAATTAAATTAGCACCAGCTACAGTTAAGTTTGCGCCGATGTAAGTATTGCCATTTACGGATAATCTATCAGTTGGAGCCGTATTGTTAATACCAATATTACCGCCTAACGGATTTAAAATTATATTATAATAAACTGGCGTTCCTGCACTTGAAAATCCAGATTGAATCCATTGAGAAAAATTTGTCTGCTGTCCAAATGCTAGATAATTTCCACCGGCCCCACTTAATGTTGCATATGCATTAGCTATGAAATTACCACCAGAAGCATTGGCCTGACCATTTATACTATAGAAAGAAGCGGTGCTACCAATTAATACATTAGATGTGATATACGTATTAGTTCCTAAAACGACTAAATTGGCACCAGTAAAAGATATATTACCTGATAATGTCCTAGAGTCAGTATTTTGAACATATGAAGCGGCTAACACACCGCCAAGATAAGAAGAATTATTAGATGTTCCTGAAAAAGCGGTAGAATTAATAGAAACATTTGAAGAAGAATTACCAATAGTAACATTACTTGCAATAAATGTTCCAAGAAAACCTGTTTCAAAATATGCATTTCCTGGATTGATAGAATTACCAATCGTAAATCCTTCAAGATTAGAATTAGCTACAGCAATGTCTAAGCTGTTATTCGTATATCTCCATTTAGTATAAACTCCAAGATTTCTACCAATTTTCCAATTAGCATCAGAAATACCACCAACGTATATCGCACCTGTATTTGATGTTATACCAATACCATTTCCTGTAAAGGAAACGTTAGCCTGAAAAGTATGCGTATTTGTCCAAGTATATTGAGCAGAAGTATTTACTGATGCAACGCTTGGTGATACCCAATAAACATTACCACTACCGTTTGATGCTAAAATTTGACCAGCAGAACCTTGAGAACCAGTAGAATCAAGAAGGGTGACTCCCGTTGGTATATACAAACCGCCATTAAATTGCGTTCTTACAGAAAAGTTTAAATTACTTGACGAACTATTAGCAAATATCGACCATACTGCTCTTTGACCATATGCAGAATTAGTAGTGTACATGACGAAATTATCGTCACTCTGTTGAACGAATGATGCTTGAGCAGAAGTATTAACAGTTCTGAAATTTAAATTTTTATTATTATCAATAGTTATGGAATTAGAAAAATTTATTGTATTAGTAAAAGTGTATTGAGCAGAAGTATTAACACCGACTAAAGTAGACCAATAAGCGTTACCAGAACCATTAGAAGTCAATACTTGACCAGATGTACCAACACTTCCATTGGCAACAACTGTTTTCAATGTTAATTTATCCGAAACAGTTAGATTATTAAATCCAGATACAGTTTTTACCATTTTAAACCTTTAATTTAATGATTCTAAAACACTTAAAGTCATTTTTAAAGTGTTATTTGAGCTAGCTGAAGCATATACGTAATGAGAATTTGCAAGTACTAATTTTTCCAACTAAAGCATTCAAAGCATCATTTTGAGGTGTTGATAAATTAAAAACTAATTCGGTATTTGTAGTGCCATTGTTCCAACCAACAGTAACATTAGCTACAGAAGTAGTTATATTTGTAACTTGTGCCATCAACACAATAGAAGTATATCCTGCTGGAGCGGTATATACTGTTGTATTTGATGAAGTTAAATTTGCGCTAACGTTTTTAAACGTATTTAAATTTGCCATTAATTAGATTCCTCTAGTAAATCTTTTTCAAAATCATTCAAAATTTTTATAGCCCAGTCGAACGAATTATTAATTTCCTCTAACATACTAATATCTATGTAATCTAAAATTTTCTGTTTCAGATATTCTGAATTTTCAAATACCAAACTGGAAGATTCAAAATCTATAATCTTATTAATCACATTCCCTCCATTTAAATCTCCCATATACCAAACATATACATGAGCCATTAATTCTTTTTCATTAATTTTGTTTAAATAATCTATATATTCAAAAACAGAATTTTTGATAGAAAATGTTTCTACTTTTAGATTTAAAAAATCTTTTTTTAATTTTTCAGTTCTAATGAGATCTTTAAATATTTCTAAATTCAATTTATGTTCTATTTCATTATAGAATAACATTTTATTAAAAAGAAAATTAGCCCAAATTTCTTTTGTTATTTTTTTGGATATTAATTTTTTAAAAAATAATGTATTTTCTGCTTCTTTGTGTTTTTCTGTTATCAAATTTTTAATAACCATATCAACTTCCTTCCAAAGCAAGAATATAGGGAGTTAATATTCCAAACAACGATCTTTGAAAAGTGTCACCGATAATCGTAGAAGTAGGACCATTAATAGTCAAATTATTACCAATATTAAAATTACCAAATTGATCAGTAGAAGTATAGTTAACAACGCCTCCGTTATTATAAAGAATTTGCGTTGCTGTATTAGAAATACCACCCGCAAAAGGAGAAGCGTTTGAAATATTAGTTCCTGTGCCGCAATATTCGAATGTGTGCCCAGAAGCAGTAATTTGACTTCTTTGAAAAATAGAAAACGCAGTATTATCTGCTATAGTATTTGTTATCGTTTCGAGAATATTAATAGTGCTAACATTCGAAACAGGGGCTGTTGTATTAACAATAGTATAGAAATTAGGGTCAGATCCAAATTTTATAGTTCCGTTGATAATTGGAGTGCCATTAGCTATATTTTTTAAAGAAAAGGTGTTACCAGATTGAGCACCATTCAAATTACCAGAATTTAAAGCAGCACTTGTTCCATTAGCCACTAACCCCCAATTACCAAAAGTTGTATCGGAACAATTTAAAGAACAGAACCCTCCGGATTCGCATTGAACAGATACATTACAACAAATTGTATAAATATTAACTAACTGAGAATATCCTTGATTACTGATATAAACGCCTATACCGTTTTGATTGATAATCGTATAAAGACCCGCAATTATAGATTTATTTCCGGTAGCCTTTGAACCATCAATTCTAAGACCAATACCATTAGTAGTTAACGAAGTGCAATTAAGAATGTAAGGACTTCTAGTAATAGTTCCTGCACCAGCTGACGGAAATGCAAAAGCTGCAGCCGGAGAAGTATAGTCTTTGACTGTAATTTCTCTCACATAAGACCCATTATTTACCCAAAATACGTCGCTCGTGGGATTTTGAGCAATAACGTTAACGCCTCTTAAAGAATTACCAACAACAGCAACTCCAGCTGGAACAGTTAAAGGGTTATTTTCTGTGTAATCGCCATTGTCAATGAATACTGTTGTTCCACTAGTAGCTACATTTAAAGCAGCTTTAATAGTAAGGAATGGACGATTGTTTGTCCCGTTATTTGTATCAGAACCAGATTTTGATACAAATAGTTCATTTGTTGAAGGATATGTTTCCCAATTAATAGCTGTGCCATTAGAAACTAATATTTGGCCAACTGTTCCTAAAGAACCGCCAGCTCTTAAAGCATATGTTGTTAAAGTGTTAGAAACATTAACATTTACGTTATTAGCACCAACTGTAATAAGCGCAGAACCATTAGAGGAATATAGAATTCCATCCGTCATATTAAGAGCAAGTTCGCCCGCTGAAATGTATTGTGAATTTGTGGCGTATGATGCTGTTGTATTAGGCGTACGTCCAGTTGTAGACGTGCGTTTTACTTGAACCCTATTATTTGCCATATGGCTACCTCATACAGTTCGGTATGTACCGAAGGTTTTAAAAAGTATCAGAAGTATTTACTTCTTTAGGTTTTTTCTTATTTAGTTTTTCTAATTGAGCTTCTGCTTGCTCTAATTTAGCTTGTAATTCTTTATTAAAATTTTCAGCAAACTTTAGTTGTGTTTCAAGGAGGATGCGAGATTTCACACCCTCCGTGACTTCTTTTACTAAACTTTCAATGTACATATTGACAAATTGTTCATTCATGTTATAATCACCTTTTTTATTATCAGAAGGTTCCGCCATCTAAGTAGTCCCATACAACTATACCAGCAAGTTGATACTGATAATACATAACCACCAGTTCCTACAGATAGTGCATTAATACCATTAGTTGCATTGGCGACCAATATATCTTGTGAAGTCCAAGATGCACGGCCAGTACCACCAGATGTTCCTGGAAGAGGAGTGGATAGTGATAATGTATTTGCTGTTATATTAACATTTACAGTAGAGTTTGCTGTTAATGTAACAGTTGTTGAATTAGCTACAAACGCACCACCGGTTCCATAAGGAACTAGGTAAGCCTGTAGAGTAGCAGTTGATGAATTCGCACTTGTATCTACAGTTGCTGCTGTATTTGGATTAGTATTTGAAGCGAACAACCAGAAATATGGATTAGTATTAGTTGATTTTGCTGCTTGACGAACAAGACCGGAATACCATATATTGGTGGCATTACCAGCAGGAGAATACCAACCAGTATCAACAACGTCTGTAGTGATATTATTAAGACCAACTTCAATGATGTTATCATTAACAATTAGAGTTGCAACATTAATAGATACAACAGAACCTGAGACTACTAGGTTTCCTGAGATCACTGCATCTGCGACTTTTAGGAATGCAGAAGTGGCATCAATATTAGCACCAGTGAATGTTACTTTAGTGCTATTTGCTATGAAGTTTGAACCAACTGTTATTGAAGAACCATTAACAACACCGGTATAAACACCAGTAGAGTTAGCAATGGTTGCAGTTCCATTAACAGCAAGACCAGCAGAAGTAATAACAGTGTTAATAGTGTTATTACCAACAAATATCGTGGTTGTATTCTGAACAGAACCACCTGTTCCTGTTCCAGTTGCACCAGCATTAAATGATGTTGAATTGGTTAGACCAGTAACATAGGCACCAGTTGAATTAACAACCAAACCATTAGCATTTAATGTTATTGTATTTGCTACAAAAATACCACCAGAATTGAACGTGGTAGCATTTGCAGTTGTTACAGCAACATAAGATCCTGCTAGGTTAGCGTTTACCGTAGTACCATTAAAGGTAGTAGCATTAGCTGTGGTGACGGATACGTAAGATCCGACTAGATTTGCGCCAACAGTGGTTGTTGCAATATAGTTAGAATTTACAGTGGTTGTTCCGGCTGTATTCTGCACAACAATCTGTTGTGCTGAAGTCACACTAGAATTACCAACAGCTAATGAAAGAGGAGTTAATGTAGAAACTGATACAGAGTTCTGAAGAGTAACAGAAGCAGTAGTTTCGGTAGTGGTACTGTTACCAACTGAAATAGCACCTGTATTTGCTATAGTAACTGTTGGTGAAGTAGTAGTATTACCAACCCATCTTAATGAAGTATTATCTGTTACAAGATTTGCACCAACAGTTATTCCTGCTTGGAAGGTATGAGTATTAGTCCAAGTATATTGATAAGATGTATTAACACCTCCGCTAAGAGCAGAAACTGCTGCCCAATATGGAGAACCAGTAGCACCATTTGATACTAGGACTTGACCACCAGAGCCAACATTTCCATTAGCAGAAATAGGAATTCCAGATACCGTTAATTGACTAGAATTAGCGATAAAGTTAGTTCCAACAGAAAGAACAGCAGAATTAACAGAAGTCGAAAGGTTTGCAGTAGAACCAATTAAATTTGCATATAAAGTGCTTGTTGTTATAGAACCAGCATTAATAGTTGATAAACCAGCACTATTTTGAACTAAAATCTGACCTGTAGTCTGTGTGGTAGAACTATTACCAATACTAATTGTACCAGAATTGGCAAATGTAACAGTCGGAGAAGTAGTGGTATTACCAACCCATCTTATAGAGGTGTTGTCAGATACAAGATTTGCACCAACTACTGTACCAATTTGGAAAGTTTGAGTATTAGTCCAAGTATATTGAGCAGCGGTATTAACACCAAAGCTAGAAACAGTTTGCCAATATAAATTAGAACTAGCACCACCAGAAGCAAGCACAAATCCTGCTGTTCCGGTACTACCATTAGCGGAAATAGTCTGAGTTGCGCCTGTAAATGACACATTTCCTACTATAACCTGATTAATACCACTGGTAGAGTTAGCAACAAGAGCTTGGTTGGCTGTTAGAGTACCAGGATTTCTGACACCACCAATGGCTACAACCGTTGAATTAGAAGTATCACCAATGAATAGGACACCAGAACCACCCGTAACGTTAGAAAACGCTAGTTCGCCTTGGTAGAAGCGAAGCAGGTGTTGCCGTTGTGGCACTCCTTTTGATTTGAATCCTATTATTAGCCATTTGATGTTTCTCCTATTGGAATCTTTTAGTATTTATTAAAAATATGTTTTTAAAAGGTTCCACCATCTAAATCGCCAATAACATTATTTAAATCAAGTTTTTGGACCACGTATTTGTCTGTTGCAGCATCATAAACCGGAACTGCGCCGGAAACTTCTCCTGTGGCTACTACATCATTTAGGCTATCTAATCTAGTTGTAATGGGTATAGAAGATTTTAATGTAACCGGATTTCTATTTGTGCTAATGCTTCCACCTGTAGCATTAGCTGAAACCTGTATATTTTTCTTTCGACCTACTACAACGTTTACTGTTGTCATTTTGTGACCTGTGGTGTAACCGTTACTATGCCTTCTACAATTCGGGAAATAATCCCATTATTATTAAGCTCTACATCATAAACATATCTGCCAGCCACTAAATTACTGGTCTGATTGGCAGTTAATGATAATAATAACTCTCCTGAAGCAACATTAATTGATGTTGTAAAAGTAGCCGCAGGTGTAGAAGATGTATACCACTTTCTTATCTGTGAATTAGCAACATATCCATTTAATACGATAACATCACCATTTTCATCAGTAAGATCCAAAGTGACCGAATATGTTGAACCTTGATCTATTACTAAATTTGACTTTGTTGCCATTACACTACCATTCTAGTAAACTTAACGGTTGTTGCAGTCAATGATGGTGTGAATTGTAATATAATATGTGTAGTATTCTGTGTAGCAGAAAACACACCAACAGAATTATTGGAAGTTATTGCTCCATATTCTGTTATTTGAGCGATTGAACCATCATGCATAACATGAGCTTTTGATAAGTATTTATTATTGGCAGAGTTGTCTGAAACACTTATAAGATATTCCGCACCCATATAAGATGCTATAGCAAAATTATCAATACTCTGTGCAGAAGTTCCGGATGTTACTACAGAGCCATTTGAAACATTTACAAGTGACTGAATATAGCTAGAATTAGCAAATACACCAGAAGAATTAGAAACAATTCCAGTGTTTCCTAGAACATTGATACCAGCGGCAGTAACAGAAATACCATTAGCGGCTGCTGCCCAAACACCAGTAGAATTAGCAACTATACCATTATTAGAAACCACATATAGACTTCTGGTAGCAGCAATAGTTCCGCCGCCAGCAACACCATTTGCTGTTGAAATACTAACAGTAGTATGGTCAATATGTTTATTGGCATCATAATTTGCTAGACTATTGTGATCAATAGTACCCTGTGTTGCAGTTAATACTGTTCCATACAGATTAGAAGCAACAACGTTATTAGCATTAACGTTAGCCCATCTTAATGTAGTGGTACCAAGGTTTAGAGTATTATTGGCAGAAGGAGTGATACCAACATTTGATTGCCAAGTATTAGAAGAATTATGATAATACCATCCAACATTAGCAGTATCAACTGTTATACCAGCACCATCTGCGGCTGCAGCAGAAGCTACACCTTTTGCAACTGTAATATTAAGATCTTTAACATCAAGATTAGTGACATTTGCATAAAGAGTAGTTCCCGTGACTATCAAATTACCAGTAATAGTGACATTATTTGAAACAGAAACTGAACCAACGAAAGTTGCTCCACCTGCGAGTGCCGCATAATTAGCTAAATTAGCAGACAATTGAGCATTAGAAACAACATTAGCGGCAGAAACAGAACCAACAAATGATGTATTGTTAGATGTTCCTGAAAAGACTGTAGAATTCACAGTAGTAGAAACTGAATTATTACCAATCCAGATTAGAGTAGCATTAGCATAAATTCCGTTACCAGCAACATTATAACCATTACCGGTCTGAACAATAGCTGAATTTGTTGTTCCTGTGGTCCAAACACCAGTAGAATTGATAACAGAACTTGTGCCAACTGTAAATGAAGCTGAATTAACAACATTGGTTACTATAACATTATTAGAAATTGTATTACCAATATTATCAATTTGTACAGCATATAGATTCCATCTATTTGATGTATTACCTAAAGAATAGTTATTACTTACAGGAATGATATCTCCAGTCGCATTACCTGTATATGTGACAGAACCATTTACAATCAGATTTCCACGAACGAACAAATCACTAGTTACATTCGCCCAATTACCTGATAAAGTAGTATTACCGGAAATACTAGCTGTTCTTTGAACACTTAATGAACCATTTACAGAAATAGCAGTTGAGTTAATAAATGTATTAACTGTTGAATTACCAGTGCTTATAGATGTTGAATTAACAACCGTATTAACAGTTGAGTTACCAAGAGAAATAGACGAAGCATTAACAGCAGCAGTTAAAGTTCCGGGAATAACAGTGGCTGTTGAATTAACCGAAAATCCCCAACTTGAACCAATAGATGTGGCATTGATTGTAGTATTACCAGCACTATTAGCTACCATTAATTGTGGAGCGCCAGTTACAGTATTATTACCTATAAATAATCCTGAAGCTACTGAATTACTTACTAAATTCAATGTTGGTTGTGTTGTGGTATTGCCTGTAATGTTAAGTCCTTGTGTAGTGACCTGAACATTAACACCAACATTTGCAGAAGTTGTAACAAATAAAGTAGCAGTGTTAGTTTGGTTTGTTATGTTAATAGCAGAAGCATTAACTAAAGTCGCATTAGCAGTAAATGAAGTTCCAACTGTATATGAAGCAGCATTAACAACACCAGTATAAACACCAGTAGAATTGGCAATAGTTGATGTTCCGACTTGAAGAACAGAACCATTAACAACACCAGCGTATACTCCAGTAGTATTAGCTTTAAAAGAACTTCCTACATTAAATTCTACAGAAGTATTTGTTGTACCTGTTATTGTTGCACCAGAACTTCCTGTGATCAAACCAGAAGAATCAATAGTATTGGCAAAAACAATCCATCTATTTGCTGCTAAACCTAGTGAACTACCAGATGTGTTAGAAGTAGGATATACACCTGTTACGTTTGCTGTAACACCAGTTGTGGTATGTGAAGTAGCATTAACAACACCAGTATAAACACCAGTTGAGTTTGCAACAGTTGATGTTCCAACTTGTAGAACAGATCCATTAACAACACCAGTATAAACACCAGTTGCGTTTGCTACTGTAGAAGTTCCTACAGTGTATGAAGCAGCATTAACTGTTGTAGTATAAACTCCTGTAGTATTGACTATAGAAGATCCATTAACTGAAACAGACAATGTGGAAATTAAAATATTGCTGCTAGAATTTCCTACAAATAAAGTTGATGGAGTTAAGTTAGCAAGATGAGTAGCATTAGAAATTTGCAAAATAGTTGAATTGACAACTGTGTTTGCAATAGTATTACCAGATTGATTGTTGAAGTATTGACTACTACATTTGAACCAACTCTTAATGCACTAGTATTTGCATAAAAACCAGCTGTAGAATTTGTAGTTATTACACTAGTATTAATAGTTACAGATGTGCCGAATGTAAAAAGTGCAGGCGTCAGAGATACAGCGTCGCCATTAGTTGACGTTATATATATAGTGGAAGAATTAATAAGAGAACTAGTTGTAGAGTTCGCTCTTAGATAAATCTGGGTTTTGTCTAATGTTAAATTTGCTGTAGAATTTCCTACAGAAAATAAACTTGTACTCAGACTTAAATTAGACCCTAAATTTATACTATAAGTATTAATAGAAGATGTGTTAATAATTGTATTAACTGAACTATTGCCAGTTGATATATAAGTAGAATTAATAAATGTATTAACAGTTGAATTACCAAAAAGATATAGAAGTGTTAATTGTAACACTGTTAGCTATTAAACTGTTTGATGTAAAGGTTCCTGTAATTGCTGCATTGCCAGTAGCGGTATTAGAATTGACCGTAACTGCATACGTAGACATCGCATATGCTAGTTCATTCGTTCTATTACGCCAATAATCAAAAGTATTATTATTTGCGGTGTTGGCAATATTTACTGTCATTTATTAGCTTCTCTTTAATAATTGGCTTAACATTTCTTTAATTTCATTAAGATCTTTTTCCACTTTTGTAATTCTTTCATTATTTTCCATATTAATTTTCATAGCGGCTTTTTGTTTTTTATAAGCATCCAACTTTAAATTATCTACACATAAGACTGCGCCACTAGCTGGATCTTTTACTAAACCTTCTACATCTGTTTGATGATATTTAGTCATTTTTTACAACTGTAGTGCTAGAACTCTAAGATCGTCAATTATCGGAACTTTAGAGCTATCGTTTGACTGAAGAATTATCTTAATTTGAAATTGTTTAAATGTAGTATATAAGTTTAATTTATCATTAAGATAGGTTAAACCAGAAGTCGAAACAGTATATGCATCATACCCGGTAACATTAGATGACCAAGGTGTTCCTACTGTTAGATATGTAGAATTGGTTACTGAAACTACTGTTTGAGAATCATTTGCAATAGAAATGATTGATCCTGGTTTAATTTGAGTTACGAAATCTGTTCCAGATCCAGTTATTATATTAGTACCTGAATTAGCAGTAACATTTCCTGTTATTTTTGTAGAACCCCTAAAGAAAGCCATGGAGTTGATGGTGGTGGAACAAGAAAATATGGTTGATTTGTATAATTACCAATAAAAGGTGAATCTATTGTTAAGCTTGTATTACTTGTAATACTAGTAACTTTTCTTGTCTGTTCAGATAACTGTCTAAGTTTTTCAACATATACAGAATGAACTTCTAAACTTGTTATATTAGCACTAGTTATATCAACATTAGCGCCACCAGCTGTAGTGGACAATGCTATTGCTGTTGTATTAGCAAATGATACATAATAATATGTATTTCCAGTTAATCCAGTAATTGCTGTATTATTTGTCGGAACAACATATTTTATTCTGTTGTTTGATTGAATATAACTTAATGAATTATTAACAAAAAGTACATCACTTGTATTACTAAATCCTTGTGTATTTGCTTTAACACTGAATGGTGTATTGTTGAGTAAAGCCTGTTGGCTTGATCTCATATTAATAAACCATCCTGGCTGAAGTGTATTTGAAAATGTAGTAGATGTTCCTGTAATAACATTACTAGTGTTAGTACAAGTAACCGTGCCATTTGTAGAAAGCATAGTATAATAAGAACCTACACTAAACACAAATTCTCTAAAATCATCAGGATTACTTGGATCTGAATATATCGATCCTCCTTCATTATATAAAGGAGTCCAAACTTTTTGGTTTATTGAATCGGTATCATCTCCATTTAAAAATTTGACCCAAACTTGAATGTCAGAATTTATAGGTCTAAATGCAGTAAGAATAACCTGAATATCTTCTGCATCTTGTCCATCAGCCAAGGTGACAACCTTAGAAACATATTTTGATTTCTGAACACCAGAATTAAAAAATTCATCATATTCAAATGCTATGGGATCAATATCATTTTTAATAACTAATTGTGTTTTTCTGACAAGATCAATAACAGGAGACAAATATTCTGTATCTGTTGTCATAGTTGCTCTAACAGCAAAAGATTTATTAGAAGACATATTGTCTACTTCATTGGATTTAGATGCAACAATTCTTTCTTTATCAAAAAATTCAGATTCATATCCAGGAGTTACTTTATATTCTTCGCTATCAAGAATATAACTATTAGATGTTCCCTTATATTTGATATTTAAAGTTGTGCCTGGTGGTGATATAGTTGCTAATTGAGGTACTAGCGAATCTACAACTGGATTATATAATTGACCAGTATTTGCATATGCTATTAATGTTAAATTATTAGGCGTTCCTGAACTATTTGCAAATCTATGAATCTGTACATAAGTATTACTATCAAAATTACCTGTGGAATTTGATGTGTAAATAATTCCTTTTACCGAATCAAAATAATCAACTGTGGCTTTAATACTTGTATTAACAGTTCCACCTATAGAATTAGCTGTGGAATTTGTTGATTGATAAACAATATCTCCAGACAATATTCCAGAAGAAACATTTGAATAACCTAAATTTGTTACGGTAATATATTCATCATTTGCATTATAGAAATAAGCGTCACCTATACCATTTAAGAAGCTTGCTCTATACAAAATAAATTTAATATATTCTGTTTGTAAAGCTGTCCATTCTGTAGTAGTTGCCCCATAAAAAGCTGTTCCTATGGCGGGCTGACTGAAAACCTGATATCCAGATTTAACATCAGTATCACCAAGATTAGCACTCCATACATAATAATCTGGGTCATTAGCATCCGGTTTTACAATAAAAGCATATGTTTTATCGTTAGACATAAAAACAGGTGCTTCGAATTTAAAATTAGTAGCTATTGTAGCATCATTACTTGTACTAATACTTCCCCATTCTTTATGAACAGTAGAAAATGGTAATATATTATTTCCATCAGGATAGCCATTATTAACTTCACAAAGATATACAGTTACACCATGTTCAGATATTTGTGCTTTTGTTTGAAGAATATATCTAAAGACGTTGCAAAAATACCAGCTTCGCCGCCTGTAGTATTAATAGTTAATGCCTGTGCAATTGGCTCCCACGCATCAATAGTAAATCTAACAGTATCAGGAATTTGTTTTATTACAACATTAGATGTGGTGGTAACAACAGTATTTGATACAGGAACCCATTTCAATTCTGGATTTACTGTTGTTAAAGTGATACCTTGTTTTGTTACATTCAGATTTGATGCTGTAAAATATGCGGAAGACATAGTTGTGTAAGCACTATTACCATATACCAAACTATCAACGTCTGATATCTGTAATAATCTATCGCCTGTTTTAAATCTTCCTTCTGGGATATTAAATTGGCCAGCTACTATACCTCTTTTATCAGAAAATATTGCAGTTCCCCAATTTCCTTCTTTAGGAATTGATCTATAATCTGATGTATTTGTTATTGATGAAATAGAATAATTATTACTTCCATCTCTAGTAGATGGGGCACAAAATTCATCTACAAGAACACTATCAAAGAAAATATGCATTCTCTGATTAGGACGCATATTATAAGCAAAAAATGACACAACTCTGTTTGCAATATAAGGCTGTAAGGTGACATCTGTTACAAAGTTACCTACAGAAGTAGTATTAGATTGTGAACTTACAACTAATTGTGTACCTGTTCTTGTACTAGTTGAAGTTGAAGTTGTAGTTGTTATCTGATTAGCTGCCACTTTTAATTACCTCACGCCTGAATTATTCTTTCGGCCCCTGCCCAACCTCGTTCCCAAACAATAGTTAAATTACCAACCACTAGATTTGGGTCAATACCGGCTGCTGCTGCTCTTTGTTTAACTACATTGATTACTCTTGCAGCATCTGCGGGATTCCATGTAGTTGTCCCTGTTCCTAATCTAATCTGACCTGCATTGAAATTAACATTTCTTGCGGTTCCTTGAATTACTGTATTAGAAGTAGAGGAAGTAGTTGTTCTCCAATCACCCCAAATCGAACCAAATGGTCCAGAAGCAAAATCTTTCCAAGGATTAGTATTATCAATAGTAATATTTATAGAGCCTGTATTATTCTGATCTTGATGATTATCATAGTTTGGTACTAATACCAATTTACCATTCCATGCAAAAGCAACCAGAGCAGAATTACGATATTTTGTTGCATATGGTTGCGACATAAAAAATGTTTCATCATAATCAAGAGTAATCAATCTACCAGTCTGAACAACATTTGATGAAGGAGCACTGCTATTAAAATCAATATCTATATATTCTCTAATAATTTTTGGTCTAGCAACCCCTCTTGATGTATCAATTGCAATAGCATATTCTGGATTTGAAGTATCTCCTAAAAATACGATCAGAGAAAGTATCTACGAAAATACCATTTTTTAAATCTATCTAGTCCATTCTCATCCGTTACAGTTAAATCTTTTGCTTTCTTTTCTAAAAGAGAAAGCTGTGTATAATATTCAAGATTTGTTATTCTTTGATCTAATGTTCCAATATCTTTCATAGTATATCTACGATATGTCACAATACTACCAGAAATTGCTGTAGATGTATCTCTAACTAATGATCTTGAACGCTGATTTATGGATAAAAATTGATCTACTTGATCAGTTGACAACGAAGGATATGGAGGAACATTTAAAACAGCTAATGGCATAGCATTATCAGGAAAAGAGGTGTTTGTGGTGCGTCAGATGAAACACCTTCTTTAACTTTTAATGCATTATCAGGAGTTAACATTACTAGATCTTTTCTTGGAAGATATCTAGTATAATCTGCCTCGAAATTCTTTCCATATGATGGGAAATTCAAACCAGACGTTGGAATTTTTAATGAAAGTGTTGAAGATGGATTTACAGAAGCTAATGATATAGCAGTTGTTACCTGTGTACTATTTGATGTATTAATATCACCGGTATCTGTTGCTGTTGGTGTTGATGGTGTTCTAAAATCTACATAATCTCTTAAAGGTGTTTTTAAACCATTTTCAGAAACGTATAGAGGAATATCCTTTGTTTGGATAGCATTTGTGTTTGCTGTATTAGCGTCATCAATAGGATATGACTCAACATTAAAGAAACCTACTCCAGCAGATGTATTAGCAACAAAATAATCAATCTGCACTAATAATTGAGCATTACTTGTATCATATCCGCCTTTTGAATAAAGATATCCATAGTCATAATGGGTATCTTTTTGTCCTGTGTCGTATGAAAAATAATTTGTTACATCAGAACCAGCAGTTGTATATGTACCATTAGTTGTTGCATATATTTTTGATACATTAAAAATATCACTAAATCCTAAACACCAAGGTCCTTTTGGATTTGATGCTGTATTAATTTTAACAAATCTATTTCTCTTTATTTCTTTTTTGCTGGTACAGTCGTTGTTCTTAATATGTCATATGTAACATCAACAGTTAATGTACTACTTGGTATTTGTCCTGAAGCTATTGTAAATGATGTAGTGTTTGTTACTTGAATATATCCATTAGGACCATTAATATTTTTAATAATTGGTAATATTTTACCTTTTATATAACTCTTATAATGAAGCGCAGATGCATTAGTATAAGCAAATGGAATATCTACAGTCATAAATGTAGAATTAACTACTGAATTTACTGTTCTGAGTTGCTCCATCTACTTTAATCTGGTCGCTCTGGATTAAAATAATTATTAAAAATAGTTGATGAACCAACAACATTAATTGACGTAGTATTAACACTAACAGTCCCAGTCAAAGCAGATGAATCAACATTAGCAGTAGCAACTAAAGAGAATTACTTGCTATAAAATCAGATAATACACCAACACCATATGGTAAATAATCAGTACCACCAGTGGCAGATGAGGTTAATGTTACAGTAACATTACCAGACGTTCCCATTGATGTGGATGTTTTAGTTCTATACGTATAATCTGTATTAATGTTATTTGATTCATCTCTTAGATTTTTTAATCCAGAAACACCAAAAGTATATAACTGTGATTTTTTAGCGGTATCAATTAATCCTGCAGATGTAACGTCACCAATTCCTTTAACAGTTCCGTCATAATATACTGATTTAATTTGATTAGTGTTATATTTTGGGTCTAAACTTATATTAAAAATATGTAAATAATATAAAGCATTATTAGTACCAGGAGTTCCGGATGAAAAACTGAAACAACGTAATAATGCTGTGCCAATATTATTACCGGTTGGAGGAGTATTATTAAAAGTTTTATTAGTTACAGCTTTTGAGGAGTATCATATAATTTTACAGTTTCTGCTTTAGTAAAATCAAAAGATCCAGAAACTTCATTTAGAACAAAATAATTACCATATCCAAAACTAATTTGCTGTGATTTTCTAGTCTCTGTATCAATACCACGACGCATATTGATATATGAAGTTTTAAGTAATTCTACTCTTTTACCTTGTGCATATCCTAAACCAGGAGATACTCTTCCTAAAACATAATTAGAATTAGCAGCTTGAATTTCACTTGTATTACCAGCAGATGTAATAGTATCTACTAAAAACGGATTTACAACATAATTACCAGATTCTTCATATGTTCTTCTTGCTACAACATCACCTACAATAGAATATAAATTTGCACCTACAGAAGATTTAGTGACAAATTCACCATAATTATATGCACCGACAGGATTAAATCCTTTTGTGTTAGCGGCTGTAGTAGGATCAAGAGAAATTATTCTTGGAGTTAGTTTTAATCTGTGAGCACCAGGCGCATTTTCATTACTATACCCAAGAGCATTATCTAATAAAGTATCATCTTGATTTTCTGTTATGACTTCTTCATCTAATATGAAACCAACAACATTATTTCCGGCATAAGTCCCAAAATTATTAACAAGACCAAATGTCGAATTACTAACTCTTACAAAATTACCATTGATAAAGATAACACCTTCAGTGACTGTTACACCATGTGCATTTCCAGTAGCTACTTGTGCAGGATTTGTGTTTGCTATTGTATAAACATTAGATAACGCAGTATTACCTGCTATATCAACCATATCAAATCTAAGTAATTCACTATTAGAAAACTTTTTGCTCGCCATTTATACCAGTATTGATATAATTAACGTAAAGAATATTTGTGTCTGGATAATTAGTTGTAAATCCTGCATTTGCATATACTACTTTTGCTTTTAAACCAGAACTAACACTAGTGGCAACCGCATTAATATAATCTCTAACATCTAAAGGTGATGTGTTTGCAGAACCGTTTGATGCAAAATCCGCTAATCTTACATAAGGAACTGATTGTAAATCATAAACTGCACAACCAGAAACAATATCCCCGTTTTTAAATGCCCAATTACCATATCTTTCAATTTGATTCTGAAGTATTGTCTGAAGCTGAGTTAATTCACGAGCTTGAACGGCAACAGATGGTCTAAAAAGAATTTTATGATAATTTTTTGTCTCAACATAATCATCAAAATATGGTGAAACATTAAAATCTGTATTTAAAGGCATTATTAATTCCTATTTTAAATCTGAATTATCAGTTTAAATGATTCTGTTTGTGTATTAGATCTGTTCACATTATTTATGTTTTCAATATAAAGAGGTCTTTGGTTTTTAATATAAAGATCACCAAGCTCTTTAATGTCTATTTGAGCGGAAACTGAATTATTACTAGATTTAACAAATTCACCATTAGAAAAATTACTATCGCCTGTCAAATACAACTGTGTTGTGTTAGAAAACACAACTGTACCAAATAGCTCCTGATGTATTTCCAACAACATAATCACCATTAGCAAAAACAGTAGGTGATGAAACATTGGCCTTGAGTAATTGACTAAAAGTATTTGATGTGAATTTGTTTCCTTTAGTATTATTCGCATTCAAAGAATATGGATTTTTAATAATTCCTATTTTATTATAAACAACATTAGAGGTGAAAATTGTATCACCTTCATTATTAGCAAAATTAAATTGTATAGACAATCCTTTTACATTTAGTTCAGATATAGCATCATAACCGTGTCCTCCTGGAGGTGGAACAATAGCATAAAGATTCGATCCAGAACCAAAAGCTGCCTCTACATGAACATTACACCACGTTATATCAGAACCCGTGTCCAAAATAACAACTTCCGAAATAGAATTTGTTGATGTGTTTACTACACTATATGCTTTTGGTTGAGTGTTACCATCTGATGTAAAGACTATTTTTGGTGAAATTTTATATAATGATGAATTAGGTAGAATATTATCAGTATTTGCCTCACCATCCAAATACACCCATTTACCAACACTATTTGAAATAAACTGTGTTATACCAAATAACTGTCCCGTTGTATCAATAGTATTATACAAATAAATTGAACTATTTACATAAAATCCATTTTGACCACTAGTATTTGCAGATTCGATCTGAATAACAGTAGAATTAACAGATTGTACAGTTCCATCATGATATGTACTATAACCAGACCCAGAATTTGATATCATTACAACATCAATACCAGAATATAATCCTGAATATAAAGATATAATATTGTTAGAAAAAACAGGAGCATATTCGTCAGAAGAAAACAATTTTGTATTGAAGATATGTAACAGAAGTCAAATATCTCCATTTATAACCATCTGCTGTTTCGAATGTAGTATATTGTATTTGATTTGGTTTTATTGTTGATGGTAATCCGTTAGCATTATCTATGCATTTATAGATATTATAATTTCCTCCGATATAATCTGGAGGTGATATAACATAAAAAAGATTGTTTGAATATAGTTCATTATCAGTGTTATCATATCTTCTGTATATTGTATTAGATGACCATTGATTATTATCAATAACAGCAGCAAAATTGGTTTTATTTAATTTTTTACCGAATAATAGTTGCCAGTTATTAATAAACAAATCTTGATAATCTGTATTAGCTATTGCTGGAGGATCACCAGCATAAGCAATAGGATTTGCTCCAAAAGCATAATAATAAGAATCGTTTGCAGAAACATTATCTAATAATTCATCAATTAATGCTTTTTTATAATACGGAAGTAATTTTCCCATTATTTACCTATTGCCATATAAAACACATTTGTTGACGTTACATTAGCTGTTCTTATAAGTGCAACCGTAGTATAGTTCCGGTCACACCAGCTTGATATGTACTAACTGGTGTATTACTTGTAGCTGTTACAGTATAACAAGCAGTTATCAAAGGCTGAATTAAATGTGGCATTTCCGTTTGTACTATTAGCAGATATCCATCCCCAATTTAATTTAAGACCATTTGGTAGCCAAGTATATCCATTAGAAGCTGCTGTAGAAGTTCCAAGAGTAAAGGTATTAGTGCTCAGAGTAGCATTTGCGCCGCTGATAGTATGGGTAGTATAAAATCCGGTAGAATTTGTCACCGCATTACTTGAAGAATTCCCAACACTTATTCTACTTGATGCATTCGCAAAAACCATGGAAGTAGAATTTATAACAGCATTAACTGATGAATTTCCGAACACTTACCGTATTTGATGGAAAAGCATCAGTATATAATTCTGTAAAATTCGCATTTACCTTAATCATGGCGTCTCTTAAAGGATCGCCGGTTCCATCATTTGCTGCTGTGCCTACGCCAATTGTTTGTTTTGTCACAGTTTTCCCCTTTATTCGTAAATTCTATCTACCCTTAGAGTAGCATTGCTACAATTTATTGTATTTATATCAACTCCTAGATAATTATTGGCATATATGTATTCACTAACCTTTATTCGGCCTGAATCACAAGTAACAACTGGAGTTGATAAATCTGCGGTTAAATATGTAAATTGATTCGTATTTGCTGTATTTTGATCATATAAAACATGAATATTTTGGATTTCATTTATTAAAGTATCATATCTTCCAAATAATTCACTTCCAGATGAATGGAACGTATTATATAGAATATTTTTATATTTTTCTAAAGCAATAGGAGCACGAAGCTCATAAGAATAATCTTGATAATAATAGCTGTCCTGAATATACTTGTCTTCGTTTAATTTACCATCATTAGAAGCCCAGAATCCAAATCCTCTTCCTATACCAGTTTTTCTTACAATTCCTCTTACTTCTGTGCTAGTATCATACTCAATGAAGCTTGTGGTTAGTACTGCGCCTGAACCATTTGAACTTCTAACAGTGACTTGAGGGACCACTTTATAACCAGTTCCACCAAACCAGGCACCTGTTGCTGTATTTACAGAAGTGATAGTTCCACTAGCATTTGTTAAAATTGATCCTCTGGCGGGAGTATCTGTCAGTCCTCCTGCAAAAATTAAAGCATCACCATTAGAATACCCAACACCACCACTAACAATGGTAGGTATATTCAAAATTCCATATCTATAAGCAATTACATCTTCACCGTCCACATATGCCGCACCGGAACTAACAGCAGTAACTGTTTCAACAATATTATTTCCACTAGAATTGAGAGCGATAATTGTTTCATTTTTACCATTTATAGTTCCATCAAGTCTATACATAATACTTTCAGTGTTTGCAAATTGAGATGGTAATATAACAGGAGCTATTCCATATACTGCGGTTGCAGTGGAATTACGTGAAGGATATTTGAATAATCGTATAACACTAGAATTAACAACTTGTTTGATTACGGATAATTCAAATGTATTTGCATCTGAACTATTTGCTTGTAAATACATAACATCATTATTAGCAAACATATTGCTAAAGTTGTTTCCTATCAGAGTTACTTCATTATTTGTTGTATTGTATGTTACGGTTCCAACCAAATTCTTGGAAGTTATCACAGATCTAACAAAAACATTTGCAGGAGCTATATAACCATTTCCTGTCTTTACGTTTCTTAAAGCAGCTATTCTACCAAAAGTATTATTAGCAAAAGTTAATGCACTTCCAATATTTGATGTAAGATTCGCTGAAGTATTACCTGGTAATCCATAAGAAGTAGCATCTAAAGTTAAATCTAGATATCCAATTAAAGGATCTGTATTGTAAACTAAATTCTGAGTATCTGCTAATTTTAATTTAAATTCAGCACCTTTGTCCTGTGGTATCTAAAAGACTTTTATATAAGAATATATTAGAATTCGCTGCAAATCCAAATCCACCATTCTTTAAATTAAAATTTAAAGACCCATAACCACGGAAAAGAGAAATGACTTTTAAATATCCTTCTCTACCGAAAGAGATATTTTCTCCAGTATCAACGTCTTTAGATGCTATCTTTAGAATATCACCAATATTAAATTCAATACCGCTGTTATAAATATCAATCCTATCTAAAGATCCCATAATAATAGGAGATTTAGAAATAACGGTTTGATTTTCTTTATAAACTTCTTCTACAATTCTTTCACCAACAATAAAATCACCGCCTTTTGGTGATATATTTGTAATAAAAATTTTATAAACTATGTTGTTATTAACAGGCTCAACAATTACGTTTTCAACAACAGCTGTTGTTTTTGAAGACAATCCTATAATAAGTTTTCCCTGTAAAGAATAAATATTTTCTGAATTGGTTACTTCTAGATATCTTGGTTGTATCCATATACCATCAGAAACTCTTAGTATGTCTTTTCCAGGAAGATATACATCCACATCTTCGTTGTAGATTAATTTAAATAAAAGTTTATAACACTGAATAGTGCCTTTCGAGCGATATACATCAAGAATATGCTTTAATAGGAATCTTTTATTGACAATTACATTGAATGGAATACCATAAAGATATTTTTTCTGAAAATATTCCAAAAATTTTCCAGAGTATTATCAATATCTCTATAATCTAAGAGTTCTCTTGATTCTCTGACTGGATTACCTGTTTCTTCCATCCATTCGTAATATGCCTTCATAAACAATATGAAGTTCTCGCCCTCTTCATGATAGAATTGAGGAACTGATTTTGTACGAAATTAGATATATATTTTTCTATATAAAAATCCATTTTACTTTTACAGTTTCTATTACATTTACTGTTACATCATTTGGATCAATAATTAAAATCATATTTTTTGAAGCAATAATATCTTTATTTAAGGTTGAAAGATATAAAGATATATTATTAACATATTCTGATGTTTTAAGGTTTGTAATAATTACTCTTCCAGTAACATAATCAATAGTTCCTATATTACTGTTAATAATATATTTACTGCCATTCACATAAGTAAATACAGATTACATTACCTAAAGCATCATCTTCAAGAAAAGATAGTGGCCATAGAATATCATTAGAATCTACATATGTAAATGATGAACTAGATAAAACTCTCTCATCTGGATAAGCAACTCCGTTATATACACCTTCTTGTTCTGCTCTATTATTAAATTGAATATCGAAAGAAGTAGCATAATTTAATACAGGACTTAATCTTTTAACAAGATATACTTTAGTATCATTACTTGTTACGTTTATATCTGTATTATCAATATGCGTTACTAAACGACTATATCTAAAATCATTTCCAAATTTTTCTAAATGATTCGCACTAAAATTTGAAACACCATTTAGAACTAATCCTGATACTTCTGGTAATGTTTTATTTCCAAGTTTTACATTATACTGAACATTTGTCATTATTTTTATATAAAAATAATCAGGATCAGACACTTTAACACGATTTGGAAGGGCAATATAATCTTGTAAATAATTAACTATTTCTGTTTTTAAATATTCAGGAGCAATAGTAGAACCTGATGGCTTCACGGATACGATTACTCTTCCATATAATTTTGGTTCAAGTTCTTGACCACCATAAATGACGACATCCTCAATTTGTCCACCAAATTTGAAGTTGCAACCAATGAAGCATAATCATCTGATGATACGGCTCTTTGTTGGGTAGCGAAATATCTAGGAGCAGAGAAAATCTTATAGATTCTAATGATTCCTGGATTAGCACCATTTTCTGAATTGGTTACAACAGTTATATCATTAACATTAACAGTTCCGCCATTAGTGGCTGCTAAATCGTCACTTAATGTAAAATTATCAACACCATTACCATCAGAACCATTTGTAACTATGTAGTTAACAGTAATAGTAGACCCATTTATTGGCTTTCTTCCAAAAAGACCATCACCAAAAACAACTTCATACTTATTACTTTCTGCGCCCTGTAAAAAATAAATTTCTGACTTGTCATTTAAACCAAAAAGAGTATCTCTTTTGGTAAAAACTGTATTTCCTATACCATCTTCCATATGACTGTAACTGTTATGCTAGTGGTATCTACATTTTGATTTGATAAAACAAATCTTTGTGTTTCATTATCATAATCCATAATGAAAGAATCTTGAAAATAAGTTCCTTCATTAATTTGAAGATTATCAATAACATATGTATTGTTTGCAGAAATATATGAGGTGGACTGATCCGGTTACAAAACTATAATAACCATTTGAGTTATAACCAAAAAATCTGGTGCCTTTAGGGACAGTTAATTTACCATTAAGACCAATGGTTTCAGCTGTAAAAGATACATTAGATACCGCAGCATGAGCACTTCTTGGTGCGTAATTAAGTTCTTTAGCATGAGAAATAACAGATTCATATTTTTGAGCAGAATCTAAAAACATTTCTGAGGCAACCATATTTAAATAAAACGAATTTAAATATGAGTTATACGCCATAATATCCAACAGGACATTAATATTAGATCCATCAAAATTATAATCTTTGAATACTGATTGATTTTTTAGATAATCTTTAAAGTTTCCCTTTAAAGTATCAAAATCTAAAGAACTTAAATTTAATGAATTATTAGCCATTTAGCGGACTCTTTTAATATTACGGTAAGAGTTACAGGATTCTGGATTATTTATAACATAATATTGTATGTTTATTTCAATCTCATTTTCATTAAATCCTGATGTCTGTGCTACATCTACCTGTATTAATTTTACTCTAGGTTCGTTATTATTAATTGTATTAGTGATAAACATTTCAAGTAAATCCATGTAATCACTGGTGTTGTTCTCAAATAACGACGCATAAATGTCAGAACCAACAAAAGGCTGGAATAGCCTCTCACCAAGATTTGTTTTTGATTAGATTTCTTAAAGACTGATTGATAGATTCAACGTTTGTCACTCTAGCAAGTTGATTGCCGATATGGTGTTTTAGTGAAATTATTATTGAAATCAGAAAAAAATTCTAATTGTTTTTTAGTGCCTGTTAAAGTATCTGCTCTTGTTGGTAAAGTTGCCATTTATCTTCTCTATGCTACGTCTATTAAACTACTGAATCCAGTAGCTTTTGGATTACAATGTTCACCACCGGCAGAAGGACATAAATTGTCCTGATTTGCGCTATCATTTTGAACAATAACAGATTTACCACCAATTTTAATATAACTTTTAGAAGCTATCAATCCGCCCCCGCCATGAGTGTTTTCATCATTCTCAACTGCCCATAATTTTCCATCTATAGTAAACAAATGATTGTCCGGTAACAACTGTAGTGGCTCCACAAGATCTTTGGTCGTCTTGTCTATGTGCATATGCCATTTACTATTTAACCTTGTTCAAATTTAATCTGTGAGGATTTAATAGTGATTGATCCGCTTTCTATAACCACACTAGATCCACCAACTTTAATAGTAATCTTAGAATCACTTTCAATTGTCATATCACTTTTTGATTTAAAATTACCTTTAGCATCAGTTTGCATGGTCATGTCTTGTTTTGACCAAGTATTAAAAGTACTATCTGTATTTGCTATATAAGCATCTTTTGAATACACGTGATATTTTTTATCAACATACCTATCATAATTGCCACCGGTATATCTAGAATCTTCTTCTTCCGTATATTGAATATTAGATTTTGTAGTATAAGAAGCCGTATGTCCGTCTGTATGAGACCAACTATCACCTTTATTACGACTACTAGTAGTAGCACCATTATAATTTACATTATGTTCTAATGAACTACCGGCGATAGCAGTAGTTTTACCTTTTTTGATACAACGTGTCTTTGTCCACCAACGGCATTGTATGATTCATTTTTACATGCAAATCCATGATCTTTACCGTATTCTTCTCTTTCCTGATAGTTCTGCATTCAAATCTAAATGACCATCAAATTGATCTGAACGACCTCCTTTGAGTATATGCTCTTACTTCACCCGCATCAAATTGACCAATATGTTCTTTATCATCTTTATCATATGCTGTATGCTTATAGCTACCAGATGCTGTTACTTTTTGTTGAAAGAACTTTTCTGGCTCGTCTGCATTTTCATATTTAAAATGGTGACTCACCACATTCAAACCATTCTCCATAAACAAACCCATATTTTGGATTTACTTTATCTCTGCTAATAGCATCTTTATGTATTTTTTTATTAGTGTCTTTATTAGCCATTATGATACGCCTAACAATGATAATAGAGATTGAATTTGTACAAGACCACTTGAAGAAACATCCCCACCTGTATATGGTCCTTGACCTGAAGGAACGCCAGAACCAGCGCCACCACCGCCGCCACCAGAACCTCCACCACCAGAATTACCACCAGAAGACCCGCCGCCCCCAGATTGAAATCCTTGCATAATTCCTTGCATGTTCATTCCACCAAGACCGCCATTGGAATCCATACCAAACATTTTTTCAATAGAATCACCGGCTTTTTTTATTATTAGCCATATCTTGTGTGGACAGCTGTATGTTTTTATTAATTTTCTGTGTATCATTAACTGATTTTGGTAATTGTTTTTGCATTATGTTTTGCATATGGTCTTTTAATTTGACCTCCTAACATGCCTTGAAGCATACCCATCATTTGACCAATACCAGAACCGCCGCCACCACCGCCTTGTTGGTTTTGGTTATTTAAATTCTGAGAATCTTGTGCAATTCCATCACCAACATCTTTACCAAGACTTACATCAATATTATACTTTTCTATGATAAGAGCATATTTGTCTAAAATATCACTAAGAATTTCTGGAGTTAGTGTAAAAATTTGCTGAATGGTTAAATCATAAACAAAATATTTTTTAAGGTCTTCAGTTAAACCAGATTCAACAGTATAATATATTTCCTGTGAAGATGTTTCAAAATAATAATATGATTCGTTTAAAGTATATAATTTGGTATTACCATCAGGTGATAACCATGTAATGTATGAAGGATATGGATTAGACTCTAAAACATACCTCATTGTCTAACATACATTGATGGGACTTCAGGAATATTCAACAACATTATATGGTGTAGCGGTAGTTGATGCATTTGGAACTAATTGATAAGCCGTAACAGGAATATCATTAGGTCCATAATACAATGCAAGTCTGATAAAATTTAAAGTTGCATTTATAACTGTCTGTTGATATAAAGAATTTATCTTTGCTAATCCACCATTATCCAAAACAGAAAGTATAATACTAATAACATTAGTAAAAGGAGTCAGTTTACTTAAATTAACAAATGCTCCTGCTAAAGCATCATCTAAAACACTAGTTACGACAGAATTTCCTACAATAGGATTTCCTGATCATTTTGTTGTTGACCTCCACCACCACCACCTCCACCAGATGCAGCGCCAGCATTTAGTATATTTTTAAGCTGCTGCATTTGCTGATACATCTCAGGAATAACTTGAGCTTTTTCTGAGGATCAACTTTTTGCATTATTTGTGGAAGTTGATCATCCTTTTTATCAGCAGAAGCTGATGTTGGTTTTTCAGCATTTTTTGCTAATTTTTCTCTAATATCATCAACTTTTTTACCTTGGTCTGCATCGACAAAAGGAGCATCTGCATACTTTGGATCTTTTAGTTTAGGCTTTTCTTGTTCAAGAACATTCTTATGATGAAAGATGTTCTTTTTGCCTTGTTCTTTAAAAGCGTCTTCACCCATTCTGTGTCTCACCATCACTTGCAGGATTATCAGGACCAGCAGTTTTTATTTTACCGCCAGAATTTTTTTGAGCATCTTGTGTTTCCTTAGATACTCCACCATTACTTTTTTCATTGCCTTCGGGTTTATCACCACGAGCTAATGCACCTAAAATAATAGGATACTGCTTTGCAGTATCATCTGGAAGAAAACAACATAAAACTCTTGAACCGACTTTTAAACCAGATGGTGAAATACCAACTTTAGATGTCGCAGGAGAAGTTACTGGATGCAATACGCTTGCCCAAGGTAAATCATCATCCTTTACTTCCTGTTCATCATTCTGATGATTATAAAGTCTTACTTTACATCTACCAGATTTAGTAGGATCTTCTTTGAATTTTCTTACTTCACCTATAACAAGATGTCCAAACATGTCATCAGCCACTACTTTCACTCCCCTGCTTATATGAAGCTTTTACGACTCTCAATATCATTGTACAATTTGGTGGTTCCGCCTGCAACTCTATACTTTGTTCGTATAGCTACAACTAAACACTTTCCATTAAATTGTGTTTCGCCTTCGCCCTTCTGTTTTACTAACTTTCTTGGGTATTTCAATTTCAATCATCAGAGCCAAGAGTTATTTCAGGATTGTAATATACTTCAAGTTCTGCGGAATTCTGAGCCAAATGAGAAAGAAATGCCGCTCTATCTGTCATAGCTTTTGAAGTTTCATGCTTATCTTTATTATTAGCTTTATCATGTGCATATCTTAATACACTTGGATGATCTTCTACATATGAAGGAGTCTTTTCATAAACTCCTTGTTTATCAGCGAACTTAAATTTTTCTGCTTCATTGCCTTTCGTGGCAATTACTTTATGTGTTGTATGATCAAAAGCGTATTCCGCCGGTTTGTTCAAAGCTCTTGGACCAGAATCAAAATTCTTGGATGGTTTGAACCACATAATAGAATTTTGTTTTTCTTTTGCAGATGATTCAAAATTCAAATTAGTAGTTTGTCTTAATTTTAACAACAGGTTGTTGTTCAAATAATTCTTCAAATGTTTTAAACACATATTTGTGTTCACCACTTTTATTTCCTTGTTGAAAAAGAGCAAATGTAGAAGATTTATATTTTTCAGATACGTGTTCTGACTGAACCTGTTTCAACGCATCCATAGGATGTTTTCTTGAAATCACAATTCGTCTTTTTACCTTTGGTTTCACCAAGCTCAATCTGTCTTTTTGTTTTGAAACCTTTTTTCAAAATATGTTCAACAACCTTGCTCGTTTTATCATTAAAACTCTTTTCAACGAAATTACCTTTGTGCATGTAAAAATTCTGGTGCAACTGCTCTTATATCATATTGTTTGTGATGACCCGATCCTGTATTGTTTATAGATTGATCATTAAGATTTCTATTTTGATACATCTTTAATTTTAAAGTTGTTCTTCCACCTGTACCACCAGAACCACTATCATCTGGACCAAACTTTATTTCAACGTCTTTATCATACGACCCATTTAGCATATTTTTACCAAGCTGATCTGTTGGATCAATCAATCTTATTTCTGCTAATGGGCCATATGGATTAAGTATGTCTTCATAGATATTAAATCCAGCCATAGGAGAGTTTTGACTCGTTGCATCAATATCTCCTACTTTTATAGATTCAATTTTAACTCTTCCTGTCATTATTCACTCATAAGGTCTGTTAAATTGTCTACCATAGTTTGTTTAAGATTACTATCAAGAACTCTTACGCTCTTATTGAATTCGTTTCTTTCTGTTTCATATTCAAGGTAAGTAAGACCTTTTCCAATATATAAGTTCTTCTTCTTGAATATTATTAGCAACCGACATTACATCTGTAAATAACACATTTGCTTTACTTTCAGTACCATAAATGTAGCTGGATGCCGTAATACTAACAGTATTGCTTACATAAAAATCACCTGAAACGTGCTGTAAATGAATTTTATTATTAGAAGCAGCAAAAACTTGTCCTTGGCCGTTTGCATATTGACTGAATACTACGTGGCATATTTCATTGTTGATGAATGAATTAGCATTAGAAACAGTATATTTGTATAACTTTATTAGTATTAACTTGCCAGTTTACCTGTTTTCTCTTATATCTTATAGGAACGTTACCTTGACCTAAAACTGCTTCCCAATAATTTTTCATTCCTGGAGTTAATGCATTATAACTACTAACACTAATATCTTCTGATGGTGCCCAATCATTTACATAATGTTTTATTTTTGTTCTGAGCATCATAATAAGATCCATATTTTTTTGTTATAAAATCTACAAATTCATTTTCATGCATATACCATTCATAATACGGATCAACTATTTTATTGGAAAGGTATAATATCCAACTCTTATATTGATCATCATAATATCTAAAACTTAACTGATCTGCTCTTTTCATATGAATCAATTTCATATGGATAGAATACATACGGATTTGTCGAAACTCTCTCCAGAAGGGCAACTCTTTTGTTATATCAACAACTTCATTATTACTATATGTAATAGTTGGAAATTTTTCAAAATATCTTGCTGGCATTTATTGTTCCTGAATATCTTCTGATTTCCACAATTGAATTTCTTTCAACTGAAGTGTTAAATTGACCACTGTAGGAGCACCACTATTAAAAAATGATGGCATACCAGCTGCGGTATGTTCTACTTGAACAGATATTATGGCACATGGTTTAAATTTGTACAAATATCTATCACCACCAGCTGCTTTTAATACAACTTGAGCTATTTGAGGATATTTCATTAAAAATACACTACCAGTAGTAGATGGTAATGCTGCCTTTTTACATTTATTAATAATTCTTTATTAAAGTGTCAGACTCTCTCGGACTGTTTGGCGTCAGGGTCCAGCTTAAAGTATGTTCTTTGAATTGGGGTCTTTTGAACATCATATATTGAAAAGGATTTAAAGCCCGACCTGTGGCAATTGATGCTCCTTCTGTAACTGTTGTAATTCCTGATACTAAACTTGCAGGAATACCAGCCAAAGAAGCTAAACTTTGTGCTCCACCAATTATAACATCTTTTCCAGACCATTCTTCCCATATTATATTTTCAGCATCATTTAATCGTCTTGGCATAGGAAGTTTGATAGCCGCTCCCCCACCAGCACCACCAGCCGTTAATGTTTGAAGATCAAAGTTGTAATCCATAAAGGTAATTGATGTATAAAACTGTCTTTGACCCGTAGCAAGATCTCCGGGAATGACATACTATCAAACCCTCTTTGTGGCTTTGATGGAAAATTAGGTGCAGCCATTTTCTCCTGCTTTATAAAGATAAATATATTATTATTTATCACAAAAAATAAGATGGCGACATACAAAGGCATATATAAACCAATAAATCCAGACAAATACAAAGGAGACCCTACCAACATAATTTATCGTAGTTGGTGGGAGTATAGGTAATATGCATGTTCTGGATACGGACCCCACAGTTATATGGTGGCAAAGCGAAGAAACTGTAATTCCTTATAGGTCTCCGGTAGACCAAAGAATACACAGATACTTCGTTGATTTTACTGTGAAATATAAAACAAAAACAGGGTCCAAGACAATACTGGTCGAAATAAAACCATTCAAACAAACACAACCTCCTGTTATAACAGAGGCTAAAAAAGAAGTCACGTAAATATCTAAATGAAGTAATGACGTGGGGCGTGAATTCAGCCAAATGGAAAGCCGCTAGAGAATATTGTAAAGATAGAGGCTATGAATTCATTATAATGACGGAAAATGAACTGGGAGTTAAATTCTGATGGCAGAGGAAAACAAATATATTAAAATTTTGAGAAACCTTTCTCAAAAATATCAAGCAGACATCCAAATCTGCTTCTGATTGGTTTAAGAATATGGTGAAGGACTTTGGACATAAGACTTCCATAAAGACGTTCGTAAACACTAAAGGCCCCGTAGCAGGGCAAATGTATTTCTTCAATTATGATGCCAAATATAAAGATGTTCTTCCCTACTTTGATAGATATCCTCTTGTTTTTCCTATTAAATTTACTGATAAAGGATTTCTGGGAGTAAATCTCCATTATTTACCACCAAATGAAAGACTTGGTATATTAGCCTTTATGGATTCTATTAAAGACAATGATAAATATGATGAACCACAAAAGATGGCCCAACAACAAAGATTTTTAGAAAAGGTTTTTATACAAATACCACATATAAAGTATGTGTGAAAAGATATCTATGGGGTCATGTTGTGGGTAGAAATTTTTCTTATGTAGACCCAAAAGATTGGGCATATGTTGCTGTATTACCATTTGAACAGTGGAGTTATAATAAAAATTATACTGGTAGAAAACCACCATATTAAAGGACAACAATGCCATTCAATATTGATAAATTCAAATCAAATATAGCAAATTATGGTTATCTGGATAATAACTCGTTTAATGTCTATGTTCAGACTCCTCCTATTCTTTTAAATAATGTGCAAAACAGAACTGTTGCGACCGGTAATATTGCTGAAAATATGTCCTTTCGTATTGACCAAGTGAGAGCGCCTGGAATTTCCCTACAGTCGGTTGATAATAGTAGATATGGTGTTGGTCCAACGCAGAAACAGCCATATAATGCACAATTTCAGGAAGTAACCATCTCTTTGCTTGGCGATCATTATTGTGAATTTTGGCAATTTTGGTATAACTGGACTCGTGCAATTTTCCAATTCAATTCTGCCAGTGTAAATGACACAGCAGCATACTCATCTTCATATAAAGATCAATATTCATCTACCGTGTTAATATACTTCTATGATCATTTTGGTAGAAATATTCAAAGAATAGATCTATTTGAGTGTTTTCCTGTCTCTATAAGAGAAATTCCTCTTTCATGGGGTGATCCAAATCTAATGAGAATTAATGTTTCCCTTGTTTATACTGAATACGTTATAGAGAGTTTTGGGACAACTAATAATGTATCTCAACAACCAAACAATTTAAGAAACAGCCAACAAAGGTCACGAGTTAATATAAATCCTTAATTATGGAGTAAACTATGTCTAATTTGCCTAAAATTGATTACCCAGTTCATAAGATAAAAATTCCTTCATTGAAGAAAGATTTTCATTTTAGACCATTTTTGGTAAAAGAAGAAAAACTTTTATTGATGGCCAAAGAAAGTAATAATCCATCTGATATCTTAACAGCTATTAAACAGATCATTAGTAATTGTGCGATAGATCCAAAATTTGATATCAACAAATTAGCTCTATTCGATCTTGAATATATTTTTCTAAAATTAAGAGCGGTTTCTGTAGAAAATACTATTAAAGTTTCATATAGAGACGCTGAAGATTCTAAAGTTTATGAATTCGAAATAGATTTAGATGAGGTTGAAGTTAAATTTCCTGAAAAGTCTGATAATAATATCAAAATTACGAACAAGTCCGGAATTATCATGAAATATCCTTCTGCATCTTTATATGATGATAAGGAATTTCTAAACCTTGACAAAGACTATATGTTTGAATTGATAATTCGATGCATAGATTCAATTTACTATGAAGATCAGGTTTATAATTGTTCTGATTATAAAAAAGATGATCTTAATGAGTTTCTTGAAGGTCTCAATATCAAAACATTCGAAAAGATTCAGAATTTTCTATTAACAGTTCCAAGAATGGAATATAAAATTGAATATGATAACTCATTAGGGAACAAGAGAGAAATAATCTTGTCTTCGTTAAATGATTTTTTTACGTGGCGTTAAGTCATAATACTCTTGAAAATTATTATGCCACTGTATTCTCATTAGTTCAGCATCATAAATATTCTATTAGTGAAGTTGAAAACTTAATACCCTTTGAAAGAGACATTTATGTTCAAATGCTAGTTGATTATATCAAACAAGTAGAAGAGTTAAAGAACAAAAAGAATAGCGGATAAAAATGGCAGCAGCAGAAGACATATCTCTATTATCAAGAAACATTAAATCTTCAATGGGTGAGGTTTCGGGTGAATTCGAAAAGCTGCCGCTAATAGCGGAGCTATGTCAAAAATAATAAAAGACTTATCATCTGTCTTAAATGCACAAAGAAGAGATATTGCAGAACTTTCCAATACAATGTCAGAAAGTGCATATGAAGCTGAACAAACTTCATCCAAAATGGATCATTTGTCTAATCTATTCAGAGAAATGATTTCTATTCAAAGTAACATGCAAGGTGTATTAAGAGATATTTCTGCTGGAATAAGAAGTGTTGATAATAGTATTTTCAGTCTAAATCAAAATATGTCTTCAGGATTAACCAATGGATTTTCTGGTTTAGGTACCTCACTAACTGGTCTTGGCGACAATATTATTAGTGCATTAAAAACTTTGGCTATAGGTGCTGTTGGTGGAGCAATTGGTGCTGCTGGATATGAAGCAGCTACTGGCGCTGGAGGAGGAGGAGGCGGTGAGGGTAATGTTCCTCAATCTGCGGGGGCTGGTGGAAAAGTTAATGCATCTCAAGCAGCCGCTTTAATACGAAAAGTTGGCGGAACTGAAGAAGAAGCAACAGTATTGGGTGCAATATCTCAACCAGAATCTGCTGGAAACCCAATGTCACATAACCCCAATAGAAGCACTGGAGACAACTCATACGGTCTTTGGCAAATTAATATGATTGATAAGCTTGGGCCAGAAAGAAGGGCAAAATTTGGTTTAAAATCTAACGAAGAATTATATAATCCAGAAACTAATGCAAGAGTCGCATTACAAATACTTCGTGAGGCACATGGTGTTCCAAGAGATTGGACAACTTGGAAACACGGAAAACATTTAAAATATATGGAGGCAGCACGTTCTGGTGCTTCCGGTAAAACTGGCGGGACCGCAAAAGCAGAAAATTCTAGTCCACAGACTGGTCAAGCAACAACACCATCAGGTGCTACACCACAATCTACGCCAATGGCTTCCGGTGCTACAGAAGCACCATCAGGCGTTGATACAAGCCGTGCGTTAAATCCAGAATCTATGGCTGGCCATGGTCATGGTCCTATTAGTGGTGCAATGAGCGGTAAAGAAAAGTAGAAGGATCATCTGCAATTCCTTCTGGAGACATTATAGCTCTTGGTAAATATTTAGAAAAAAATGAAGGTCTTAGAATATCAGAACATCCTGCCTTTGGCGGTGTAAAACCTGTTCATAAAGGACGTGCTCATTATGAAGGCAGAGCAATTGGACATAAATGTTGGAAGAGGCGTTACTGAAGCATCAGACCCTGCTCTTGGAGCAAAATTTGATAAATTAGCAGAACAATTAACTAAAGCTGGATATAAAGTTTATTGGAGAGAAAGCGGTCAATATGGTGCAAAAGGCCATAATAATCATCTTCATGCAGAAGTGCCTTCTGGTGGCGCTAAACCTATGCCAGACACTTATCAGGCGGGAAAGACTGCAACTGATGCGGAAAAAGTATCACAAGGTGGAACACCAGTTGCTGCACCATCTCCAACAACTGGAATGACACCCCGCCACCAGTAGCAGCAACAGGTCCCGCAGAACCCAGTAGCACAAGCACCAGTAACTCCTATGCCCGCTGGTGGCGGCGTAGATTACAGTCAAATGATGTCTATGATGGGCGGAATGGGCATGGGAATGGGTGGAATTGGAGGAATAGTTTCATCTTTAGCGCCATTATTAATGTCTGCAGTTCAGTCTTCTGATATTGCACAAATGCAACAACCACAAACAAGTAATAGGTGCAGAAATGGTTCAACAGCTTTCCAGATTAGCTATGAACAACCAAATGGTAAGCGAAACTGCTGTTCAGCAACAAGCACAACAAGAAATTTCACAAGAAATGTCAACACAAGATCAAACGGGAGGAACAGCAGGTCCAGTTGCTCCGGGCGTCAGATCCATGAGTGGTGGCGAAAGTTATGCATACAATTATCCATCAGACAATTCATGGCCTGATTGGGCGGCAATGATTGGTGGAAATCATTGGGGTGAAATGAAAAACTTCAAAAAGAATATGTGGGCATAAAAAAGGGGGCATTAGCCCCCTAAATTACTTCTCTGCTAGTTTCTGAAACTTCAGTGATTCATCATCATCGTCATCATCAGATGATGAAACATTAAATGGTGGATCTTCTTCATCATCATCCGTTGAATACTTCTTTGTCTTGAATGTTGGTGCATCATCTTCACCAAGATCCTCTGCACGAACATTCTTATTAACATTCGTGTTTTCCTGAAGAACCTTGTTAAGACGTGCCTGAAGTTCCTCATAGCTCTTGAAGCTGGATGGATCAAGAAATTCCTTTAGAGAATATTCTGACTTCCATACCTTTTCAATCTTCTTATCATCTTCGAAGAGAGGACTTGGTTCTGAGAACTCAGACTTGTCGTAATTGCGATAACCTTCGACATTACGAATCTTCAACTTGAAGTTTGCACCTTCCCAAAGATCAAATGGATTGACAGGTGTTTCATCCTCAAACTGTGGTTCCATTGCTTCCTTGAGTTTATCAAAGATCTTCTTGCCATACTTGAATAGAAAGACCTTACCTTCATTATCAGGATTTCCCTGATCCTGAATAACATAGATGTTGGAAATGTAATGGAGGCGGCGCTTCTGCTTACGAACAATGTCCTTATTCGCTTCAATACCGCTTTCCCAAAGCTTGTTATTATACTCTGTTACTGGATCTGACTTTCCAATTGTAGTCAGAGACCTTTCAATATACCATCCACCGAGGACCCTTAAAGCCATGATCAAATGTACGAACAAAGGGAACATCTTCTCCCTCTGGAGAGTCTAGAAAGCGAATAACAGCATAACCATTACCAGCCTTATCAACTGTTGGTTGCCAGAAACGATCATCTGCTCGTGAGGATTCATTTGAATTTAGCTTACTTACTTCTACTGTAAGTGCCTCTAGAGACTTCTTACCAGAACGTGCCTTAAGTGTCTTAAAATCTACCATGTATATTCTCCGTATTTGTTTGTATTACTATGTGTTTCTACGTATATTTTGTATCTGGTGTTTCCACCTGATATTACTTAGTATGCCATTATTAGCTGAATTTGTCAAGCACTATTTTTAGAAATTTTTCTTCATCATAAGTTAGAAATGGTGTATATTTTATAACTTTATTTCTAATATCCTCCCAAATAAGATCATATTCCATACTTTTATTCCAATATTTCATAGATTTAGTCATTTTCAACACTATACAGAGTGTTTCTAGGCTTATTTCGTTACCCAAGTATAATTTCAGAAGTGTTGGATGACCATTTTTACATAAAAGATTGCTATCAAAGTCAGAATTTAGCTTGGAAAGGTCATTTTTGAAGGTATAAGACAGAGATTGTTGTCTTTTTTTTCCAATTTAAGTATCTTTTTAACGCATCATCTGAATATGCGAGGTCACGAATCCATAATTTTGGGTCTTCTGAAAGATTTGAGACCAAAAATTCATGAAATTCTTTGTTTTTTGCTAATTTTTCTCGAAAAATATTTTGTCTTTTCTCTTATTAAAAGAGTCTATAGACGTTCTTACTTTACCTTTATACTTAAAGTAATCATAATTTTTATTTGAAAAGTGATTTTTCAACGCCAAATAGTCTTTATAGACTTCAAATGCAGACATTTTTAAAAATCTTCCAGATCGCCATCTTTTAAATGTTTCATAAACTTTATATAAAGACCTTTTCACGTCCATAAGCTTCAATTTCCCATGGTTGCTCCCAATAATCTATCTCTTCATGAAGATATTTTCGCTTGCCATTTAACCATTCTGGTTGGTCTGAAAATATCCTTTAATTCACCTTTTGCATATTGTTTGACGTGAACCATTTCATGCGCAAGAGCCAATAAAGTCTCTTTCTCATTAAGACGATTGTCAATTGTTGTTGTAAACTCTCTCGCTTGATGATTATCATCTGTCCAATCACAATATGCATAATCACAAGAACCACGTTCAAATTTTTCAAATTTTATGGTTAGAAATACATTATAAAATAGTTTATTCCTAAGAAGATATTTCGCATAAAAATTTGCTGATTTTTTAACAAATTGTAAAGTCGTATGCGATGGTTTACCAATTGTTTTTATGACCATAAAGCCTCCTAACAATGGTTAACCGTATATTTATATTGGGAGACGTGATCCTTTTTTCATATAATTTAAATTTTCTGCTTCTACCTCGGATTTTTTAACCTCATAACAGGGTCTTTTTTAACCCAGTAAGCAGCAGTTTCAATTTCAAGATTGTTTTTTTGACACCAAAATACTATAGCATCAATATATTCAATATTTTTTTCTTTACATAGAAGATCCATCTCATTTACGAAGTTTGAATTTTTAAGCATTCTCTTTTCATCTTCTTTTAGTTCCTTCACTCTTCTTCAAGGTAGTTGATAACTCTGAAAAAACTCCTGCCTGTCTTCAAATGCCAAGATATTATTCAATTCATATTCAAAAGCATGTTTCATCATATAAACCTGAGACAAAGAAGCAGGACGGGAGTTTTTCATGTGACTAATCCTTGATTGTGATGGTAGTAGGTTCACCTTTCGTCATATTGTAAAGTTCTGAAGCATGTGTTGGATGAAGACGTACGCACCCATGGAGGCAGGGCGACCAAGATTGCCGATATGAGGAGTAGCGTGAATAGCATAACCCCTGTAAAAATATCGAATGTGGCATAGGCGCATTATCGTATTTCTTAGAAAATGCATTAGTTGATAAGCATAGGGCCTATAAGACCCAGTTGGTGTTACATAACCTTTTCGAGCAGTAGAAACTGGCCAGATATCCATAAGTTGTCCATTCTCATAGACACTCATAGTCTGCTGCCGTTTACTAATGACAACATTGTAGTCAGCCATGGCAGAAGTAGAAAACAAAGCAATCACAGCAATCATAAATTTATTCATAATATATTATCCTCAGTGGTTATGGTTCTGCTTTTTCCAGATCCATGAAGTTAGATTTAACAATTTTTGATGAATTGCATCAACAAAAGAACTATTCCAAAACCAGTGATTATGGCGGTCTGACATTTTAGTTCTCCTATATTCTTCCTCTATAATAACCTTTTTCAATCCAAATATCAAGACATTCTTTTTTTATTTTTTTGTTTATTTCACCATTAGTAATCCAACACGTTCCATATTGTGAATTATTTGTACCTAATTGACGTATCTTACTTATTTCACCAATTTTTATTTTCGTTTCTTCTGAGTGTTTTTTGTTTTTCCATGTTCCATTAGGATATTTTTCAGAAATAGTTTTTCTTCCTATCTCAGCAATATTTCTCATAAATTCTAATTCATCTTTTTCTTTACATTTTTGTTTTCTATATTTTGAAAGATTTTTTAATCTTCTTTTTTCTGTTTCTTCTGGATCTTCTGCCATTATTTAATTTGTTTTTGTTGATATATCCGAAGCCGCCTCGTCCACCTTCTTTTAAATTATAAGTTTTACTTGAGACAACAACTAACTCACTTTCTTTTAAAACATTTCTTCTTCATTTTGACAGAAAAATAAAATTTCTTTATGAAAATTATCAACTCCGTATTTATTTATAGCTCTTTTAAGATAAACACCAGAACCAAAATATCCATCATCTAGGTTGTCAGTTTGATGACATCCTATATAATATTTTTCATTAATTAAATTTGTTATTTTATAAACTATATAATACATCTTGAAAATTAGAACGCTCCATGGATAGTCTAGTCTTATTTATTGCTAAAACTTATCCATGGAGACGAAATGATCCCGGTTGGATTCGAACCAACAACCTACCGCTTAGAAGGCGGTTGCTCTGTCCTGTTGAGCTACGGAACCTATCCAGATAACAAAAAGTTAATATGTTCACAAACTCTTTGAATTTCATGATTATCTAAAGCATTGCATGTTTTATATAAAGGTGTTTTAGATGATCTTTTTTTATCTTCATTAACAAAAAAATATTCAAAATCACATTCTTCTTTATAATAATTCAAAGAATCCTCTGATATATGTCTCTGTCCACAGAAAATTATAGCTGGCACATTTGGATGCACTTTTCTGATATCATTTATATCAGAGACTGCACGTGACAAATAACATCTGTCTAAATGTGCTTTACATTCACAAACAAACAATAATTTGTTATTAAAATAAACATGCCAATCAACTTGAACATTTATTAGATTATATCTACCACTTTTACTAGGAACAGTTAAAAAATCATTCTTTTTTAAGACTAGATTTGGATTGATAGTTTCTGAAATATAATAAAATAGATCCTGAAAAGATTACCTGTTTCTTTTCTGGTCTGACCTTCACCATGTTCTTCATAAAAACAGTTTAACTTCTTTACTCTTGATGTGTAGAAATTATTAATTTGTTTTATGTTCTTATTATATCTTACATCATTAGAAAAGTCAAACAAATTCATGCATGGTATATCCTTTCATAATATTTGCGACTTTTCTGTTTCTAGGGAAGTCGCCACCCCAATGATTATGCTGCTAGAGCGTAATCAAATGGTGCAAAGTTATCGTTAGCACCTATATTTGCCTATGGTCTCCTTGAACCCTTACTACACCAGTCGATCCTAGTTCGCCCCCATCAAAGTAACACTGGACGTTTGGAGAAGCTATTACCCAAGTTTATTCCAACCTTGGAACCAATGTTACTGTGGTGGAGGCGGTGGAGTCGCAAATCCACGTCCTCAGTGTCTATGTCGTTCCTCTCAACGACCTCGGCAATTCTATTTATTCGCCTTCATCAAAGTAACACCTGTTTTATAGTCTTTCAACTAATGGTTATTCGAACCGTAACTCAATACGGCATCTTTAATCTGGATACCAAACCCAAGACAGATGTTACCGTGATGAAGGCGAACTTTACTCATAACGGAGCAAATGTTTTTGTATGTCCGTCAACTGATAATGTTACTGCACCAACATAAGAGCAGTCTTTTGTTCCTGGTAAGGCGAACTTACCTTCACCATGCCAGTGAAATGAAGGAGCGTTACACTCACCACCATTAATGCTAACCAGCGAAACATCCATCACCTTCTTTGTCTTACAGTGAACAATGTGATCCTTCTTGACATCCTTTTCACATGTGATATCATCCGAAGCTATGTGCTATATTAGCAAATAACAGACTACTTGTCAAGAGTATTTTCAAAGTCTTCAATCTAGCGGCTCCTTATTGGCAGGGTCTACCAGAACTGTCCCGTACAGAGCACTTGACGACCGTTGCCAATTCTGCGCACCCAACCAAGCTAAGAAAGGATAACCCCACTAGGATTACCAGCAGATACTTCTTCATTTTTTTCCTCCGGATTAAAATCATGCTTTTCAGTTTCAAAAATAGGAACAGAGAACCATTCATCTGATCCCTGACGTTTATACTGCAAATCCTGCATAGGAACCATTACCATTTGTTTTGTCTGGGGATGAACCATCATCTTACCAAAACATAACCATACGAATATCTTCAATAGGGTGCTTCTTAACTAATCCGCCTGTGGGAAAAGTCAAACCACCATCTGGTCCTAGAATACTCATACCTTCTGTCCCTTTGCCTTCTGTAGAGCTTCATACAAGAACTCTACAACAGAATCATTAAAATGAATTCCTGACAAAATTCCTGTAACACAATACTGTTTTGCTGTTAAAGCATTACCATCTGACATCTTATCGTATTCTACAGTAGCAAGACGAAGATCTTTAGTCATAAGAATGTCATTCATTTTTGTATCTGACTTATGACCATTGTATACTGTAACAAGATCCATATCATCAATGATCTTCATAAACTCTTTGTTCTCATAACACTTCAATTCCAGGTCTGCTGCAAGAGCAGACCCAGATAGCATTGAAGCAACGATCACACCAATCATAATCTTCTTCATGTTTACTTCCTTGTGGTCACGTCCTGAATCTTCTGAGCAACCTTCTGATTGTCGGTCTTACCGAAATTAGTTGGACGCTTGGGAGGAATAGGAGCCTCTACATACTTTGTGATTGGCGGTGCGATAACATCGCCAGCAATTGCACTACCACCCATAAGCATGATAGTTACAGCAGATAAGATAATTTTATTCATCTTTCTTCCTTTCGTGATTGGATACCATGTTCTTTAATAAAGCAACATCATATCCTGTTATAGTGGAGAATGAGCGAACAACATCTTCGATCCTTTCTCCTCCCCATATGGCTCCGGGGTCTTCCCTTTCAAGCCATAATAGGAACCGTGAAACGACTAAAATATCATAAAATTGGTCGTCTTCTATTCCTAATCTCATGATACTATCCTTAGTAAGATTGAATATTATATAAATAATATTTAGTAATTAAGGAAATTAGCGATGGAATCATATACTTATCTCATAGGTTGGTCAAAATTAAACAAGTGGTATTATGGAGTTCGTTACGCAAATAAAATTATAGCAGAAAATGATCTTTGGGTCAAGTATTTTACTTCTTCTAGACACGTTAAAAATTTCAGAAAAATACATGGTGAACCTGATATAATAAAAATTAGAAAAAAATTTAATAGAAAAGAAAAAGCTATAGAATGGGAAATAAAAGTCTTAAAAAGAATGAAAATATTATATAACGAAAAATGGTTGAACAAAAACATTTGTAAATGCATAGAATACACGGATGACATAAAAGCTAAAATTAGTAAAACACATAAAGGCAAAATTATATCTGAAGAACATAAAAAAGCAATAAGCGAAAAAATGACTGGATATATATTTTCTGATCATAGAAATAATAAAATTAGTGAAAAATTAAAAGGCGTTCCAAAATCAGAAGAACATAAAAGAAAACTAAGCGAAAAAGCAAAATTACGTAAAGGCAATGGACCATTCAAAGGCAAAAAACATTCTGAAGAAACCAAAACCAAAATAAAAGAAACCAAGAGAAGAAAGAGAGAATTAATTCTCTCTAACTGATCGTCCGTAAAAGTATTGTGTTTTCGTTAATTCTGTATGCCAGCGGTTTATCTGTTTTGATATCGTCCATAATCTTGCGGAGAATAATCTTCCCACCATCAAGTACTCTTTTGACGTATTCTTCAGTTCTGCGCCCTGTTCCTTTTGTGAAAGAATTGTTTTCATCATAGTTAGTAATCGACGTTCCTTTAACCTGAAGCCCTGCACGATCCAACGCACGGAGGACCGTGAGAGTTTTGTATTTCGTATTAAAGGTCCATAATTCTTGTGCTCCGACAATCTTAGAAGGATCAACCGATGCAATCTTGAAAGTTGAGTCTTCTTTTTGCCATTTAAGATTTTTAATCTTTTTCTCAACAGAAACAGTCCTTGGCTTTCTGGTCTTTACGGGTTTTCTTGACCACACCAGAATACTTGGATACATCATCACATAGATTTTGATAAAAGTCAATAAGAGTTTTTAATTTTGGTTTTGAATAATTTCTATAAGCTTCTTTAAGCTGTTCGTCTTTGGTATTGTATGCTTCCTTTAATTCATCTAATACTGGAGTTAGCTTATTGATAATTGAAGTAGCATATGCGGCGGGAATATTATTGCTTTGTAACCAATTATATAATGAAAACTCTTGGTTCTCATTCATATAATCATCAATAAGTCCCTCTATTTCGCCCATTATATCATGGAACCTTTCTTTCATACGATCTCTTACTGAGATCTTTGGTTCTTCTTTTGTATTATTTATTGGTTCTTTATAACTCTTGGTAATTTCTTTTAGTCTATGGTCAAGGTATTCTTTTGCTTCTACAGGTAAGACAAAATCCCGTGTAAGCATACGTGAAATCCACGCAAGAGTTGTGGGAATTTCACTATCTGATAATGCTTTGATTTTTTTGACATCTTTTTCACGTTTGACTTTTATCAAATATTCAAGTATATATTCACGTGCATCATTGACTGTACACATATACCCATACCAGTTAAGACTATTTATGTAGTCTGTCTTGGATAAAGGCGTAGTAAAGTATGGTTCGTCGCCCAAGTATTTTTTATTGACCAGATATTGTTCGGTCTTGGTTATACGGACTGTTTTCTGTTTTCTGGCAACTATTGGGCGACGAGCCATTATACCTCCAAGTTATGCTGCATCAGCATATTCAACAGCCAATTCAAGAGCCTTAGTCTTAAGAGTCTTGTTCTGACCATACCATGATGATGATAGACGAGTATCATTAGAACGACCAACAAGATGATCTGTCATGTAGGTTACAGCATTGAACGCTGACCACCACGAACCTTCTGCGAATTCTGCACCAGTGTTGACCTTCCACAACGGATAGGGCACGTGATGCATTACGTGAAAGTTCCTTTTCGCTGCTATTAGCAACAGGAAATACACGCTGGAAATATTCCACAAGAGTTTCCTTCTTATACATCTTGGAACCAAGATAAGAAGCCATGTCCTTGTAGTTAGAAAGTTTTTCTGATGTGATACCAAGCATCAACTTTACATTGTCTCCATTAAACTGAGAACGGTGATTGATTTTAACCATTCGTTCAACAGTAGAAGAAAGACTAAGTGTAAGAGTATTGTTGCAGACAACACGAATAGGCGTGAAACGAACATCTGTGCTAAATCCATATTTGTGAAAGTTTGAGAAAAGAAGATAGGAATCAATACGATCTCCACCAAAAAGTTCGAATGATTCATTTACCTTCGCAAGTGCCCATACGATCTGACCATTCCGAAGTGAGCCAGCCGTATTCATCTGCATATCACCAGCAGCAATGAAATCATTAAAGAATTCAAATGCTTCAAGATTCTGAACGGGAACCCAATCATTGGAAACAACATCCAGAATCTTGTTGTCAGATGAACGAACAAGAGCAGACTGGCCGGTAGAAACATGCTCATCATTAATAATTGCGAATGTGGGAGTCTTTTCTACCGTCCAATTAAGACCCGCTGCATCCAACATCTGTTCAGGAGTTAGATCAGCAGGAACCTTCTTACCCAGACCATGCCATGGAACATCACCGGCATAGGCCATCTGAGCAACACCATTAATTTCTTCAATCATATGTGCCATTTTATATCTCCACAAGTTTCATGATATATGCATTATATAATAAAAAAATTAGTCTGTCAAGCGATGTTTTTCTTTTTTTCTAAATCAGTCTGAAACTGAAACCAAAACCTGCCAACCACTCCTTCTGACGATAATGTTCGGACTGTACTATCTTTTCATCTGACTGATCTACAGTTAGATAATTGTATGGTTCAATCCTTTACATCCCCTCCGTTACTGAAATGTAGTTTACCTTCATCAAAAAACTGATTAGTGAATTGCCATTCGTTCATTCTTTGGTTCCTTCTGAATCCAACACTTTTAGGTTCATCATGACATTGGACCTCCATACGAAGGCCCGACTCTTTCATTCTTGGTGTTATATAGGTTGCATCAATTTCTGGTATAACATAAATCAATACAAAAAAGAATAATAAAGATAAGATTGTTTTTGTAGTTCGGTCATAGCGAAAAGTAACAGTCTATGACTTTTTTAGTTCTTGGATCAAAAGAATTGTAAAACTCTTTATCCATAATACCACAAAGAATATTTTTATATGCCTCTAGAGGCATAAATTCTTTACACAAAACAAGATATTCCTGACGTGACTTTGGTTTCTTTACTGGTACACCAAGAATATTAGGAACGTCAATCTTATTTTCTTTGTAACTCTTTTTGGTTTATCATTGTTCTTTTTTGGAAAAGAAATAATTGTTGCTGTCAATGTCTATCCTTTCTAGTAGGAACACACTTGACTTTGACGTAGTATCCATCTTCTGCTTTTGGTGCATATGCAGAACGTGATAGTCTTTCAAAACCTTCCATCAAACAAGCGGTTGGTGTGTTTTGGGCTTCACCTGTGATGATTGATACGTCTTTCCATCCTCTCTACATTCAGAGTCTTCATATGAAAGAGAACAAATAAGGATTACAGGAATATACCAAATCATTTACATTTAACTCCAAGTTTGGCATCCATTCCCATATATCTCCCCATGAAAGGTCCATATGCACATGCCTTCTTTTCAATTTCTACTTCATACTGAATACAATGTCCACTCATGCACATGTAAACAACTGCTGCCACTAATGTCTTCATATCTTTTCTCCTTTATATATTCATTATACTAAAAAATTATATAATGTCAAGATAAAAAATAAAACCCCCAAATGGGGGTTGTAGGATGTTAGATATTTAGTTAGGGAGCCGCCTTTGTTCTTTGACTCGTTACAAAGGTTAAAATGATGTTTTATTATTTTTTTACTTCTACGAAATGTTTTTTTAATGCAGGGCTAGCTTTTTCAATAAGATCACCACTGATACCAATACGAATAATAGTTAGTAGTTCCACTATTTCTTGTGTTGTGAGATCCTCTTTAGGAGAAAATTCATAAATTGATGACTGTGTATACTTCTTTTCTTTTGCCATTGTATTTTCCTTTCTGGTTTCGGAGGATGGGGTCGAACCACCATTGCTAGAGTCAAAATCTAGAGTCCTACCATTAGACGACTCCGAAATATTAAAATGGTGCTCTTGGACAGAATCGAACTGCCAATAGATGATTACTAATCAACTGTTATACCATTTAACTACAAGAGCTATTATGGCTCATTAATATCTTTGGATAACTGGTATGCTGCCATAACTCCAGCCAAAGAAAAAAGAGCAGCTATGAAATTAACTGTTGGTGAAACACCCAACATTAGGAAAACAACATTAATAACAAGAAATACTATATTTACATAGAATAAAATCCTATTCGCCGTTTTCATTGTTTTCCTTTCATTATATATTCCCATAAGAATTATAACCAAACAAAAGATTCCGGTTATAATACCAAGATCAATCATGAGAAGATTGAATTCTATGGCCAGAAAATCCTGATATGTCATAGTATTCCCTTAGTCAATATGTAAAGCCATCCATCCTGCCATACCAATCCATGCAAATAGAACCATGATTGATAGAGCCAGTATAATATACATTTGTGTCATTGTCAACCTTAAAAGTTACCGGGAGCAACCTGTAGACAACGAAGACCTTCTTCACGCCACATAGCAACTACACGATCACGATCTTCAAATACCAGAACAGGATCATAACCATCTGCACGAATTGTTTTAAGTAGTTCACGCTTTACTTCACTATCATCCCGGCGATCACCAAGAGGACGCATATAAAGTTGGTGATAGTGAATATCATGTTCTTCTAGCCACTTACGGGTTTCATCACGAACCTTTTCATCCCGACCAGTGCATAGAACAATACGAATGCCATTATCAAGAGCCATCTCCATCAGATCAATGATTTCCCAATAGGGAGTATCAAGATGATGGTTCTTATGCCATTCATTCCAATTTTTTGGGGTTTCGTGAAGATAGTGAATACGGTGCTGATTATTGGCAATAGTGTTGTCAATATCAAAAATGTAAGTTTTCAAGTCAACTCCTCTTAACAATAAAAAAACATAATAACATATAAAAAAAGTTATGTCAAACTGAAAATAATGCTTGACAAATATTTTTATCTGTGTATAATAGAACTGTAGCCATGAAATATATTATTGTTCTTCTGTATTTCTCTTATAACCACTATCAAACAACAATGATACTTCATTTCCTCTACGAACTACAGAACTACCTGATTTTCCTAGTCTATTCAACATCTCATGAGACCAATCAGCTTTTTGTTTGGTATTTGCTGATGCAACTAATGAATCAGGTTTTTCATTGGCAACAAAGTGTTTTACTGCTCTCTTAACGCTGTTAATTGCTTTTAGTCTGTCTTCAATGGACATTGAACCAATACCTTGACGGGAGAACCCTGCTCCTTTAGAACCTTTTGTTTTCTTATGAAGTGAATGTCATAATCTTTAGTTCCCTTATCTGATTGTCTGGGAATAAAGTGTGTTTGAACTGCATGTTCACCAACATCTGTGTGGTATACTTTTCCTCCATCAGGAAGATGGTGAATCTCATGTGTTGCTTCTTCAGTTAGAAAGTTTCTAAAGCTTTTCATATGGTCCCTCTTGACAGTTTTCATTATTTATTATATTATATATTCATCGTTAAATCAAGATAAGGAAATTTATTATGAAGATGATTTATAAGTATCCACTGGCTATGGATATTCATCATAATGCGGTATATGAGATTACTATGCCCAAGGGTGCCAAGATTCTGGATATTCAGCTGCAGGGAACTATTCCTGTTCTGTGGGCGCTTGTGAATCCTAATCATAAGGTGCGTAAGTATGTGTTTCATGTTTTTTGGAACTGGTTTTGAACTAGAGAACTATGATAAGAAGCATTATGATTACGTTAAGACTATTCAGCAGATAGGTATTACTAATCTAGTATGGCATATCTTTGAAGTTCATGATGACTGATTAGGAGAATAGCAATGTTCTGGGTAGTAGGAATCATCGTGGTATCAATCGTCTTGGCACTGGCATTTGGTGATAGAGGTCCGGGGAATGGAGTTGGGTAATGAACTGGCGGATTATTGATGTAGATAATGATAATAAATCAGGTAAAACTGTTATAGAGAATATAACATTTGAACTGGCATGGTTATTGTCTGAACTATTGAATGATCATTATGACTACAAGCTATTCCGTGTAGAGGAAATGGAAGAGTGAAACATCTTGAATGGCCTAGACATCCATACAAGGGTATGCCTAAACACATTTGGGTATGGGCTTGGTCACGATCACTTCCAATGTATTGGCGATTAATCCGTGCTAGGAACTTTCAACGGAATAAGGATGAAGATAAAAAATGAGCATTGAACAACTAAATTGTGATATCCATGTTACAGAACAAGAAAAAGAAATCAAACGACTTCAAAAGTATGAGGAGTTGGTTCAGTTTATTGCCAATGACTATTATGAAATGTCACACGATAAGGTCAAGTGGCAACATAATGACTGGTATAAGCGTTGCCGCAAACTAATTGAGGAAGATAATGACTGATAAAGAAATCTATGAACAACTGTGGGAAGCATATACTGACGCTGATGCATTAGATTTTCTAAAAGATTATATCAATGAATCAATAAAGTATATTGATAAAAATAAACATGTTAAATATGATCAATTATATTTTAAACGTGAAGACCTTGAGATACTTCTAAAGGAGTTAGAGAGTCTGTGAGTGATTATACTTTGAGGAACATAAAGATGACTGATAAAAGAAATCTATAAAGAACTGTGGAACGGATACGAGCAAAGGTAAAGAAATTGATAACTTGATATCGTATTTCAATATATATCTAGAAGAACTCAATGCTAGAGGGTGCGGTAGACTCGATTTTTGTCTGAATGCTAAAGAAATTAGAATAGTTCTGGAGGCTTTGAAGAAACTATGACTGTTGATATTGACCCGGAGCGTAAATTTTCAAATGGTTCAGATTGGAACAACTCAATTGATTGGGATGACGCTTCTGATGGTTCTGATGGCGGATATAACATACATGGTAGCCCCATTAATGCAGAAGCTATGAAAGAGTTAATCCAGTTGCGGATGACAAACGCACGGCTACAGAAAGATAAAGAAAATCTCAAGAGAAGCACTAAAGCCCTTTGCTCAGTATGTTCAACTTTTAGATGATCCTTCAGTTGATCCTGATGATACAATTATTTGCGGGTTTTGGGGTAGGGTTTTAACAGCAGGTGATATTCGCAAAGCAGCAAATGTTATCACAGAAACGGGGCGTTGAAATGAAACTATTAGTATGGGATAGAGGATGGAATGGTGCGACAGTAGTAACTACTGCGACGCCAGAATGCTTTATTGAGGAATGGAGAAAGGCAGAGAAATGTCTTCAGCGTCAAGATGTCAGCGGGTCACGATTCAAAGAAATACAAGCATAATCCATGGCCAAAGCTTATTGATAATTCCAAGGATATTGAATCTTTCATGAACTCACAGAACATAAAGATCTATGATATAGAGGAAGGTTTGTATATAGAGACGGAAGGTGAATGATGAGTGATTATACTTTGAAAGTTCCCTATGATATTGCTATGCCCTCTTTCCACGCTGCACGGTGGTGGGGGCGTCCAAGGTTTAGGAATGTTTTGCACTATAAGTGCGTACATACACATCATGTTAATTACGGAATGAGTTTTGGCTCACTTTACTTGCCAGCATGTTTATTGCCGTGGAATACACCAAATGTGAGGAGAAAAGGATGACTGACGAAAACGAAATGACTTGGTGGGAATCCAGTCAAGATCTGGATAAGTTGAGGAAAGAAGCCAATAGCAATCTTGATGAAATGGCAGATAAGTGTCCATATGAAATGAAACTTGCTGTCACCGGAGTGGGCAATAAAGCATATTGTGGATCATGCCAAAGAGGAGGTTCTTACAGATATCTAATCTATGATCGTCTTGGATTTGGTCCAGATGCGTTATGTGCCACTATGTGATGCAGGTGGTATGACTATTACCAATGAGTTTGATATTGAGAATATGGATGCAATCAAAGCAAAGGTCAGAGAAGAGAGATTGAATCTCTAAAGCCTCTTCTCGGTATGTGTGATGAACCGGGATGTTTCAAGGATGCTGGTTGTGGCTGGCCAAGTGACACTGGTTATCGCTGGACTTGTTATGAACATGGGGATCATAAAAATGGAAAAGATTGATGTTGAAAAGATTGTAATTATTTCAATAGCAGTAGTGGCTACGCTTTTATTCTAACAGTAGCATTTTGTACAGAATCTGCTAGAGTAACAGATAAAGCAGAAGTATGATGCTTGTATTTCAAAGGTGGTAGTTGGATTCCAGTATCCAGTGATGGTATTTGCATTATGAGAGGAAGTTTCTAATGAAGGGGTTTGAACCAAAGATTAACGTTGAATCTATAGACAACGCAGCAAAGGAAACAAAATGAAAGCTATACTGATTGATCCGAAGAACAAGACGATTGAAGAGATTGACATTGCTGGTAAAAATATCAAGGAGATCATTGGTTGCAAATACATTGATGGGGTCAGAGTAGGCATGATTTCATGTATGTAGATGATCTTGGTCTACTCAATGAGAATTATCTTTTAATTTTCTTAACTACGAACAACCCTTCGCTGGTAAGGCATTAATTATCGGTGTAGACGGGGATGGCGCAGATAGAGACTATGTATCGGATATTGAGTTTATTCGCTTTTTGACTCAGTTTAATGACAACGGTCCAGTAGTAGCGATACAGAAGTGATCATGAGAGGAAGTTTCTAATGAATGGTTTTGAACTAAAAGATGGAACAGTGATTAATCTGGATTATATTCAATCCGTTGCTCCTGTGGTTAATAATGGGTTTAATCTGCATGTCTTTCGTGTTTACTTTAATAATCATTGGGTAGATGTCTGTGATAACACTAGGGAAGAAACAGTTGCTCAGAGGGATAGGTTAATCCGTGCTATTAAGTCTCTGGGGTGGGTGCGACCTTAGAAAGTCAAAATTTTTGGCGGAAAAATTTTTTGAACCCATGTTGTCTGTAGGAAAAGTGGGGAGGGGGTCCGGAATCTCAATAAAACAGTAAGGTACCGGTACTTCGGGTCCCGTGCGATGGGACCCAATTGTAAACTACACAAGGCCGCTTTGGTCTAGCGTTTTTATAGACTATAGAGACAACAAGAAACGGGCAAGCCTAAACCTGCCCGTTCCCGTTTACTATCAGGCGGCGTTTTCTTCCGCCATTAGATTGCGAACAATTTCATCCCAGTTTACATTGGACAGAAACGCCATTGCCAAGTCTAATGCCGCCGCTGGCATTATCTTCTAGATATGAAAAGCAATATTCCTTAATTGCGTCTTTCAATTCGCCCTACGTTTTCAGTAAAATCACCAGGGCGCAAACCGTCAATCAATTCTAGATTGACCCGCCACGTTTCATAATTTGTCCAACCATTGTATGACATAAGCTTAACCTTTCATTAGAGAGAAACCGGGCGGGATTAGTTCCCGCCCTGCTATTGTTACGCCTTGCCGTTAATATAGCGCAAAGCGGCGCAAGTCACGGGGACCATATGGTAACGGGCATAGCGGCGTTTTGTTACCGGATTGATACGCCATTGCTTCACAATATAGTGGCCAGCCTTGCGAGCATTGGAAACAATTTTCGTTAAATGCCCGCCGCTGATTTGCCAATTGACAAAGGCTTCTCCGATGGAAAGGCCGTTCGGGGCGGTTTCAAGATACTTTACCAGGGTGCTTTCGTTAAACGTAACCATTGGATTTTCCTCTCTGCTAGATTTGATTCTTCAGACTGTAACCCTAAATTATGGCGAAATTGTGGCAGGTTATGCGGCAAGAGCATTTTTTTCAGGATATTTTATCATGGGATTATTTTCATCTATTACAAAGCCGCTTCCGTCTCGCTTTGCCTTGCCTTGGCATAAAGCGCCACGATAACGCCTTGCGGCTCAAGAAAGCGTCAAATCGGTTTCGTCACCTGTCAATAATTGGCATATCATTACGAAGGTAGCGCCATTATTGATAAGGCTGTCCACTAGTTCACGGGAACGAAATACGACCGCAATACGCATATGTTTTTGATTGCAGCAATTGCGTTAAAATTGGCGAAAGATTCGACACCACTATAAGAAAAGGTTATATCATAGTTTCCCGGTAGACTATGGCGATTAACTAGTTTAGAATAATCATAGAATTGGATATGCGGGAAAGATTGAATAATCCCGTATCGCTCGAAGCGTATATCGCTTGTCCCGTTTAAGCGAATAAACCAAGGTAAAGCCTTTACGCATGGCTGTTTTTTCCAGGCGGGATATGTCCTGTTTAATCAGGGCTATTGCTTTTTCCTGGTATTGCAGGAAAAACAGTGTTTTTCTAAGGCGTGACATGAAAACGAAATTCATTGCGCCACGTCCCGCCGAAAGTAAACAGGGTAAATCGCAAGCGGCAATTTTCGCTATAGGACAAAGGTTAGCGCCGGAAATATCAGACGAAACTAAGTATAGAATTCCCGTCAAATAGGCTTGTTTTTCGCCTTTAACCGTTTTTGCATCACCAGAAAATGCAACCATTTTCGACGGGAAAGCGGAAAAAAAGCGACGCCATTGCGGCGAATTTTCAACTTCAGAGCGCAAGGCGGGCGAAAGCCGGGATAAATCGTAAAGCATAGTGGAAGCCTTTCATATTAGAGCCAACCATGCAAAAATCCTAGCACGAAAAGCGGAAAACAGTAAAGCACAAATTTTAGGCAATATGATTTTTGAATTGCACAAATTTCAGGCAATATCATCGTTCTCAATTTGTGCAACTATAGGGAATGGAAACAGACACAAGCTAGACCATATCGTATGACAACACTATAGCTTAACCATTCCAATGGCCACGTTATAGTTTGATTGTATACTTCACTAGTCCTATAGACTATGGGAATGACAACGTGACCTTAACCATATGAATGACAACGCTAGCTTAACCATTCGAATGTCAACTGTGGCTTGGCTATATGAATGTCAACGTCATCTTGACCATATGATTGTAAACTATAGCTTCACCATTGGACCACAATTGTATACAGTGATGCACAGTTCCCCATTATTGTCAAGAGAGAACAAACAGTGAACCACCGTGAACCATCGTAACTCACTGAATTTATGGGGGAAAAATAATATTGTGGATAATAATATTTAACTGTTGACTTCTGTGGTTCTTTGTGGGAGGCTGATGACACCCGGACCACTACGCACTAAACATTTTTATTTTGGGGTTTTTAATTAAGCTCAGCAATACTGACCTATTTTCCCACTATTATGGACTATAATCCCACAATATACGCACAATATACGCACATTGTTCGCACTATGTTCCACACTACGCACAGGTGTTTCACGTGAAACATCTAGAGAACAAATATGAAACATTATTACGCAAATTATTTCTTTTTGGTCTTGACGTTGGTCTTAGGGTTGGTCCCTGCCTTGGTCACTCCGCTGGTCGCACAGTTGGTCACTATGTTGGTCAATGAGTTGGTCTGACCTTTGGTCTCTGCCTTGGTCACTGTGTTGTAAATCTCTTCTGCGATGTCATATGTATTATATACTCTACTTGATCCATATGCATATCTTTTATCCTTATAGTGTTCCAATGTAACAAAGCGTCTTAATACATCCTCAATTGACTTGATTGTTAGTTCCTTATTCATTACTATTCCCCCATAGTAGCAATACGATATTTGGCTAGTTTGGATGCAACCTTATCCTTATTATTTTGAATTAGTTTTTCAATTAGATAATCACCATTCACAGAATAGTAATTGATGACCATTCTAAGGGCGGTTTTCATTTCTTCATAATAAGCAACATCATCTGGATGCTGTTTAGAATGCGCCTCATTATGAAGTATATTATCATAGGAGGAAAGAAGATTAGCAATTGTAATCTCATCCGCCAGGTCATAGTCAGTGTTATGAAGTATATCCTTAATCTTTGACATATTATTCTCCATTAGTAACTGTTCATATTGACAGTGCGAAGATTGCCAATATACACACCATACTGAAAGCATTCTCTTACTCTTGGGATCACCAGAAGCAGCACAGGCCACTCATAAGATCATGCTCTCTCATACTTGTAATACACTACTGTTCCTGCAATCGCAAGCCATACAACAATAAAAGCAGGAAAGAAAATCTTAAAGAAGATGTGCATATTATTCTCCCTCACTTAATCCAAATTCTATATGTATCTGCTGCATCATATAATGCATCCAGACCCTCATTGATTTCATCCACAGAAATAGAGTCATTTAACATTTCATAAACATCCCACAATTCCATATACCATATAATCATCATCCTTATCATCAAACCCATTGATGAATGAGGATAAGCGTGTAGCCATAGCCTTCGCACCGAATGATTGACTGATCCTCATTGAGGGTTTCTTCTGTGATAAGATCACGAAAGTTGAGTGTATATTTCCAGTTGCTCATTTCATAATCTCCAGGATTTTATCTGCCTTTTGAAAGGCTTCATTGATCTTATCACAAACGAAGATGATATCATTATACTCTTGCCCATAAAGACTGTCAACCATTTTTGGTAGACAACCATTCAAAATAATGTTTGCAATCATCCAGGTATTTCTTGCATCAGAGGTATCAGGACCATAGATGCGATCATCCACCTCAATCTCAACCTCTTGCTTGACTGTTTTATATGTCTTGATCTTCATGTCACTTCATCCCATGGTGAAAATAATCATGTGCATAGATAATCAGATCACCCATTTCCTTATAGGTGATATGATCCTGCTTGACCCACTGATACACTAGCTTATATGCCTCAACTATTGATGAACAGGCATCAATACGATGATACAAGTATAGCGGATCATACTTGTTAATGTCAAGCATTTTTATTCTCCTAATACAACCTTTAGAATTCTCTTCTGCTAGTTCTGAAAAGTTTTCCACACAGAAATCTTCTCCATATTCGTTATGAATTATTGCTTTACTGAAAATAATATCTTCAATTTTATCTTTCATTTCATCACGAGTCATCTCATTCTCCGAATTTAGCCTTTAATCGCTCAAATTCCTTGCGATCTTTTTCTTCTTGTGCTAGCCTGTATTCTTCATTTTTTTTCATTCGAATAGCATATTCTTCATCCGTCTCTTCACGCACCGCCTTGAGGACCAGAACATCGTCATCATGATAAATACTTGATTCGAATGTAAAAAATGCATTAGAATCCATATTGTTTAATCCAATCATCAATTTCACGTCTAAATGCTTCCAAATCCACACAATCAATAGACACATGGTCTTCTACTGTGACTGATTTAGTAATCTTTGTCATTTCATTCTCCCTTGGGCGAACAGGAGTAGTAAACAGAGCTAAGAATACCATTTGCGGCGGTATTAAATTCTTGTCCTGCTTTCACACATGCTTCTTTACTATTATATTCAGCATTAGTAATAGAAACACCATGCGAACTATAAATGTAAGAGATTATTAGAATGTATTTCATTTGATCCTCATTGTTCCATAACGAGCCAGTAAATAATAGTAGCACCATCCTATGACCAATGCAAGCACAATAAAGCCCTCTGACATAAAAATGGGCCACATACTCACATCAGGCATAGGAATGGTGATTTTCATTTGCATTATCCCTTCATTGCTGATATAAACATATGCGCCATGAGGATCATCCAAATGTTGAATAATCCCGTGTCAATAGACTTAATGATCTTAATCAGTTCCAGTGCGTCTTCATGTGTCATTATCCTACTCCATTTCTGCGACCTCTACCACCAAAAGCCAGAGCCAAAACGATTGATACTACAATGATTAACACTACCCAGAATACTGTCATTTTCATTCTCCATCAAAGAACTTTTTATCACACCAGTAATGTTCTTGTCAATAAGAACATCATTCATACCCTCAACAATCTCAAGCATAGACACAGCAATAGTGCCTTCAAGTTCAAGATCAGTCTCATACCTCTCTTTATATCTATCATAATACTTTACATATAGATTATGCATATCCTCATGCAGATCATCCATATCTTCCTGATCCATGCGTAGTTTTAACATATTATTCTCCTTTAGGGAAGCCAATCACCATAATCGCTTTGTTTTAAATCGTCAAGCATACTTTTGTGAACCATTTTACCATTTATTGCCTTCATAAAACATTCTTGCATCATCCCAAATACCAGACCAGGCACAACGAAGCTTTGTAATAGTGTTGACAAGAGCCAACAATTCATCTACGCTATCCTTGGCATCACGTAGAACGCTATCATATGTATCAGGATATCCTCTCTCTTCATCCCAATAATGATTGTAATCACATCCCACCTTGATTATATTATATGTCTCTCTCTTTTTACTATCCCAATGTTCAGTGATATCATAGAAAGTAATACCACCATGAAAATCAACATCAGGAAACTTATAATAAGCATATGAAATATGTCCATATGGCTCTACAACTTTTTTTTTTTCCATCACTAGCATATTCCAATCATCCACATTAAACATGCGCTGATCCAGAAGAAGATAGTAACACCATGTTCCTCTGATTGAAACTCACCACGACGATATCCATGAAAAGATAGTTCAATATGAACCTCCCTGTGCTTTTCACGCCAGCGAACATTACCATTCAGCATTTCTTCATATGTGGGTTTCATTATTATTCTCCCTCGTTATTCATGTTAAGATGCATATCAAGAAGTTCAATCAGTTCATGATGACGATTGGCAGGAACATATGCACGAACAACTCGTGAGAAAAAGCTTTCCATATAACCACAGACATATGCATAGTCATGATCCTCACGAAGCGCAATCGTGAGTTCCTTGATCTTCTCATCAATTTCATTCAGATTGGAAAGCGACATGTTGTTTCTCCTTGTTTGTCCTCACATACTACAGGATCACGCAGCCAAGTCAACAACTTTATTACATGTTTTTACATAATTCTCTGGCACGACGAATATCACGGCGCAAAACAAAAACATTCTCTGTTTGCATATCGTTTGCGTCGTCGTCCCAATCAGCATCAGAGCGGATGTCTTCTGCATGTTCATCCCCCAAATCATCAGGATAAAGGAACAATTCAGAAAACGGCTTCAACGCCTCACGCAAGAGTCTGATTTCATCTGAGGCAGCAACAAACGCTTCTACATCATATGAATTATCTGACCATTGAGTGCGGTTTAGCAACTTGACAAGAATATCTTCGTCCATCATATTTCTCCGCTGATTGGTAGTCAAAACATCGCTAATTGGTAGTCAGACCATCACGAAGCCCCATGGCTTCACACTCACAAGGAAACTTATACCAGACTTCTTTCAGCAGTTCAACCCTTTTCTCTATAATACCAGGAATTTCTATGATTTCTGATAGAAGAATAATTTCCTCAATGTAGGAAGAAAAACTCCAGTTTGTGCGATCCATGTTCTCTCTCCTTGTATGAACTCATTATAGAGAACAAAAATCACAAGTCAACCACAAAATGCTATTGACACGATCTTTTTTTGCTGTATTGTCGCATATGAAAGGAGAACAGTCATGGACGCATTCATTCGGGGCATGATCGCAACATTCTTTATGTCTACAATATCTGCGATCATCTTTCTTCACCACATTACACAGAATTAACTTGACAAATATTCTGTGGAGAGTATAATAGAACTGTGGGGATGAAATATACAGGAGAATAAACTATGTATCAGGATTGGGATAAAGAACTAAACTTCGTATTCTGTGTTGCAGCATCCACTGTATCACTATTCATGTATTGTCTACTGTTTCTGTATGGAGGTTAAGATGGCTGGCGAAGTAAACCTTAATAAGCTAAAAGAAGTAGCTAAGAAGTATTATGCCAATAATGCAAACAAAGTAAAAACAGCAAAGCACTGGACATACAGTCCTGTAGCAATCATGCTTGTGCATGAATATATCAATGATACCCCTGATAAGCTCTTGACAGAAGATGTCACATGCTATACAGGTTATTCATTCGAACGTAACGGAGAATAGTCATGAAAGTCTATGTAGGAATTTATGAACATCGTTATGGAACGGATGTGCGAGTGTTTGACCATATAGACAAGGTTGAGGGATGGCGTCAATCTATCGCAGAAGAATACTTTTTCAATGAATTTCGTGGTGTAGAAAAACCACAGACATTGGAAGAAACAACGGATTATTATTGGAATAACATTGAAAATGAATGGTTCAATGTAGAAAACACGGAAGTAGAATAATGAAAGTATTGATTGCATGTGAATATAGTGGAATTGTTCGAAATGCTTTATAGCATTAGGGCATGATGCTATGTCATGCGATCTATTGGAAACAGAGACACCTGGACCTCACTATAAGGGAGATGTGAGGGATGTGCTTGATTATCCATGGGATTTAATGATAGCACATCACTCCTGCACTCATCTTTCTGTTAGTGGCGCAAGGCATTTTGAAGCAAAGAAAATGGATGGCAGACAACAATCTGCTGTCTCTTTCTTTATGATGCTTGCCAAGGCTGACATTCCAAAGATCGCCATAGAAAATCCTGTATGTATTATGTCTTCACTATGGCGAAAACCAGATCAGACTATTCAGCCATGGCAATTCGGGCATGGTGAAACAAAAGCAACATGTCTGTGGTTAAAGGGTTTGACACCGCTCATTCCTACTAATATAGTCGAAGGAAGAGAGCAAAGAATACATAAAATGCCTCCTGGAGAAAACAGGTGGAAAGAACGAAGCAGAACATTCACCGGCATCGCTGATGCTATGGCAAATCAATGGGGCAAAGGAGAATAATATGTCTGGAATAGAATTGATTCTTGCTGATCGTAATGGCGTCTACATTCCCAAATATTTTGTAGAGGATCATGCTGACTTGTGGGATGTAAACTATGAGGATCGTGAGATTTGTGCTTTAGGTCCAGATGTAGAAGATAATGAGTTTTATTGGGATGCATGGCAGAGCATTCTTGATAATGCCATCTATCGTGATGATGAAGGCAAGATTTGGCGTCTATGGCAGGATGGCGATCTGTGGGCATATTGTGAAGAACTTATGACGAATGAAGAATATCTGAATTTTTTCGGTGAAGAGAGAATTGATGATTGACATCTCATGAGTGATGTGCGATAACAAATCATGGAGGACACAATGGCTACAGCAAGAATGTGTGAATGTTTTCTCAATACGGACTTCGTGATTGAGTTTGACTATACAGTAACGTCACCTGGATATCCTGCACGAACTTATGGATTACCAGAAGATTGTTATCCTGCTGAAGGCATTGAATATCAGATTGATGATATTCGTCTGTTTCTGGATGGCGACAATGAGCCTCTTGACATTCCTCCGTGGATGCAGGATATTCTTATGGATGAACTTGTGACAGCCAAAAAGCATATGATGCTGTAAGAGAAAATGAAGATAATGGAGAATGGTGATGACAACCTATATTTTGTTCGGTGGCAGGTTTCATGATTGTCTATTTTGCTTGGTGTTTACACATCATTAGAAAAATGTGAAAAAGCTCAAGCTGAAACATCGAGAAAAACTCTTGGCAGATTTTATTATTATACAATAGAACGTGTAGAAATATTGATGATGCCGCTATAGAACCTTGGAATTACAAAGATAATGGGGAATGGTGATGAAAAACCTGCTGCAAAAGAACTGAAATCTGGTATGTTCAAACAACGGATCGTTCGCCCAAAGAAGGGCAGGGGTCTTACTCTCGTAAGGAGAAGTATCATGGCTAAAGCTTAAGATCACGGTTCGTGCTGCTGTCTATGAAACCTATGAGATTGATGTTCCTGATGATATTATGGAACATAATGAGGATCATAATTTTCTCTGGCATGTTGAGGATTATTTTTCAAATATTGACGATCAAAGTAGATATCTGGTTGACACGGACTCTTTTTCGTGGGAAATTGACGATATCGAAATCATGAAGGGAGAATAAAATGATCTTCGACGACTATGACTTTGAACATACTGCCAATGTTGTTCTAATGATGAACAAGCATATGGCTGATTTTGACAAGGATGGACTCATTAACTTTATGAAGTCCATGGCACATCAACATCTATATGATAAGAACAGCACATTTTCCACAGGTGGATTTGTTCTGTCTTCATTCACGGGTAGTGATGGCATGAACGTCATGTAAGGGCATCTGTATCTTCTTCTATTGTAGAAGATTATCTCAATAAAATGAAAAGAGGCTTGACACCGTAACAGATCCGGTATAAAAGGATCATCAACGGAGGATGATATGACAGCGCAGGGATTTAAAGAAAAACTGCTACTGCAAAACAGATCATTCACAAAGCACCATTCGTGCGAGGTTTCAAGGAGGTTCAAAATGGTATTCCTATGGACTATGACGCTTATTATAACTCTATTCGTGACAGAGAAGGATATGAGCGTGGCAGACAATTCGGGTGTGTTTATAAAGGTGTATTAAAGGATGGAAAGAATGTAACACATGAAGCACAGTCTGCTTTATATTATGCGTTCTACAGCAATTCCAGTAATCTAAGGAGAAAGAACATGGCAAAGTATCAGAAGGCTATTGACGTTTATGCTCCTGGTATGGCTGACGCCATTCGTGAGGGAAAGATCACATTGCAGAAGGGTCAGTGGATTAAGATTGGTAACAATCCCAGTGCTTTCACGTTTCCATCATGCAAACAAGTATAACATCTGTGCGTTTCATTATCCTCGCCATAACACAGAGTTTCTTCTGTATGCCAAGATTATGAATGATCGTGCAAAGGGGATCAAGTAATGTATAAGACAATCAAGGGTAGTCTGAAATACGTGATGTGGCAAGCACGCAAAATCAAGCCAAATCATGGTATTTTCACAGAAACACATATGTCTGATGATTGTCAGACATATACTACGACCATCCTCATGATTGAACAGAACTGGACAAGGTGGTAATGTCTGACTTTCTTTCTAAAGACCCTGCAAAAGCCTTGACAGAAATCAAGGACATTTTGTATGAGCGTCTTCGTAGCAGAGAAAACTATGCAGCACAAGACCCCCTGAAAGATCAGTATTTCAAGGGACTACAAAAAGGTGCAGTAGCAGAGGCAGAATTTTGAAAATCTGCTTGACAGGATAGAACGTTAGCTGATACATTCATAGCATAAGAGATGGAGATGACTATGGCTAGTGTCACTGTGAAAACGATTGTAAATCTGACGATGACCAGAAATCAAGCAGAATTTTTGTATGATCTTCTGTGCCGTCATGTCGCCGGAAAAGGCTTTCATGAAACAGAATATGTCGATATTCTATCGGCATTGGATGATGCTGGTATCTACTGTGAACGTAAACACACTGATGAAACTGTCGTCATTTATGAGTGAGAGGTGATAAAATGGGAACTCGTGCAGTATATGTCTTCTCAAGGACGGTTTGGAAGATCATGATCGTCAGTATTGTGTCTACAGCCATTGGGATAACTACCCATTAGGAGCGGCAGATTCACTAGTTAATACTCTAGACAAGGCATGCGGACTTGCCACGCTATGAGGCTGATGAGTTTGCTGCATCTTTCATTGCGGCAAATAAAACAAATTCTGGTAATTTTCGTCTGACACATCTCGCCAGAAAGACACGCTGACATTCAATATGTCTATGAAATCTTTCAGGCAAAGAATGGACAGATGATCGTTCGTGCCTATGAGGTAGATTTCTGGCAGGATGATAAGAAGCGCACAGAAATTTTCTATGGACGTATGAAGGATTTGTGGGTAAGTATGGTAATGATGATATAAAGGAAAGGTGGGATGCAAAAGATAATTCTCCCAACAAACTGCTTGACACGTCAAATGATCCAGAGCATAAAGAGTATGTAAGGTTGGAGAGAACAAGTTCGAAACGGTCTAACAATCCAACACTCTATAGGACAAACCAAGATGATGCTCTATCGCAAAAACATTCATGCCATGTCTGAGACGGAACTTAGCAATGTCTACAACAAGTATGTAGATATCTATAACAAGAAGGCAGAAGGCAAGTATGAAGCGCTATTACGTTTATGATTCGCTAAGTATGCATCTGTTGAAGGTTGAACGTAGGCGTCAGATGCGCCGCAGATATAATTTTACCTTCAATTCAAAGGTAAGGGCTGCTATCAACTTCAAGACCATTGTCTCTGCATGCATGTGTCGTTTTTCGTGAGGATGAAGTGAGCGTCATTTTGTGTTAACCAGAAGGTTTGTTGCTAAGATCTTCATTATTAACGAGGATAGTGTTCAGTGGCAGATTGATGCGCGGTGAAACCCATTCGTCGTGTGAAGAAAAACAAGTTTTCTGCTTGACATGAACAATAAACCCGGTAGGGTATAAACATCCTACCGGGTAACATGGAGAAAGACAATGACGCCCTTGTTGCATATGCTTGTGAAGTCGGTTTCTATCTTGTCAATGAATATGGTGATATTGTTTGTCCACATATTTTCGCAGACTATGATGATGTGAACACAGACACAAATATGGCTATAATGTGATTGCATATCATTGAGGATCGTGTCATGCACTATGATAAGCGCCAGAAGGCGCTATGATCCATCGTTCTGATCTAAAGAACCTGGAGAAGCATGGCTGGGTGGCAGAAGCTTCGTGATAATGCCATCAGTGGTGAGTTTATTGTGATCTGTTGACAAACGCACAGATCAATAAACTTGCTCGTAATGGCTTGCAGAACATTAACACTTGACAACCACAGTATATGTGGTATAGTCTATTATCACTGATGGAGAAAACAATGGCTCTAACTGGTGCCAGAATAATCTGACGGTTTCTCATTCTGATCCCGCTATGGTTCAGAAGTTCGTTAGCGATAACAGCGATGGGTTGTTCGGATATTTTCTTCCGACTCCCATTGAACTTACGGAAATGTCCGCTCTTGCGTCCTCCTGATATTGCCAAAAGCAATATTGAGAAGTATGGTTCATCTGATTGGTATGATTGGAATGTCAACAATTGGGGAACCAGTGACGTTAGTAAACCAGATTATGAAATATCAGAGGAAACGGTGGATACATGGTTTGATACTGCATGTGGTCCGGCCCTCTGACTTCTGCGAGCATCTCAAGGGCCTGGGATATACTGTAGAAGCCATGTATCATGAACCTGGAATGTCGTTTGCTGGCATTTGGACGGACGAATTTGGTGATGAAAATGGTAGAGTAGATTTTGATGATGAGAACTGGGATGAGGGTATGTCAGAGGACTTTGAAGGATATGCTCATGCCAGAGTATGAGAAATTGGTTGGCGTGGCAAGAGGAGGAAAAAGCGAAGTTGGGTTAGTATCTTCGATTGATAACCAGCGGCGAGAAATCGCCGCTTTTTTTCTTTAGTGGTTGACTACGATAGTTCGTCATGCGTATGATACCTCTACAGTAACAAACAAAGTGAAACTATGTCATGCCCCGTGGTATTCCCAAAAGCGTGGTTATCGTATTTCGTAAAGGTAAGACCGAATACTTCAAGGATACTTCTGTAGATGCGGCCGAGCGCTGTTGAGGCTGTAACCGCTATAACTTCGTCATGACCGAAACGGACGAAGATATCGCAGAGCGCGTATCAATGAGCGGTTTACAGCTGTAACAGAAACCCTGTAGAGTCAGCCATTGCTGGTGATTGCCCGTGCGGTTGTCCTGGCGTCCCGTCTTGGCAAGTCCCATACGGTCTCCAAAACCTCGGGTTATGGATAAGGAGAATGAGCGGCATGTCTTCGTCAAGGGATATGCACGTCCTACCGGCCTTTAGAAGATGCTGTATGCCTATCGTGACAGCAATACAGTTCTGGTGTTTGATGACAGCGACAATCTGTTCTATGATGAAATCTCACTGAACATTCTGAAGGCTGTTGCTGCTGATACCACAGAACGTCGTTGTATCATGGTTGTCAGAAGGTAAACTGATTGATGAGGCTTCTGTGAACAGGTTCCTCGTCAGTTCGAATACTCTGGATCAATTATATTCTGACCAATCTTGATCTGTCTGGTATGGTTCAGAGCAATCACAAGATGGCTCCCCATTGGGAGGCTCTGATGTCTCGTGGTTACTATGTGGACTTGTCCATCAAGAGTGCTGGACATTCTGGTTCTCGTATTCGTCAGGTCATTGGTGAAGGTATGCTGGATGGTATGCAGCAGCACGAACAGATGATGTCATGGAATACATCGAAGAGAAATACATGAAGCTTCGTGGAGATTTCCATTCGCACGGCCATCAAGACGCTACTGTTCGTCGTAACAACCCAAAGAACTGGCAATTATTGTGGACTGGACATGCTGTGTTGCCAAGTGATATATATGGTGGTGGCTGGTGCTGCCCCACCTTGACTCAAAGGAAGATCATTCATGAATGAACAAGAGATCGAAGAGAGAATTGCTGCTATGGAACTATTGATGCTGAGAGGATATATTTCTTGCTAAGTTCCCGAGTTCGTTCGTAATGTTAGAAAGAGAATGAATAAAGAGAAGAACTAACCGCCGCTGGATATAAATTCTTCGAAGACCATCTTAGTAAATCTAATGGTGGATATCAGAAGTGCATATATAGTGAAACTGGTAACGGTATTTCATCAATGTATATTATTATGATTTCTCAATATAATATGCCATACACAGAGGGATATGCTTGTAAACTACAGTTTGAGGTAAATGATGATTATATCAATCTGGAGTTTGATTGTAGGGGCTTGACAATTGAACAGTTAGAGAGTAAGGTGGAATGGTTGTTCACGACTCTTGGTGCAGAGGATATGAATGATGAAAATCCAGCTAGTATCAGATATCCATTTAGAGTTTGGTCAACGGTCAACGCTTGATAATGCTGGTGCGGATGTTCTGGTGCTGGCTGGTGATATCTGCTCTGCTCGCAATATCAATGACTATATGTGGTTCTTTCAGGATTGTGCTTCTAAGTTTCAGAATGTGGTTTATATCATGGGCAATCATGAGCATTATAAACACACATTCAATGACACAGCGAATGTTATCCGAGAGAGTCCGTTGCGGTATAGTAATGTTCATTTTCTGGACAACGAGACTATCACCATCGATGGTGTAAAGTTTATCGGTGCTACTCTTTGGACTGACAATAACAAAGGATGTATTGTTACAGAAGAAAAACTTCGGTGTGGTATGAATGACTTTCGCCTTATCAAGTATAGAAGTCATAAGGGCGATTACTTCAAGTTTACTCCTTCTATGTCTTTTTATGAACATAGAAGGACGATTGCCTATATCGGCACGCAGATAGTAGATGGTCCTTGTGTAGTGGTTACGCATCATCTGCCGTCGTTCAAGAGCGTTCATCCTAAGTATGCAAATGAACAATATATGAATGGTGGTTATGCTTCTGATCTGGAGCATATGATGAATGATAACGTGAAACTTTGGCTACATGGTCATACACATAACCCGTGCGACTATATGGTGAATAATACCCGTGTGGTTTGTAATCCTCGTGGGTATCCTGGTGAACGCAACGACCATAAAGACATTGTTTTGGAGGTGTGATATGAGAAGATTTTATCGTATACGACATTGGCACAGTATGCGTGTAACTCGATGGATGAACTATGGATGGGGTCCAACTAAGAGAGATATTCCATATCATGAGTCTCTACTAGATGCACACAATCGTCGTCCTATTCGGAGGAAGTAAATGAAAACATCGGCTAGTGAAATCACTATCATTGTCGGACTGATTATGATAGACTGTGCCATTTACATCAAGGCTGGTGTGGAACCAGCATTGTTTATCGGTGTGAGGATTTGTCGTTCCTTTTGGTGTAGGGAAAGGTTTAGGGATGATATGAAATGAAACTGGCATGGATTTGCTATCATCTGATAGAGAATGCTGGAGAACTGAAATATGATGAACCAGTAATCCTGTTTTATGAACCAGACCATTATCTTTATGATAAGGTTGTTCCTATTGTATATGGCGGTAATCGAAGAGTGAAAACAGACTTTCATGAATTTAAAACGGGTGATGTTGTATCAGTTGTGAAAGATCATCCACATCTTCATCCAATGCTCTTGACAAAAGATGAATGGGTAGTATCTATTATGATATCTGATGCTGGTGTGGTTTGTCTGGAGGAAGTTGGTAACAGAAAAACATTTCCTGTGGAATGGTTCGTAAGGAAGTCATGACCTATAGATCAGAAGAATGGGTAAAAGGGAACTGGTGGTTATTCTCATGTTCCACAACAAGTTCCTTGGCAGAGCATTCTGAATTGGCAGGTAGAGATGTTTCTCTATTCCTGTTATCTTTTACTATGATATGGACAATCCGAAATTGACAGATGAGCAGTTTGATAATATAGTTGGTCTTATGGAAAGACACTATGATGAACTGCCGGATCGTATCAAGAATGTATGTGGTAAAGGACAGATAAAGGCTAATGCACATGCCTTTGCACATCTTCTGAATGACAACGAAAAACAAAATGCTATTCTATGGAAGGATAAGACATGATAACTGACTATATGAGGCAGATAGCATATAACGAAGGATGTCAAGCATTTTATGACGATCTTCTCTTTCGTAAACAATCCCTATGAAGGTATCAGTGATGAATTATATTATATGTGGGATGATGGATGGTGGGATATGTTTTATGAGGATAAAGGATAATGGAAAAAGATGAAATCATTTTTATGGTTTTGGTGATTCTAATGTTAGGTTTCGTCACCTGGCTCGTTGTTAACGATCATGCAAAGTCAACGAACAACTTGCCAAAAAGGTAGAAGCATGTGAAAAGAGTGGCGGTGTATATGTTGATAACATGCGCCGAATGAGAAAGTATACACGATCACGAGTATGTATGTATGAATAAGAATATGTTTATATTTCCTAAAGGTGATGAATGATTAATATGGAAAGACTAGAAACCGAATTCCAACAGTTATTTGCTGAATATGGCACAGATGATTATGTAGATTGGGGATTTAATATTCGGCAAAAAACATGGGGATATCATCGTATTAGATGGTATTATGATGGTTATTCAATACACGGTAGTAAAGTTGAACCTGTAGTCTATTGGGGAGCATGATGACAGCATTTGAAGCAATCTCTTGGCTAGAAGCAGCGGCCAGATATTTTGAAAAGCGTGATACTAAAGGTGAAGATGCTGCCTTGCGGGCAAATGTATATAATGCAGAAGCTGCAAGAGATATAGCAGAACTAATTAAAGATCTGGCACAAGACAATAACAAGGGTTGACTTTACTATATAGACTTGGTATAATGGTTGTTAAATGGGGAGGTGCCATGAAACAACAGAAGTATAAAGTCTTATACACAGTAAAGAATGATAGTGGATTTCTTGTTGATAAAACTAAAAAATTCACTTCATTACATGAAGCCTATGAGTTTATTAAATCACTAAACTCATCTGGTAAGTTAGTTGGTAAAGCTGAACTAGGAGAATGAAATGAAGAATATCATTGGACGGTTTAATACAGAAACTAACAAATGGGAATATGGTTACTATATTGGGTCAAGGTTTTATATTGTAACTTTAATCAAAAATTAAGGAGATAAAAAGATGCTACCAATAACAACAATAATAATTGCATCTGTTTTAGCAAACTCAAGTATCATTTATACTTCATGTAGTGACAATTATGGTGATCTGCCTGATTGTATTCGCAGGGCAAATAATTTTCCACCGAGTCATCGCATACCCCCGGAGCATATAGTTCCGGGAACTTTTATTCGTAAAAGATGCTGGTTGCGTATCAAGATCACAGTTTTTCGTTTTCATTCAGCATTTTATGGTGATGATGCAGAACATGTAAGACAACTAGCTAATAATCAACCTCAGATTGATATGTTAGAACAATATCCAAGACTTGTAAATTATTTAATAGAAGCCGGTGCTTTTGATAAAGCACTTCCAATGACAGAATTAACAGGTGAGCAAGTCCATGAACTAACAGGTCTGCCTATTTGTGAAGATTTATAAATACGAAGTCCGAAAGGACAATCTTTCATGAAAGGAGATTATCATGTTCAAGAATGTTACTGCTAATTGGAAGACTACAGTAGCTGCATTTATTCCTATTGTAGCATATGGTCTTAAATATGCTGGTGTATGGCCAGAGTCAATGCCACTTCCTCCACTTGATGAAGTATGGCGCTTGTTCTAGCATTACTTGGTATTGGTGTTACGGCAAAGGATAACAATGTTACCAATGCATCGCATCCTACTGATCCAACATCACTATAAGAATTTGGGGAGTTTAACGACTCCCCTTTTTCGTTATGGTATCTGCATCATTTTAAAATTTTCTAATAGACTCAATAGAACTTTTACAAGTCAAATTATTTTTATATAATGTAACTACTGTTTTGGCTACTTGTGCATCTGTTAATGTTTTCCAGTTAGGAAATTGTTTCAAAACAGGACAGTAATACATTGATTCATCAGGATGAACTACCATATATTTGTATGTTGAAACTATTTGTGTTTGATCATTGACATCCAATTAATAGAAGGCTGGTCACTATGATGGTCGCCCACTTGGTCATGAGGTTGGTCCTCCTAATGATTTAAATAAATCTTTTAACACAGATGATGCTGATTTATCCTGACCAGTAATAACTTTCTTTTCACTTTCTGATTCGGCAGCTTTTAACTTGTCTTCAATTTCTTTCTTTCTTCAATTAATTTATTCATTGTTCCAACTTTTGCGTCATAAATTTCTTTCATCTGTTGGAACTGTTGTTCTTTATCCTTGACAATTTGTTCTAATTGGCGTATAGTGTTTTCATGAAGTGCTTTTTGTCTTTCTGCATCTAATGAGTTGAGGTGCATTCTAAATAAAGTGACTCCAAGACCTAATGCAAGGACAAGAATTGATATATACTTAATGCTACCTGATGTGATAAGTGAGAGTAATAGTTCCATAATTTAACCTCCGTATTGACGGATTATTTATAAAGGGAGAATGATATGTTCAAGATTACAGAAGAAACCAAGGCTGCTGCTGTTGAAGCAATGAAAGAAATTCTTTTAAAAGCTGATCCTGGCGCAAAGTTGAGCGAATTTGAAATTGGTGAAGCATTTGAGGCGGCAGTTGCTCTTGTGAAGAAGCAGTTTGGAATGTAATGTATAAGAGAGACAAATGGGAAAAGCCTGAGAAATATGATCAGTGGTGATATTGCTTGGGCTGTTCACTATTCAAGCGACAAACTATATGAACATGGTGTGTCGCTTCGATACCTAAAGTATATGGAACAATTTGATATAGAAGAAAACTGGCATAAAGAGTATCTAAGGTATATGGAAAATGACGATGAAAGTGTTGAATAAACAAATTAGGTTTAATGAGAGTTTTCAACCACAATTAGTCTTAACTATAGCGTTTCCGCTTGAAGTAGTTAAGGATGAATCAGAGGTTCTTACTGGTGAACAGTTTCTGGAAGAACTCAATAAAGCAATAGATGAATACGAGAAGGACACACGAGCAATGAAATACACAGCACCATTAGCATCAACACTATTTCTTCTCCGTCATGTTCTAGGTTTTGAAAACGAAAACACAGAAGCAATCCTGATAGAAGCAGCAAAACTATGTGAGGATGTTATTGCACCAACTAATCAGGACGGTGATAAGGTTGGTTGTAAATTCGAAACCTGATCCTTTTGATCGTGATGCTGATTTTCATGTAAGTGTTCCCTTTGCTTTTCATGAACCTTGAAGCAGTTCACAGAAGGAGGATGGCTTGGTTTATCAGTTCCTGAAACCTATGGTGGACAGGAGTATGCCGTTTACACTTGCGGTGGCGTTCAACGAATTTGTATCCTCTTCTAACATGGCTTGGTCTTTGTATCCTGGCATTACTCGTGGAGCTATTCAAGCATTACTAACACACGGTTCAGATAAACAGAAAGAAGATTATATCCCACTAATGGCTTCTGGTAAATGGACTGGAACAATGTGTCTAACAGAACCACATTGCGGCACTGATCTTGGTCTACTAAAGACAAAGGCAGTTCCTTATGATGAATTTGATGATGAATGTTTTTATATCACAGGTCAAAAGATTTTCATTTCTGGCGGTGACCATGATCTCAACAGACAACATTCTGCATCTTGTTTTAGCAAGAGTAGAAGGTGATCCAGAAGGTGTCAAAGGTATTAGCATGTTTGTTGTTCCTAAGACGATTTAGCGGTAAATCCAAACAACGTTTCTTGTGGTTCTATTGAAGCATAAGATGGGTATTCATGGTTCGCCAACTTGTGTTATGAACTTTGATGGTGCTACAGGTTTTCTCATCGGTGAACGCTGTAAGGGTCTCCAGGGTATGTTTATTATGATGAATGAACTTAAGACTTGGATGTGCTATTCACGGTCTATCACAATCGGAGTTGGCTTATCAAAATGCTGTGGAATATGCTAAAGAACGTAAGCAAGGAACTAAACTTACGGAAGGTAAGAGTGGTAGTCTCACTTCTATTATTGACCATCCTGACGTTAGACGTATGCTTATGGACGTTAGGTCTATCAATGAGGCTGCAAGACTTCTTATACTAGAAGCAGCAACATTGGTTGATGTTGTAAATGCTGATGGATCTACAACAGACATGGCAGTAGAAGCAGATATCAAGAGACAGAAGGAAGATGCCGAAGATCGCCTTGGTCTAATGACTCCAGTTCTCAAAGGTGTTATCACTGATTATGGTGTTGAGAATGCTATCAAGATGCAACAGGTATGGGGTGGTCATGGATATGTTCGTGACAATGGTATGGAGCAGATTGTCCGTGATGCTCGTATTGCTATGATTTACGAAGGTGCCAATGGTATTCAGGCACTTGATCTTGTTGGTCGTAAGTTGCCTAAGAACATGGGTCGTGCTATTACTAAGTTCTTCAAGGATAGTGAAAGTTTCTGACGGGCGCATATGATAAGGATATCAATCCAATCGTGCAACCAATGACAAGAGCATTGAATGAACTAAAGCAAGCAACAGAATGGTTGATGCATAATGCTATGAAGAATCCAAACAATGCTGGTTCTGCATCTTATGATTATATGAAGATGATGGGACTTGTTATGCTTGGTCTTGCTCATGTCAAGATTTGTCTGGCTACGGCGAAGAGGAAGAACTAAATCATGACGATAATCAACGTCATTATAATGCTCTTTACTTTATGCAGCGTATTCTACCAGAAACAAGTTTTCTGTTGCAGCGTATCAGAGAAGGTTCTTGACACTATGATGGGAGCGGATTTTTAAGATGTTTAAAAATGAAAAACTAAACAAGATTTGTGATGCTGTATCTAAAGATGATCCACAGAATAAGATGACGACTATGTTTCTTTTGAAACTCGTGGAAAATTTGATTGAGTCCAAAGATGATGATGAGCGACTATCTCTTGCCAAAGATATAAAGAACATACTGACTGATTGATGACAACACAATACTCTACATCCTAATGGAAGTCAAAAATCGTTATAGAGAATGGCAAGCGGGTTGCTTATATTAGAGATAACTGGCGAGAGATTAGATGTAAAGAACGAACGCAAAAACATCACCAGCGGTATTGCGTGATATCAAAGTTCCTTGGTCTTTCTGGGAGCCAGATAACTATTATTGGGGAGCATAATGATTTTTGATTACAAAGAAGATGTATGTAAGTATGTTGTTCATTCCAAGAAAAATGGAAACGAGCTTATGTCATTTCGTTCACTTCTCCTTGACTGAAGTGGCAGATCGATGGTGAGAAAGAAGAAAACGTAACTGGTGTATGGAAAGTAACAGCACAGAAGATTCCACCGAAGTTTATAAGAGAAGAGTGAGATGTGGGTTCACAATCATAATGATCGTATTATTGTCTGCAGACGATCCAGTAGACATAAATGGCTAAGACCATATGATGAATTTCTTGTAGCACATGGTCAAGACATATCAGAACGACTAATATAAGAATGAGGAAAAAATATGTATGATGAAATATTTGATGATAATCTTAATGGTGGTATTCCCCACGGTTACTAATGCTCAACTAGCAATGACAAAAGATAATCATTCTTTGTCACCATCAACACCAAACGGCACCACAAACATCACCAACATATTCTTGGCAGCCAAACAATAGTTGGAAATACACAAGGGTGGCAGTCTACTGTTCCTACAGGAGGAGTAAGGACTATACCACAATGGCAGGAGATAGAATGAACTTATTTCAAGAGGTGGTGATTTTATATCACATGCAGGAAATCTATTACATTGGAAAATTGAGTGTGATGCTCTTACTGATGAAGGTTGGGATTTGTTTAGCAAGGATTATACATGAGCGTGTTAGGTTTGGCAGTGTTTACGGTATTCCTAGCGGTGGCACTAAACTGGCGTTAGCGTTAGAGAAATATATAACGCCGGGACATCCATTAAGATTAGTTGTTGATGATGTTTATACTACTGGCAAATCAATGAAAGAAGTAATGACTGGTGATGATTTAGGATTTGTTGTTTTTGCTCGTAGACGTATAGATTTTCACCCACAACATTACATTCGTTCTATCTTTACTATGGATATGATATGATCGTAGAATATTACCCTGACCCAGAAAACTTTGAAATGACAACAAGAAGTTTTATTATTGATCCTGATTATGATAAGCCATATTGGGCAGCATGGTCTTGGTGGTTAGTTCCGTGAACATTTGATTATGACTGACGAAGAAGAGTTGGTAAAACAGTTGCATGAACTTGCTGATTGGGTAGAGAAATATAATGGCGTTCATTGTGCTTCTGTTCCTCGCAAGGCAGCATATACTATAGACAGGTTGCATGAGAGCAATGAAATTTATCGCTTGCAACTAAATAAAAATATCTAACCTATTACAGATGTATTAGTATACTAGATGATACATTGGTGATGTGAGAGTGTTCCTATACAAACTCCAACAGAGGAGAAAGCGTGTCAAAAGATAAAAAGAAATACAGAGCAATCTTTATATCTGATGTTCGTCTTGGTACCCGACACTCTAACGCAGACAAACTATTACAATTCCTAAAAGAAACGAAGCTGATAGATATTATTGAAGCGGCGCACGAAAATGCTGAAAGCGTTTCACGATAAATGCGAAACGGTTAAACACCCAAATCTGATAAATCCGCGAACGAAGTACAA